GGAACGACCACAGAAAGGTTAAGTCCGGTTCAGGTTCCGGGAACATGGTCAGGAATATCCGGAGGAGGTTCTCATTCCCTAGCTCTCTTCTCTATCGAGAAAGAATATAACAAGAACGATAACCGAGGAATTCATTCCTTAAACTCAGTCTACAAATGTATTCGCTCAGACAGTTGGTCCGATTTCATTCCCACGATAGACGACATTGAAGACTAATCCTAACTAATCTATCTCGAACAGGTTATTTGTAAAATCTCTAATCCGAATAACCTGTTCGAATACTTTAGACAAAATTAATACCCCCCATAGTACCAGATTCGTCAATCATCCCACCTTTCCTTCTTCAATCAATTTAAAAACAAAATCCTTTATTCCGATAATCTGGTCAAATCCTTTAAGTAGAATAACGCTTTCTATCGGGTTTGCTTTACACGCCAGTCTTTCTACACGCTGCGTAAGGGAATACCAGTAAGTGGCGTCGTCTTGGGTAGAAGATGCCGGGGTATCTCTAATGATAGAATCCCGGAGACTGGTATCTCTAATGATAGAATCCCGGAGACTGATATGTGACTTACTGTTGTAAATCTCAAAGAATCTCGAAATGAAATCGACCTCGCCTTGGTAACCAGTTTCCGATACGAACTGAGGAATGTTCTCGGGAGGAAGATGTCGAATGAACGTTCTGTGATTCGACACGTAACCGACATCAGCTAAAGTTTTAGGTTTCATCATTTCATCCTCTTATCAAGAATGCTCGAAGACATACACTGTTAACCCTTGCTCGTTTTCATAGCTCCCGCAGATCGGAAAATTTTCAAATATTTCATCTTCGGCCATTCCGTGCTCTTCGGCAAAATCACTCATTGATTTCTCAGTATAGTTACAGCAAATGTCCATGACATCCAGCATCAGATTCTCACCTATCACGTCGCTTAAATAAATCATATGCTTGTATATGATTTTCAACCCTTTGTCCGTAAATTGATTATCGCAACCTTTTTCATGGAAAGCTGCTTTAAACCTATCAACGCTTACTCGCTCAATTATCATTTTGATTCTCCTGAAACACCTTCTTTCTAAGGTCATTGCTCGCCGCCAGCGCATCCCATTTGGTATCATACAAGGTGTAATCTATAGCAACCATAGTGTCACCATGCCACAAGGATATCCCATATTTAGCTTCCATGGGAAAGTAAGTCACGTGTGCTTTAGCATTTACCATCTCATTTCTCCTATCATTTATAAATCAATCAAATTAATCACTATCATGCATGCGCCTGCTTAAGTCTTCTTAAAGCATAAAGTTATCTGGGAGTTCGTCCTCCAGGAAGAGCCCCCTCAATTGACGCAATGATGCCTCCAAATGGTCATGATAAGGAACATAGTGGTAGTACTCCATTGCTTCATTATGCGAGATAATTCCCGCATGACCTTCGTCGTTTCCGGGACCGTTCTTTGAACGAGCTTTGGCGTGCTCAGCTGCCGGGCAATTTCTTCGAGCGTCTTTCCCATGCTACGCCCCTGCCCCTTCCGGTTTCGGGAAGCTCAGCAACAGATTGCGGTAATACTCGTATTGTTTCTTGCGGGCGGTCAGCTCGGCGGTCAGCTCGGCGGTCAGCTCGGTGAAGCTATCCAGTATACGGACGATTTCTGCCTGGATTTCAAGCGATTTTTTCGGATTATCCGGACAGGGGATAGGGACTTTTTTACTCGTATAGTTACCGATCCACTGGCGCTTGTGGTCACCATCGACAAAATCGCTTGGCAGTGTGTTCAACCAATAATAGATATATTTAAGTAGCACCTTGCCTTCATCTTTTGATGTGATCATCTTCATGGCCGAAGATTTGACCTTGAAATCAAAATCAACCCATTTATTGGCGGTCGTGAAATCATCAAAAATGATTACGGGGCTTTCTGACGCCTTGTATATGCCGTCGACTTCATCCGTATAGCCAAGAACAAAGGTCTTTCCCGCCGTAAGCACAGGCGTATCAAATTCGTCGCTGTAGCTTTTGATCGCCACTAGGTATTTGGTTGGCTGTTCATATTTCGTGATATCCCCTAATGGCAGCCATTCAACTTCAGCACCATCTAACAGCTTTTCCAAGAAGTTCTTGCCGCTCATACCTTCGACTCCTCGCCCTCGATCTCCGCAGGCTTGGGGAAGCTCAACAACAAGTCGCGGTAATACGCGTATTGTTTCTGGCGCAGCTCGATTTCGCGGGGTAAGCCTTCGGTGATGGAGCTGGTGAGGGCATCGAATTTGTCGAGGATGGCGACTATGCGAGCTTGTTCGGCGAGCGATCTTCCAGGTTCATTAGCAAAAGGGATCGGCACTTTCAGCTTCTTAACGATCTCTAAATTTATGTTTGTCTGCGAACCTGTGCCTAGTGATTTAATATACTCATATTGGCTTGTTAGAAAATGAAATACATAACGATAGTTTGCAACTTTCTCATCAAGATTTATGTTTGCACACGCCTGATTTGTGGTCACAGGAATCTTGTTGAGGCCAATTTTCCCAACAGTAGCACCATACATTGCAACAATTACACAGTTCTCAGGGATCCATTTTGCACTGGAGTTTTTTACTCCAGCCTCGGTAATCTTGACACCCGTATCCCATATTTCCCGGAAATCTACTTCTTGCGTGCGTAGCCACGGGATATCCCCACCATAATATTCATCCACTCCGGTCTTCGGAGTTCCCCCAGATGAAATTTTCTTAGAAATTTCCTCCAACGCCTTCCAATCCACCTCCCCTTCCTCAAAACTCAACAACTGGTCGCGATAGTAGTTGTATTGTTTTTTTCTGGCGGTCAGCTCGGCGGTCAGCTCGGCGGTCAGCTCGGTGAAGCTGTCCAGTATGCGAACGATTTCGGCCTGGATTTCAAGCGATTTTTTGGGGTTGTCCGGGCAGGGGATGGGAATTACCGTTTGCTGCGCAGTTGACCAATGCCGCTTGTAGTTCAATTCCTTGGTGTAGAAATTCAGGAAGGCATGGTAGATGTACTTGGCATTGACAGAAATAGTCCTAAGAATTTTCAGTCCATCAGCACCTTGAACGAAGGGAAAGTCTACGTATTTTATGTGCTCGGAAAGATCGCCAAAAATCACATACTCTCCAGCTTCAACGGGAGTTACATCTTCATCAGTGTAGCCGGCGATGAATTCGATACCTTGATCAATAATTGGAAGTTTCCCAGTGGCGCGATAAGAGTCACCTTTTAGCTTTGAAGGCGCTGTTACAGTTTCAACCACTGAGCCGAGCGCTTTCCAATCCACTTCCCCCCCATCCAGCAGATTTTCCAAGAAGTTCCTGCCGCTCATGCCTCCAACTCCCCGCCTTCAATCTCGGCCACAATGGCATCAATGTCCTTGCGCAGCTGATCGATCCGGGCAACGGTGGTTTTCAGTTCGGCATTGAGCTGGGCGATGTCCACCACCTCGCGGTTGTCTTTGGCTTCCACGTAGCTGCTGACCGACAGGTTGTAGTTGTTGGCAGCCACATCTTCCAACGGCACCGATTTGGCAAAGTGATCGACGTTTTCCTTGCTGTCGAACACCGCCATGATTTGTTCGATATGCTCATCCAGCAGCAGGTTGTTATTGGTGCCCTTCTTGAACAGCCCGCTGGCGTCGATGAACTGGGTGGTGGTGGTGTCTTTCTTGTTCTTCGCCAGCACCAGGATGTTCACCGCGATGGCGGTGCCGTAGAACAGGTTGGGCGCCAGCGAGATCACGGTTTCGACGTAGTTGTTGTCCACCAGATATTGGCGGATTTTCTGCTCGGCACCGCCCCGGTAAAAGATGCCGGGGAAGCAGACGATAGCAGCGCGCCCCTTGCTGGAAAGGTAGCTAAGCGCGTGCAGCACGAAGGCAAAGTCGGCCTTGGACTTGGGCGCGAGCACGCCGGCCGGGGCGAAGCGTTCGTCGTTGATCAGAGTCGGGTCGTCGCTGCCCATCCATTTCACCGAATACGGCGGGTTGGAGACGATGGCATCGAACGGCTTGTCATCGCCAAAGTGCGGCTCGATGAGGGTATTGCCGAGCTGGATGTTGAATTTGTCGTAGTTGATGTTGTGCAGGAACATGTTCATCCGCGCCAGGTTGTAGGTGGTGTGGTTGAGTTCCTGGCCGAAGAAGCCGTCTTCGATGAGGTGGGCGTCAAACTGCTTCTTGGCTTGCAACAGCAGCGAGCCAGAACCGCAGGCGGGGTCGTAAATCTTGTTGATGCTGCTCTGCCCGTGCATGGCCAGCCGGGCAATCAGCTTGGAGACCTGCTGCGGCGTGAAGAACTCGCCCCCAGACTTGCCTGCATTGGCTGCGTAGTTGGAAATCAGGAATTCGTAGGCGTCGCCGAACAGGTCGATGTGGGCCTCGTCGAAGCGGCCGAAATCCAGCGCGGCCACGCCCTTGAGCACTGCGGACAGGCGCGCGTTCTTGTCCTTGCCGGTGTTGCCCAGGCGGTTGCTGGTGGTGTCGAAGTCGGCGAACAGGCCACGGACGTAGCGCTCGGACGGGTAGCCCAGGGCGGAGGTTTCAATGGCAGAGAAAATCGCTGCCAGGTCGGTGTTCAAACTGTCGTTGGTGTCGGCACTCGCGACCACCCTGTCAAACAGCTGGCTGGGGTAGATGAAGTAGCCTTTGGTTTTGATCGCATCGTCCTTGATGTCTGCGGTGATGACGTTATCCGGGAGTTCTGCGTAGTGAATGCTGTCGTCACCCGCTTCGATGTAGCTGGCAAAGTTCTCGCTGATAAAGCGATAGAACAATGCACCGAGCACATACTGCTTGAAATCCCAGCCATCGACGGCACCGCGCACATCGTTGGCGATTTGCCAGATGCTGCGGTGGAGTTCGGCACGTTGTTGGGCGCTGGTCATGCTGTTGTTCCTGTTCTTAATTCGTTTGATTATCATTTTATTTCTCCTCTAGTAAATCGTATGAAAAGAGTCTATGGGTGATTCCTCGTTGGTCAACGAATTCCCCGTGTATATTAAATATGGGGTCCACTGCTATGCAAGTGACAATGTCCCCTTCCTTCAGAACATCATGTTCAAGGTATGCATCTATCACATACCTACCTCCTTCACGTAGACTCATTGCTCTTTCTCCTCGTTGTGTTGTTGATGTGAAGCATAATACAAGCGTGTTGATGTGGTATCAACTACTATTTTAAACCGCGCGGCTCGACCCCATATCTAAAAAGAAAGGGGATTGCTCCGCGCATTTGTTTATAAATAGTCTTATAGAAACCCATTTTATCAACCACTCCATAAATCAACTTAAAGGTATCCCCTTGCCAATCTACACTTTCAAAAGCAAATCCACCCAAGAAATCGTAACCTTGAAAATGAGTATAAGTGATTACGAATCCTTTGTCAACCCAGACCTTGAAAGATACTTTGATTCTGCTCCTCCGATAGGTGACCCAGTAAGACTGGGGATAACCAAACCCAACGGAGCGTTCAACGAAGTCCTATCCAGAATTCATTCCCGGAATCCTTATTCGAATCTGAATCAGAAACTATCACGCAATCCGTAAACAGGAGTCCGAAATGTCAGTTCATAACTTTCGAGGAAAAACGACAAAGATGCGCAAAATTAAAGAAAAGTTCCAGGAATCCAGATTCATTCCCCCACTGATTGCAAAGAACGAGGCCCAGAAACAAGCATTACAAGCTTTTGCACAGAAACAGATTGTCATCCTATCAGGAAGTGCGGGTACAGGAAAAACTGAACTAATGTCGTATTGGGCCGCCAAGCTATGGCGTGAAGGTAAGCTGGATACCGTGGTGATTACAAGACCTTATCAACATCTGGGGAAGGATTACGGCGCGGTTCCGGGATCTGACTTTGAGAAGCTATTACCGTTTGTGATGTCCATGTTACTTAAATTTAAGCGGTATTTAGGCGGAAATGTTCTTCAGGCTGCATTAAAGAACACTCCAGATGACCTTCTATTCAGGGACATTTCGGGAATCAATATCGTCCCTATTGAGAAAATTCAAGGTTTATCATTCAATGATAGAACCATAGTGTTGGCAGACGAACTTCAGAACGCCACTCCTGCACAAGTCAAGGCACTAGTTACTCGACTGGAGGATGGTAGCCAGTTAATCATAGCAGGAGACCCGATTCAGTCAGCGCTACCAGGGAAGAACGGACTTCGGATGCTTATCGATACGTTAACGAATATACACCACCAGGATATTTCAGTTATTCATTTTACTCCCGATGATAATTGTCGATCGGGAATAAGTGGTTGGTTCGCAAATATCTTCGAACAGGATGATAGATGGTAGTCAATATTAATAAATAGTTAAAAGACTATTCTACCTATTAATTCACATTCAGACCTCCAGAATCGCATTCTGATGCCTTCTGAAGGTATTCTTAAATATACGAGGAACCAAAGGAAATCATGATTAAATTCGACGAATTGATGGAGAACATTCTCCACCCAACTTCATACCCGACTTATCACCAAAACCCGGCTACCCCGAAAACAGTAATGAATGTTCCTAAAAAGACCGAAGGAACCCCTGAAGAAATAAATCACAAAATCGGTCACCTTCTGGATATAAACGGATGGGTCAAGCCCGAACACGTACCAAAAGCAGAGAAACTTATCGGGAGGATTCCTTCTCATATGCGCAGATGGAAATATTCTGATGAATATGAGACCATATCCCGCGATACTGGTAACCCAGCTTACGTCAAAGACCAAAAGAAATTCAAGAGTCCTGACGAATGATTTTGACCCCCGAACAAATATCTGAACTATTCCCTCACCTAAAGGAAGAATGGTTTGATGCATTTGAAACCCTTCCTGACTTTGGAGTGAATACTAAGTTAAGGATATCACATTTCCTTGCCCAAGTGTCGCATGAAAGTAATGACTTCAAGGCCATGAAGGAGAACATGAACTATTCTTCTGAAGGACTAAGAAGAGTATTTTCAAAGTACTTTACTCCAGAACAAGCAATCGTGTATGCCAGACGACCAGAAGCAATTGCTAATCGGGTGTACGCAAACAGAATGGGAAACGGTAATGAACGTTCGGGAGACGGATGGAAGTATCGGGGCGGAGGACCTTTGCAGTTAACCGGCAAGAATAATTACCGGGAATGTAGTATAGATTTATTCGGGGATGAAATTCTACTGGAACATCCGCAACTATTACATCAACCACTATACGGAATGCTATCGGCCCTTTGGTTCTGGGACAAGAATAAGCTGAACGTTCTTGCAGACGGGAATAACATAGATGCCCTGACCAGAAGAATTAACGGGGGCCTGAACGGGCTGGACGACAGGAAGTTAAGATTTGGACGATTCTATAAATTGATAAATAGATATGAACGTTCATAATTACTTATAAGGAAACAAACATGGCATTCGCACTTTCACCGTCGGTGAACATAACCGAAACCGACTTGTCGGGAATCATTCCTGGGGTTTCTGCTTCTACCGGAGCATATGCTGGTACATTTCAATGGGGACCTGTTGATGAACCAAGACTGATTGATAACGAACAAACCCTGGTATCTACCTTTAATAAACCAGACGCAAACACCGCGATATCTTTCTTTACTGCCGCTAACTTTCTTGCCTACACTAACAGTATGTTGGTTGTCCGTTCGGTTAATCACGGAACCGCAAAAAACTCAGTGGCAAACGTTGACGCAAACGTAACCGTGTTTGTAAAGAACGAAGACCATTATCTCTCTACCTATGTTAACGGGGAAGCTGCAGTCGGGGAGTTCTGCGCAAAATATCCGGGCAAGCTAGGAAACTCTATTCGTGTATCAATGGCAGACTCGGCTACTTTTGTAGGCTGGGATTTTGAAAGCCTGTTTGATAACGTTCCTGGTACTTCTGATTACGTCGCAAACCTCCAAGGTGACAACGACGAACTTCACGTAATCGTTATTGATGAGCTGGGGTTGTGGACAGGAACCCCCGGAACCATTCTGGAGAAATTCCAGTTCCTATCCAAGGCTTCTGATGCACGTCAGGCAGACGGCACCTCCCAGTATTACAAGACTGTTATTAATAACCGATCGAAATATGTCTGGTGGATGGACCATCCGGAGAACATGACAAACTGGGGAAGTTCAGCATTTAATACCAGCTATACCAGCCTGATTGCTTCGGTAGACGTAGTTCTGCGGGGCGGGAATGACGGAAACGACGTAACAGACGGAAACCTGAATAATACGTGGGAGCTGTTTGCGAATGATGAGAAATACGATATCTCCTTGATTCCTGTCGGAGCGGCTTCGTTGGTTACCCAGTTGTTCGTGATTAACAATATTGCTGAGAAACGTAAAGACTGTATCGTATGCTTGTCTCCTGAATTATCAGACGTATTTGATAACGTGGGGACAGAAGCCCAAGACGTGGTTGATTATCGCGGTTCGTTACCTTCAACATCATATGCAGTCTTGGATTCAGGCTGGAAGTATCAGTACGACAGATACCGTGACGTATATCTGTATGTTCCTTTGAACGGGGATGTCGCAGGCTGCATGGCCAGAACCGATTATACGAATGACCCGTGGTGGAGTCCTGCTGGATTGAATCGGGGACAGATTAAAAACGTGTTGCGTTTGGCGTTTAGTCCAAACAGAACAGAACGTGACCTGATTTATCCGAAAGGAATTAATCCTGTAGTATCGTTTCCGGGTAATGGAACAGTATTGTATGGGGATAGAACTTTACTGGCTAAACCGTCAGCGTTTGATAGAATCAACGTAAGAAGGCTGTTCATTGTTCTGGAGAAAGCGATTGCGAGTGCGGCTAAGTTTCAACTATTCGAGTTTAATGACGGGTTCACAAGAAGCGCATTCGTGAACATGGTATCTCCTTTCTTGCGTGACGTTCAGGGCCGAAGAGGTATTCAGGCATTCAGAGTAATCTGTGACGAGACGAATAATACTCCTGAAGTAATTGACCGGAACGAATTTGTAGCAACAATCATGGTTACTCCGAATAAGAGCATTAATTCGATTACCTTGAACTTCGTTGCAACTCGTTCAGGTGTTAACTTTGAGGAGTTGACCACTAACGGTTAACTGGATTTAAGTAGACGGAAACAAAAAAGGTCAGTCTATTCTGGCCTTTTTTGTTTTGTCTTTTTGGATAGACGTGTTAAAATACATAGATGGATAAAAAAGAAGAATTCAAATCAAAATATATCAACAAGCTGGGAAGGCTTCGGGGAGAACGCTCTAAAGAAATAGAAGAGTTCTTCAAGGACGATGGCCGGGACTTATCAACTAAAGAGAAAGCGTACCTATTACTACATGATATGGACGAGCGGCCTTTGTGTTCATGCGGAGAACCAATAACCAGATTTTTGTCCATGTCAGAGGGATATAACAAACTATGTTCCGGCTGTGCAATCAAAGAAGGTCAGGAAAAAGCAAAGAAAACATGCATGGATAGGTACGGAGTCACCAATCCTATGCAGAACGACATCATCAAAGAAAGATTGAAGGTGTCTATTGTTGAAAAGTACGGTGTAGAACATTATAGCAAACACGAAGACTTTAAAACCAAAATCAAGGAGACCAAAGCAAATACGAACGAAGAAGAATGGAAGAGGATAAGAGAAAAGTATAAGAAAACCTGTATGGATAGATACGGGGTTGATTATTATTCAAAGACCAAGAAGTTTTCGGATGCAGTAAAGAGTACATGTCGAGAGAAATACGGAGTAGACCATTACCTACAATCTGAAGATAAACACGAAAAAACAAAGAAGACGAATCTAAAGAAATACGGGACTGAACACCATCTTCAGACTGAAGAGGTATTACTTAGACAGAAAGAGACTAATATCGAGAGATACGGGGTCGAGAATGTGTCTATGTCGCATGGTATTTCAGATAGAGCAAGAAACTCAAAAAAGGCTAATTCGTATCAAAGAAGAAAAAGAGCCTTGAAAGATACTCACGTCTTTCTGTTCGAGGAAAAAGAGTACGTGGATACTAAAGAGCGTTATTACAGATTCGAGTTTCGATGCGCGGAGTGCCAGACTGAGTATTCTGATTATTTTGAGGACGGGAATATCCCGACATGTCCTATTTGCTTTCCTCCTATTAAGAACCCGTATTCCCACCCAGAAAAGGAATTGATAGATTTCATTAATGCGCTCGGAATAGATTTGATAGAAAATGACAGGGGAGTTCTTGGAGGAAAGGAACTGGATATTTACATTCCCGATAAGAAAATAGCTATTGAGTTTAATGGTGTATATTGGCATAGCTCCAAATTCAAGGATTCTAGTTACCATCTTGAGAAAACTAAAGAATGTGAATCAAAGGGAATCAGGTTAGTTCATGTATTTGAGGACGAATGGAAGAACAAACGGGCATTGGTGGAATCCATGTTATCTTCCATTCTTGGCGAGACAAGCAATCGTATCTACGCCAGAAAATGTGAGTTGAGAAAACTACTGTATCGAGAAGTATCTGGTTTTCTGGAAATGAACCATTTGCAAGGAGCAATCAATACAAAAGTTAATTATGGGCTCTTTTATGAAGATAAACTTGTCTCGGTCATGACATTCGGAAAACCGAGATTTGATAAGAAATATGAATGGGAGATGATTCGGTTCGCCAACAAAATGAATTATAGCGTGGTCGGAGCCGGAGGTAAGATGTTAAAGAAATTCAGGGAAGAGTATGCGCCATCATCGATTATGAGTTATAGCAATAGGACAAGGGGTGATAGCGGATTTTACGAGAAAATCGGATTTGCTTTGATCAACAGGACGAAGCCTGGTTATTTTTACGTCAACAAAAATATGCAAAGAAAACATCGTCTGCAGATGAGTAAGAAGAATCAGGAAAAAACCATGAAACGATTTGATCTTGAATTGAGTGAAGAAGAGAACGCGATGTTAAACGGGTGGTATAAGGTATGGGATTGCGGACAGAATGTTTATGTAATGGATTAGATTTGGTATAGTTTTTTCCGTTCTTACTCTATTCATAAATAGATGTATACCAATCAATTCAAAATCTCCACGCCATGACCATGCTATCATTCAAATCTTTCTTCCTTATCGAACAAAACCTCCCTTCCCGTTCCAAATCAGAAGAGGCTTCCCGTGCAAAGTTATCCCCACTTCAATCCGGAACACATCGCGGTTATTCTGTTGAAGTTGGAGTTCATTCTCCTTCCCAGCAACTTGACCGAAACGGGCAGATGTCAAAAGGGAACTGGGACGACTTTAAAGGTAGAATGGCGGCTGCATTAAAGGACAAGGAACACGGACATTACATCATCCATTCCAAGAAGTATAATCAGGCTATCGTGGTTCAGCACATTCCTGAAGAGAAACGAATCAAAGTAGAGACTACTCTTCCGAAAGGCAAGTATTCGCCACGCGATTCAAAGACCCAGTATCATATGATCGAATCGGTGGAGGGAGAGTTTAATCTAAAGGACACAATCGTAATCGAATGAATTCATTCTTCATTTCAACAAGTGCCATTCTTATCTTCATGTGATTGAATACGTCAAGCGAATCGGGTAAATTATTTCTGATTATCCAGTCAAGGTCTTTCCCTTTTCGCATTTCCCAAATCATTAATGTTGCTTCTTCGGCGTATTCCCCTATCGGAAGAATGAAAAGGAACCGCAACATATCATATGGGTCCATTTTCCGGAGCAGTTCCTCCAGCTTATCGTGCGCCTCCTTTAAATAAGCATCTTGTTCTCGTTGCAGCCTTCTAAATTTGTTCTTTTTCATAAATAGTAATGTATACGAATTTTCGATAAGACTATAGGATTATAACAGATGACCACGTTTAATATCAACCAGTTTCGTTCTTCTATCGGTAACGGAGGAGCCAGACCAAACCAATTCATGGTAAGTCTGTCATTTCCTTCGTTTGTTCCTACTGCATCCCAGGCTACGCAACGGGCACCGTTTTTGATACACAATGCTACTTTACCAGGTCTAGATATGAGTCCCGCGACAGTGCTATACCGTGGGCGCGAATTCCATATGACTGGTGATTTAGTATTTCAGCCCATGACCATTGCTTTCTATAACGACGACTCCATGGTTTTACGTACTGCGTTTGAGCAGTGGGTCAATGGGCAAGAAAATCTCATTCAGAAATTCGGACAAACCAATCCTTCTGCCTATATGCGCGATGTAGATATCTATCAACTAGACCGTAACGGAAGAGTTCTGAAGGCATATAAACTATTCGATGCATTCCCGATTAACGTGGGCGAGGTAGTACTCGGATTCGACATGAACTCTCAGGTATCCAGCACTACCGTTACCCTACGTTATCAAACATACACTTTCTCACAATCTGGTGGAGGAGTAGGAATAAATCTTGGCACCAATATAGGCGGGTCAGCTCAGTTTTAATACCCAAACGTTCAAGTAAGCGTTTTCTTCTTCATTTAAATCAGGATTGAACTTTCCATATTTCTTTCCTGATTCTTCTTTAGTCATCCCGCCTCGTTTGTATAAATAGTCATGATACCTTATTATATCGCCATTAATTATTAATGACAACCACTATCGATTCAACCAATCCGTTATTTCCTGATAAGCGCTCAACCAGATTGAAGCGGAAACAAGTAGTTGTTCCGTCTGATTCTGATGCGCTGACTATTCCCGACACCGGTATATCAAATTCGTTCTTTGATTTCCAAACCGCGGCTGCGTCTGAGTTTGAACTGATTAACAAGTATCTTACTATATCAACATATCCTGACGTCAATCGTGCCATCGAAGAAATAGTATCAGAAAGCATCAGTACTATTTCATCAGAAGTCCCCGTGGAAATCGACTTAACCGATTTAGAATACTCTGATAAGTTCAAGAACTCAATCAAAGAAGAATTTAAGTATATTCTTAATTTGCTTGACTTTAAGGAACGTGCCCACGATATCTTCCGGATGTTCTATATTACCGGGAAGTGCGGTTATCAAATCATCATGGGAGAGAATAAAGACGGAATAGAAAAATTAGTCTTTATCGACCCGCGCAAGTTCCGTAAGGTTCGGATGGTCTATAAAGAAAAGAACAACGACGGAATCGAAATCATCAAGAAAACAGAAGACTTCTTTGTTTATAACAACATGGGAGTTGTTCCCACCAATTCAATGTATAACGTTTCTGCAGCATCTTCTTCCCGGGACATTCGTCTCCCCCAGGAGTTTGTTGCCTATGCAAGTTCAGGACTGCATGATATTGCCCGGGGCATGAACCTGTCTTTTCTTCATCCTGCTTTAAAGCCTGCTAATCAACTGGCGATGCTTAAGGATGCAATGGTCGTATCCAGAATAGTTCGTGCTCCCATGAGACGGATGTTCAAGATTGACGTTTCTGGACTGTCAAAGAATAAGGCAGACCAGTATATGCGTTCCGTGATTTCAAAGTACAAGAATAAAATCGTATATAACTCCACGGAAGGAACAGTAAAGGACCAACGACATTTCATGTCTATTCTGGAAGACTACTGGTTTCCTGTTGATTCAGAAGGAAAAGGTCATTCGGTAGAGAATCTGGAAGGAACACATAATGATGATTCCACCAACGATATCGAGAATATTCAGGACGAGCTTTATCGTGCATTACAGATTCCGGTATCCAGATTCAAAGAATCATCCGTGGTCTTTGGAAGACAGATGGAAGTATCCCGCGATGAGCTTACCTTTGCCAAGTTCATCAACCGTCTGCGCAGAAAGTTCAATTCCCTGTTTGATGACTTATTACGTACCCAGCTTGTTTCCAAGAACATTATCAATCTGGAAGACTGGGAAGAACTCAAGGAAAATATAAATTATGAGTATAAGCAGGACCAGTATTTCCTGGAAGTAAAAGAAGCCGAGATTTTACGTAACCGATTTGATCTCCTGAATAATATATATCCGTACATGGGCGTATTCTATTCCAAGGAATATGTATTTGATAAGATTCTGAAATTGAATAAAGAAGAAGTTGAAGAAATGCGGAAACAGATGGAGCAAGACCATTCTGAGGAGATGGAGAAACAGTTACATGACCAGATGTTCATGAATCAGGCGAATCAGATGAATCCTGAAGAACAAGATGGCCAAGGAGGAGATCCAGACTGTTCGTCTATATCTCCACAGGCAGCAGGCGCATGGTCGCCCCCGCCGCCCCAGGAACGAGTAAAGGCAACACAGGCACAGGCTTTAGCTATGTCAATTAAGCCTCCTACAAGGAAGAAAACAAGTAATTTTACCGAAGACGACGATTAAAAAGGAAGAACAATCATGGTACGAGATTTTTTAGACGCAATTAGAGCTGGCGATGCATCCGAAGCAAAAACATGGTTTCAGACTATGTTCTATAAACAGTTAGCTGACAAGATGGATGAGAAGAAAGACGAAGTTCGCAAAGCCATTGGCAAGAGTTTAGGCGGAACTAATAATATTCTGACGCAGGACGACTAAAGTGAGAAACGATTATCCTATGCATACCGGGGAAGATTTCCGGACCGGTTCAGAATTCCAGCACGGAAGATACACGATATCATTACGTCCTGCATCAAAGGGCGATATCGAGAACGAGGGCAAGGCTGATATCCTGAAAGGTTTACACCCCGAGAAACAAAGACTGGTGCAGCAAGAAGCCGGGTTAAAGACCAGTATCGGACAAACCACCCGTGCACAGGTTCATGACCATTCTAACGGACAAGTATCCTATCACCATATTTTTCAAACAAAGGATAAGGGACCTTTAACCTCTGTTGCTTCCTTAATCGATAATGACATTCATGATAAGCACAGAGAAGTTCTGAAGGCCGCTTTATCACAATCCCCGGATAAAGATTAATACCAGGAAGGATACTACCATGCAACTACTACTTGAATTAAACCAAAACGACGTAGAGATTTTAACAGAAAGCGTTGATGGAAAGAAGAACTATTTCATTGAAGGTAGATTTCTTTCTGGGGACCGGAAGAACAGAAACGGAAGGGTATACCCTAAATCGGTTCTGGAAGGTGCAGTCGATAAGTACCGGGATGAATATATCAAACAGAACCGGTCTGTCGGGGAACTGAATCATTCTCCAGGCTTCACGGTTAATCTGGATAAAGTATCTCATATCATCGAAAGCCTGTCGTTTCATGGTTCAGACGTATACGGCAAGGCCAGAGTAATCGATACTCCAAACGGAAAGATATTGAAGACTCTGATTGATGAGAATTACAAACCCGGGGTATCCAGTCGGGGAATGGGAAAGGTAAACAAGAACCGGGGTAATATCGTTGAGGAATTCTTGATGTCAACGGTAGATGTAGTATCAGACCCTTCGGGATTTGACTGCTATGTGAAAGGGCTGTCAGAAAGCGTTGACTGGAGATTTGTCGATGGGGAATGGGTTCCGGTAGACTTGGAAGAAAGCTTTGATCAGATAGCCAAGAAAGAAAAGAACCTGATTATTTTGGAAAGATTCGAACGATTACTTTCTAATATCAAATAATATATTCATGATTAATTTTTTAGAACTAACAGAAATCCTCAATAAAGCTCAAAAGGCTAAAGTCAATAGATGGAAGAAAGGGGATAATTCTTTTTCTGACCATCTATTTGACCATCCTACTCATACGGAAAAAACTATTTCTTTAGAACATCCAGAATCAGAAGGACATTCTGAAGATATTAAAAATCATCTTGCTCCCCACGGTATTAAGATTAAAGACTATAAATCTGGTATCGGAGAAGATAAACACGGTCGAGAAATTAAACTAGGAAAAGCCCTAGAGAAAACCAAAGCTCCAGATGAACTGAAGAATAAATTTGCTAATGATCCTGCAAGAAGCAATAAAGGAATCGGGAGCAATGACTTAAGAGTAACTATATCAAGACATCCTCACCACGTAGCAGGGATGACATCAGGAGGCCACTGCTGGGAAAATGAATCGTGTATGAACTTTGAAACAGGAAGTAACAAGGATTATTTAAAACAAGATGTTAAACACGGTACCCATGTTGCCTATCTTCATCACAAAGACGATAAGGATTTAGAACATCCTCTTGCTAGAATAGCTTTGAAGAAGTTTGCCGACGACGAAACAGGACATTCTGTTCTTAGACCAGAGAATAGGACGTATGGTCCGCCATCTGACGCATTTACTCATACAGTTCATAAATTCATCAACGATAAAATGCCGCCAAATGATTCTGGGATTTATCACAAAAATCCTAATGTATACAACGATGCATCCAAAACTACCATTATAGGTAATGGTAAAAAGCATTAGATCGTCTTCTAGCGGATCATAAACAAAAAATATCACCTGATATTTTAAATCATCCGGCGTTTGATAAACATGTAGCAGAAGAACATATTCATAGATTCCCAAGATATCTTGCGAATTCTTCAGTATTTTCGGACGAAGATGTAAATAGAATACTGGACAAACACAAGGAAAATAAAGATTTGCATTTACATGCAGCTTACAACAGAAACATCAAACGTGGAACAATGGATAAAATTATGAATTCGCATCCAGATGCAATAGATAACCTTAATCATAAAAATCCGAATATCACCAAAGATGTAATAAGTAAAATTATTCAGAATTCACATTCTGTTTTTGGGGGGTCGAAATTTGCGAATCATCAAAATTTTCATCCATCTCATTTTGATGAAATATCAGAGAAACACGGCAAAGATGGACGAAGAAAGTTATTAGAACCAGATATAGATTTACCAAAAGAACATTTCGATAAATTTGTCAAGAAAGACGCTGATTCACTTAATATCTATGATAAAAAAGATTTAGGTCATATTGATAAAATCATGGATCATGAACATTTTGATAAAGATAATGCTAAACATCTATTAGATAATGTAATTGGTGTGGCGTCGAATCCACGAATCCATAATAGCCTTTTATCAAGAAGCACCGGAGTTTTTCATAAATCCGGAAACCCTCTGGAACAACTTCGCGCATCATTTAAATCTAAAAATCAATAGAAATTATTCATTTTATAAATAGTAATAGAAAGATATACTTAGGAGATTTACATGGGTTTACAATCAAAAATTCAAGAACTTCTGGAAGAAAAAACGGTTCCCGTTTCCAATTCCGGAGATTCCGACTTTCCTAAACAAGGAAATTCAAAAGAAAAAATCGAAAAACTGGAAACTGGAGAATATAACCAGAAACCTTCCGTCTTGACCAAGAAAGATACTTCTATTCAGGCCACACAAAAAGCTGAAGCAGATGACTTTCCTAAACAAGGCGATTCCAAGAAAGAAGTTAAACAGGCCAAAGAAGGCGATGAAGACGCAGGAATCATCGCACAATCAGCCCTTGAGAAAGATAACTCTATTCAACCTTCCCAGAAAGCCGAATCAGATGACTTTCCTAAACAAGGTGACTCAAAATCTTCAGTTCCTTATCAAGTGAAGAAATTTACGAAAGAAGAACTGGATACCGACATTAAAGCAATCTTCGGAGAATCAGTAGAAGAAGAAATCAAAGATAAAGCCTCGAACATCTTTGAAGCTGCAGTCATTGCTAGAGTTAATCTTGCCGCTGATGAAATCGTCGAATCTTTGGAAGAACAATATACCGGCAAACTGGAAGAAGAACTCTCGGTTATTGAAGAGAAGATTAACAAGTACATGTCTTATCTGGCTGATGAATTCATGACGAAAAACGCTGTTGCAATCGAAACAGGTTTACGTGAAAACATTATCTCAGATTTCATTACCGGACTCCATGACCTGTTTGAGCAGCACTACATCGAAGTTCCTGAAGGTAAGCAAAACGTTATCGACCAACTGGTTGAAGAAAACGCCAAGCTGAAATCAGAAATGAATAATATCCTGAACGAAAACATTGAACTCAAAGCAGGAAATCACGAATCAAATCAGAAAGAAATTATCGAAGACGTCTGCGAAGGAATGACGGCTTTGGATAAAGAAAAATTCGCGAAGTTAATTAATGGCATAGATTTTGTGACAGAAGAGAAGTATCGCGAAAAACTGAACGTCATCAAAGAATCTCATTTCAAACCGGCTTCTGGCACTACTCAGAAACCGTCAATTGAACTGGATTACGGAAATGGTGTTCATTACATTAATGAGAATATTAATGAATATGCCAAAATAATTTCCAAAAGCTTTGGAAAGAAATAACTTTAAAATATAAGGAGATTCACAGATGTACCAAGCAGAAAATCTTTTAGAAAAATGGGATGGTATCCTGAACCTGGATGGAATGCCTGACCTGCAGGATGCTACACGTAAATATACGACCGCTATGGTTCTGGAAAACCAAATGAAAGAAATGGGCTCAGACCGCGCAATTCTGGCTGAAGCAGCTCCAATCAATAACTCCATGGCAACTGGCGGTATTGACCGTTACGAACCGATTATGTTGGGCATGGTTCGTCGTTCATTACCTAACCTGATGCCTTTCGATGTATGTGGTGTCCAACCTATGCGCGGACCCTCCGACATTATCTTTTGTCTGCGTAGCCTGTACGGCGGCGAACGTGCCAATGCAATGACTCGTAAAGAAGCCCTGTTCAACGAAGCAGACACTTCTTTCAGCTCAAGCAAATTCGATGGCTCTTTCAACCAAACTCCCTTGAACGGTGCGCATGCTGGTTCCAATCCTGTAGATGGTGCTTATACTACTGGCCACGGTATGACTACAGCGGAAGGCGAGGCGCTGGGTGATGCTATCAGTAACCAATGGGGCCAAATGTCTTTCACTATCGACAAGATGTCTGTTGAGGCAAAAACCCGCGCACTGAAAGCAGAATATACTTTAGAACTGGCTCAAGACCTTAAGAGCGTTCATGGTCTGGAAGCTGATGATTTGCTGGCCACGATTCTTAGTCAGGAAATCACGTTTGAGATTAACCGCGAAATCGTAAGAACTATTTATAATGTCGCTAAATGGGGCTCTGCTGCTACAGCTAATCCCGGAACTTTCAACCTCGACGTAGATGCAAACGGTCGTTGGAGCGTAGAACGTTTCAAAGGAATGGCCTTCAATATTCAACGTGATGCTAACCACATTGCTCAAGAAACCCGTCGTGGTCGCGGTAACGTCATGATTTGTTCTTCTGACGTAGCAAGCGCATTGACCATGACCGGCGTTCTGGACCCAAAACCTGCTCTGAACGTTGATGATACAGCAAGCACCTATGCTGGCAATATCGGTTCAATCAAAGTTTACATTGATCCATATTCAGCTAATATCGGCGCAAATAGTCAGTTCTACGTAGTTGGTTATAAAGGCCAAAGCTCATGGGATAGCGGATTGTACTACTGCCCGTACACCATGATGCATCTCGTACGTGCTATTTCGCCAGATACCTTGCAGCCTAAAATGGGATTTAAAACCCGTTACGGACTGAGCCAAAACCCGTTTGTAGTTGGTAGCACCGGACGTGCTGACGGCGATAATCTGACCAACAATAGGAACTTCTATTATCGTAAAACTCGCGTTCTTAACCTGATGTAATTCTTTCTCCTGAATAATAATAATAATTACATTGTAACATACCTGGGGGACTTCGGTCCCCCCTTTTTTATTCTATCTTTTCAACTCCCAAGTAACGGTTCCTGATTTATATATTCTATCATATCCGTTCTCAAATGCAATCTGCCATTCTGTTTTAGTTACGTCGATGTCTCCAAATCTTCTTTTCATAGCCTTTTTAGTGAATGCTTGGCGATTGAACATTTGGCGATAATCAGTGAACCACAAATCCGGAGTGTTATATCTGATTAACTTAAATCCATTCTTCTCATAAACTCCTCCCCAGCTTATATCATTTGAGCTATAGGTTCTTATTACATCTCCAGGCACTCTTTTTAGAAGTTTTGAGAAACCTCCTGGCACTGACGTCCTGAGCTTGGAACAATACCTAGTCATGATGGTCATGTCTTTCTGCACCACATAACCGATACATGATACCATTTCGCCGTTCAAATATAAACCAAATGCTTTGGTATTTGGAGGACACTTGCCCTGGATATGATTCGCATCAAAAAACTCCATGAATTCGTGAAAAGATGGGATCATTACTTCACACTTTCTGGCATAAACTCTTTTATCTATTTTGTTCGTAGCATTCAGAATCATACTTTCTATGATATCTATCCTATCTTCGATATCAGGTTCCCATAACTGAAATAACTTGATTTCCTTTTCTCTACACGCTAAGTATTTTTCCTGATGATACCGTTTTTCCTTTTTGCCTCCGATTATCGAATGCCAATATAGCCCGTTTGTCTCTATGGCAATCTGATGATCTGGTAGGTAGAAATCGAGTTCCATTTTTCCAGAGAATATCTTTTTATCGTTCTTGATTAAATTTATTCCATGGGTGACGAGAATATTCTCGATTTTTTCTTCTATGAACGTGGTTCTGTGTCTACGAAAAACGTTGTTTCTTCGCAACACCGGATATATTGAATGAACAGAACACTTTAGTCGTTTAGATATCCCCATCGCACTGTTGCCGACTAAATATTCTTCGACTATGATTTCGTCCGGTAATCTACTTACATGGAACCAATCTACACCATATCTACTTCTATTAGTTTCTATTGTTTTATACTGGATGCTCTTTAATCTGGATTTGTATTCTGCCGACTGGGTGTAATGGCGGACCCCGTGTTTTGACATGATGGTATCCTCGGCCTTCGTCCTCAATTCTTGAGACTGTGAGGTATATTCAACATCATATTTTTTCTTCATAGTCTGTCTTGACTTTAACTTGAACTCTTCTACCTGAAAAACATTCTCTTTTCCATACCGTCGCAAATTAGTCTGTTTACACCTCTCATAGTGTACTTGCTTGAAATTCGGTCCGTATCTTTCCTTCATAGTATCTACTCGCCTTCCTTCACATTCCTTGGCGGCACACGACATACATAGCCGTTGACTATATCCTTTGTTGATTCCCAGGAATTCTTTTCTGGACCCACATCCTCCGGCGCAATACTCTATTCCGTTTCCGGTAAGTTCAAAGTATAGCATTTCCGAAAACGAATCAGTTTTGTCTCCGTGTCTGTACTTTAATTTTGCACGCATATCGGCGTACTTCTCCATGGTCGGGAATCCGCGAACCATGTCTCCCGTGACTGATAAACAGTCTTTTATATCATATACTTGGTCAACTGGAGCAAATCTTACTTTGCGTGGGTTCTTGCTTATCTTTTCCCGAACCGAATCGGCCTGCGCAGCATTCTCAACTCCGTATATTTCCTTGTTGGTTTGTCTACGTTTAGTTACGATGCAGTCTTTGTCATTGCATATATCGTTATGGCCTTTCTTGTACGAATAGAAGGTAGCATGATTGACTTTACATATCCTACACAGAGGCCGCTCCAAGTCATTCATGAACAAATAGAACGCTTCCGGATAAGGGACGTCCTCTCCGTATAGATCACGTAGAAATTTCAGTCCCCTCTTTACCTCGTCGTTTCCTTTCTTTCCGGATAAAGTTGATGGATTTGGCGTACCGTCTTTCCTTAGAAAAAGGGTTTTGATGAAATTCTTATCCAAATACTTTGTGTCCTATCTTATCTTTTAATCCAACGCCCCGTTTTATCCAGAATCATTGGCTCAAGAATTGGTTGAGAATCAATGATCACCCCTGTTCCGATTACCGGCCTGAGCATGTTAACATTATTGTAGGCAAAAGCATATGAGTCGTCGTGTATCAGGCATCCATTCTGAATGGACCAATACAACCCATTGGGATTGCCGAAATATTCAATCCTGAACGTGTTGTGGTAATGGAATTGTGCTACATTCATCCCCATGGTCTGAGCAAATCTTAACCCATTATTATTTTTTCCATGATGGAGGTAGCATTTTTCTCCATTTGGTAAAGTAATAGTTAAGTCATATACCCATTTCCATCCACTTCCTACCTCAAGCACATCATTATAAGATTTAATATAATGTTTTGGGATTCCATGCGTTTTAGCTTTTCGATATACCAGACTTCCATGATTTGACTCAAGAAGAGTCATTTCCGGGAACATGTCATGCAGTTCTTTGATAGCCCTCTTCGCCTCGATTAATTCATGACCAGCAGAATAGCCATCAGGATCGTGTTCATGATAGGATAATGCATGTGAATCACAATTTCCAGAAATAGAAACAGTTCCTGATTGTCTTGTCATTATCATTCCACTAGGGACAGTAACGCAATACACTGGAGCATTGTGTTCAATGATTTCCGGCTTCGCTGATTTTAATGAAGAATTTTCCGTTTTGTTTCTTATGTCGATGTATTTATCTTTTTCTTGACTACTAAGATAGCCACCAAGAACAGCAAGACTAGACACGAATGATAAATTTTCTTTTACATACGATGAATATCTTATACCACCAGCAATAGGTGTACCATCCCAATGAACAAGCTCATCACAAAATACTTTCGCCTGTTCAAAAGAAAAATCAGTTAATTTAAATCTTTCAGAGAATATCTTTGTGAAATACTCCGGAACATCTACTTTATTGATATAAAACTGGACATCTCCACGTTCTATTTCGTGCATATGATATTGAACATTGCATTCGGTTAAGAGATTATGAAGCCTTTCTACTTTTCTTTTCTTAGTGAATGCGAATCTCGCCGCGCCTTTAGTGAAAGTACCATCTGCCTGAAATGCCACCATTAATCTGATTTCGTCGTCCGTTAAGGAAATTCTTTTATCCGCAATCAATCCTTTTAGGCGTCTTGGAATATACCAATTCGTGGTGCCCGCGAAGTCCCATGCTTCTCGTCTATGAAGTTTCTTGGTTCTTGGATTTTGTATGACGACGTTGTGTTTTGGAGTAGTTCTACTTACTAAAGATTTGGTTTTATATTGTAAAATTTCCGGAACACTTTCCTTAAATACGATTCTTTCTGGAATAACCATTTCTCCGATTAAATCATCGTTTACTTGTAATACCTTATTAACAATTCCGTTATTCCAGTTTTCAGCGTAATCGTCTATTCTTTGCCATCCTATGTCCGTTAATATTTCGACATCTCCGGGAAAGCACTCATCACCGCCATTAATAATTCTTGTCGGATTATATTTATCCTTTAAATAGGAAAGAAAAGAAAGTGCGTCAGGATGATGAAACGGACAATGTAAATCGCTAATCAGCAGTATCCTCGAATTATCATATTCCTTGTCAGAATCTTTCTTTCTGACGGTAGTGATTGACTCTTGATTTGGTTTATTATTGGAAAAAACCTTTCTTAAATAATCTGAAACGGTAGTCCTTGCAATTCCGAGTTCTTTACTTATAGAGCGCCATGATATACCTTCTTTTGCCAATTCGATTGCGTTCTCATGCCAATCTCGGGGGTAAATTTGTTTACTCATATATATAGTTATTAAATGGTTAGTTAGGGTTTATTTGGTAATATGATCATTGAAATCAATTTGATTAGTGCTACAGAATTGACATCATCCCCGCACTAAACGACAGGACTTATTGGTTGTCATATCTCGTCCTCGCGTACTGGTTGTGTTCGGGCAGTCCATAGGACGATGCCCCAGACGAACACGCCCATGAATAATGCACCCGCGACGAAACCTGCAAGGAGCGGCGCATTTTCATTCGATGCGCCAGCCCGCCCGCCGCACAGCGTGAGCAGGGTGGCCACGCCTTTGCCGGGGTGTGTGCGCAGGCGGTCACGATACCGAATCTTCCGTGCAGGCTTATTGGCTGTCATTGCCTACCTCCCGAGCTTTGAGCCAACGTTGGCTACTGATCAGCATTTTACTCTCCTTGTATGTGATTATCGTCCATATAACCACAATTTCTTGGCGAAAAATTGCGGCTTCTCGCCTTCCGGCGCGCGATTGCCATTTTCAAAAACGGAGACAGGATAGCCAAGTGCTGCCGCTTTCATGGCAATTGCTGGATGGACACAACATACTGCGTCGCATCCCATTTCTTTGACAACATCCAAATCATCGGAAAATGCATCGACGTCCCCCACATGAACCAGTTCGTATCCAGATTCGTTTGCCAACTCAAACTGCGTGGCGGTGGGGTGATGTCTACTGATAAAGGCCAATCTTTTCATCTTAATCCTCCTCATACTCATACTCATACTCGTTAATTGTCGCTCTTTTCATGATACGATCGTACGCATAACGTTTTTGAGCTTGTGGCCACTGTGGGTTTACCCCACATTTTTCACACTGCTCGTTTACATCCGTGTACTTACCGCAGAAACAACTACATTTCTGAATCATGGATCTCCAAATCTTTTGACTCATTGGTGTGTCTCCTTGTTTGTTTATTTGATGTAAACATTTTAACAGCACATTTCGGCGCTGTCAAGTGTTTTAAAAAATTGGTATACCCGTTTCGACATCATACCAATCAGAATCGAGATACCACATAATGAGGAAGTCATCGATTGATTTTTCAATCAATGCAACCCTGTCATCATCCCGCTTGGTAGCAACTATTATTTCAGGAACCACCCCATCTGCTTTGGCTGCTGCAAGTGCGTGATGACCATCAATAATTGCCTGCATCACAATACCGTCGATTTCGAACTCAGGCGAGACGGTCACGACGTAGTCTTTCCACACACGCTTGGCTTGTACTGTATCATCGTCCAGCCAACGTTGGCTACTTATTAACATTTTATTTCTCCTTGTTTACTTTACGTCAAGCCGTTCTAAGGATATGTTTTGTGCTGTAATACTTTGGTTTACCGTTCTCGTCTTTCTCAAGAAAAATCTTCTCGATTTCCTTAATGTAGATTTTACTCAACTGATCCAACTCGTTGATGTAAGTCTCCAAAATAGTTCGTTGGATTAGATCCAGGTTTCCCTTATAGATATATTTTCCTCCGTCATTATACGTCAAGAAAAATTTACTCGATTCATATCTTTCTCGAACTTTAACAAGTGGCCCATCATCATGCCACTTACATCTACCGTCGTCAAGAAGAGAAAACCAAATTTTAGAGTAATTGGTATATAATAGAACTTTGCTCGCAAAATCCAAGGAAGTGAGTGCTTCATAAGCGGCCAGTTCTACACCAACTCCACAAAGAAATTTCTGGATTTTCTTTGGTCCAAGGCTATATCCCAAGGAAAAAATGATTCGGGGGTGGCCGTTTATTCTACAATAACTTAGCCCGAGTTTTTTCATGCGTTCCCCGAAAGCTCTTCTAATTACAATATCCATTGACATTCTTCTTTTTGTATAGCCAGTAATCTAATAATTTGTTGCTCAGCTACTATCTTGGCATGATACTTAGTTGAATAGATAATCTCTGGCTCTACCCAAATACATTGAGTAGTTGTCTGAGCAGTCATAAATACTCCTGCTATCCATCCACTATCTTTAGGTGAATATGCAGCATATGACTCATACCAATAATTTTCATTATCCATATTTGTGCTACTTGTAGTGTTTATCATTTTATTATTCCCCATCCGGTTAGGACATTAAGAGCCGCTGCCGACACGCATAGATAAATCAAGCCTCGTAATGCAAGTAACAGCAATCCTTTGGCGTTTTCGATATGTCGTTTACGGTTTACAACAGCGCCGTATGATCCTTTCACAGACCAGATAATAAATCGTGCAAGTTCAAATAACATTTTATCTCCACGCCCTATTAATTAAATATTGGTTTATTTACCAGTAATGAAATATCTAAGTTCTTCCCATATAGAAGGATAGTAAATCAATAATTCACTAGTGTCATAATAGGAATGTTTGTTGTTGGTGCTAACACACAGCATTGAACGTGCATTGACTCCTACTACCGTTCCAATATGTCCGGTACTTTTCACAAGCACATATGTCCCTTTTGTTACATGTGCATCTGAAGTGAACTCTTTAGATTTAACCTCTGGTTCTTCATAGTCCATTAAGTGAACAGACCATATAGCATCTTCAGTATGGAAGTATCTACCATTAACTGATCCATCCGAATTAAGATCTACTCTAACGGTTCCTAAGTCACCAGTCTGTAGAGTCTTCCCATTAGATAAGCTGTATTTGGTAATTCCTGTGTATTTGTATACTGTATCGTCATCGAAATGTTTCTTGAATCGTTCCAGCACTAACTTTCTCATTTGGTTCCTCCGTGTGATAATAAATAGGAACTCCGTTCTCGTCCTTACTTTCAAACAACTCCTTAACCATCATTATACCACATTCCTTCAGTTTGACAAGCTCTTTTACGTACATCTTATACACCATTCGGTCTATGATATCATCAATCCTTTCCCGATATGGTTTATCGGTTAAACTATTACCTTCGGGCTCAAATTCAAGAGCAATTTGTTTCCATTCTATCGTTCCGTCTGGAGAAATAGTGACCGGGGTCAGAGAAAATATCAGATAGGATTCGTATAAAAAAGACTTTCTACACGATGACATTATAAACGGATATTCTTCTACTAGATCGTTCTTCTTGATAAAAGAAGGTGCTCCGCAAATATCAAGATAGGCTCGCAGATTATGTCGTCGAAAATCATTCCCCGTCTTAATTCCACGTCTGTTCAGCTCAGAATAAAACTTATTCTTTACGGTCAGCAGTGTCATATTTATCATAGTATCTGAATCCTTTTAACTCAATTTCTTTGGTGATGTCGTCGAAGTCTGTCATTGCCTTTTCTTGAAGTTCTGGAGAACTAAGAAATGCCGATAATTTAGTTCTCGAGAGTACTCCATCCTCTTCTTGGCAAAGATTAAACGTAATTTCCTGGCTTATTCTATGACGTAATTTCTTGAGGAAGAATTTTCTGTTCGGGGAATTATTCTTTCCTACGTAAATACATGCGTAATCTTTCCACTCAAGAGGTTCTATAATCGATGATAAAATTTTTGAGTTTTTATAAGCATCGAGCTTTCGTGCGGTATGCAAGGTGATTAACAACGTCATTTTTAATTCCCGATATCAGAACTCATCCTGAATGATTGGAACGTAGGAAATCTCGGTTTATTCTTGATTCCTTTCGGAAAGAACTTGTATTTGATGGTCTTTCCAATCATTTCAGTTTGGTTATACCAATAGTAAATCCTTTCTTGTTCGGTCAGTCTTCCCGGAGATACGTTGATTTCCTTTCCGGTCTTTGTGTCGATACAGACTATCGTTCCGACTTGTCCGTTTGGAATCATGTTCTCCTTATGGGAAGAACGAGAAGTCAGTCCCAGTTCGTTTTCGGTTGCTTCGTTATTATTGAGCTTTCCTTCCTTTACGTAAACTACCACGGCTTCTTCTTCCATGAAACGTTTTATCCTTAATAGTCCTCCTTCCCGAACAGTAGAACGGCCTCGTTTGTGCGGCTTGTTCGGGTCCCGGATAATGGTTCCTTCAAATCCGATATCAAGACACTTAGAATCGAATTCTAGTAGTTCTGGTAAGGAATTAACAACATCAGCTTCTATTATATCAATGTTCGGAAAGTCACCTATCAAGGACAGAACTTTCTTGCGTGCTAATTCATATCGTTCAGAATAAGGTAGCCCTTCAGTTTCCGGAGTAATGTAATCGAATATCCACCAGGTTACCCTTGGTTCTCCTTCTATGCTGTTCAAGGCCGAAGTAGTTGCCCGGCATGCATCCTGGGAGGTTACTTTTCCGGTTACGCAGATTTCTCCATCCAATCCGTCCAGTTCAGGACCCGAGAACAAAGACGCGACGTATTTATTTGCATGCTTCTTTAATGAACGCCCGACAAGAACTCCATTCTGATTAAGAGAACGAACTCCGTCAATCTTTGGTTGAACGATTAAGGGAAACTTCAATTTTGATTCGTCGTAGTCTGATGCCAGCATTGGTTTGATGATACTCATTTTTTTAATCTCCGTAAATTTTGGCGGATGCATCCAGCACCAGGACGACTACTATGGCAAAAACAGCAGTGATAATCAAATCGATTAAGAAAGTTTTTATCTTACTCATAACTTCACCGTTCATAAAAATCTATGTTTTTCAATAAAACCTAGGCTTATTTACGCAGTCAACATTCACGCCGTCCTGCTTAAAATGGGCCAGTAAAGCGTTATATGTGAAACGGCGCACACCTACAGACTGAAACAAGAATTGCTCCTGTTCTAGTGTTGGGCGCAACTCAATCTTATGAACCAGCAACATCTTTCTTCCTCAACAAATGTTCAATCGGCAGCATCCAGTGAGTCAAGTATTATTTTGTTGGGGTTGTTGCCGTTTAAAAAACATCGATCATCTTTCTTCCTCAACAAATGTTCAATCGGCAGCAGGTGTGGTTCGGTGTAGCATTCTGTGACATGATAATATCCGACCAGTAAGTAATCGGCCATGTTCTTAAGGATTCTTGCCGCTTCTTCCAGTTCCATACATTCATCTCTGTATCCATGAAACGTGTAGTGTTCTATTGTCGCGGTATCTTCATCATATAGAATCCGGTATACTTTACGACATTCCCTATCATTCCATTGTAGAATTAAGAAGTCTCGATTATCCCGGACCTCGATTGTTGCTGACACGATTAGTTTTGCTGGTATAGGTTTCATTTTATTTTTCTCTTCTTTATTTCTTTCTTCAACTCAAGAAACAATATCTTTCCTAATTCTTGAACATATCCGAACAATATTTTATTCTTTATGACTCGAATCGGGTCTTCGTCCGTTATATATGATACAGCAGGTTGTGTCAAGAAACCTTTAGTGATTTCATAATATAACAACCGTCTATACGACCCCCCAAAGGAATGATCGTATAGAAGGAGGAATTTATCATGGAGCCGGTAGTGTTCTACTATATTGGGGATCATATCGGCGTACAAACTGATAATCGTATCTTTCTCGGGATCGGGTAACCCGGAAACAACGGTAAACCCAATTTCTCGTAGATGATTTATGAAATCAGATTCCTGTCTCATTATTTTACCTGCTCAACAGTATTCGTCATCTTAACATCCTGTTAATATTCCTCCGCATATCATTGTTTCCAGTTTGGTATCGACAACCATCACATCAATCCTGAATCAGCACAGTCAGAACAGTTCCTGTACTCTTAGCATATCCGGCGATGTATCCGTTTACATAGGCTTCATCAAAGTGACGAAGGATTCCATCTTTTCCTTTCCAGTTTCTATGAATCGGATTTTTCATTGATGATGCATTGAGTCCGTCGTTATAGCCCCAGTTGTATTTGGTTCCGTCGGGTTGCTTGGGCATGCGTTCTTTGGTTCTTCTCATTTTGATTTCCTTTCTGTTTGTCATCACGATAAGAAGCATTCTACCCCTTTCTGGTCTTCCAGTCAAGTCTTTTTTCACGAATATGCGGAAGTTCATCTTTTATCGCGGATATCCATCTTTCCCTACAGGTTCTTAACTTGATAATATAGATTGGATTCAGGGCACCGAACCAGTCATCGACAAGCAATCCTGACTTTTCAGAGTACATACAGACCAAGCTGATATTATGTCTCTTTCCGAATAACTCATATACAAACTGGGATATTTCCTGAAATACCGGGGAGGATGAATTAACCATGTCCGACATGTACACACCAGACATGTTTCGATTATCCTGATAGTAATCGATAATCATATTGGTGACATACTGCAGGTAGTTATATTCTTGTTCCGGGGTCGTCATAATACCATTCCTGAATTAACAATCACGTCTATCCATTTCTTCCGGTTCGTCTTCAGCTTGATGAAATCCACCGGGTTTATATTATCGAACCAGTCATCGACCAGGAATCCCCCGTAATCAAGAACTTTATCTCTGTCCATTGAAAATAGATTAACCATTCCCAAATCTCCTCGTGACCCTATGACTCTGTCGATAAACTGAACCATTTCCTGAATATTCGAGTCTTTGCTTGATGATACGTCGAATAGATATATAATCCTTGTTCGATTTGCGCAGTAGTCGGCATGTTTACCAAGCAACGAAAATATCATGAATTCCTTATAAGTCTTTTCCTGCTCAACAGTATTCGCCATCGTGAACTCCTGTTAATATTCCTCCGCATATCATGGTTTCCAGTTTGGTATCGACAATCGCATAGGCCGAATCCTTTCTTCCCGAATCTTCTACAGATAATATACGCACTCCAAGTATGTTAATCGGTCGGGTTCCTGAAGTCAAGTTAATTCTGCACGGAGTAACCCCGATTCGTTTTAACCGGAACAAGGCATAGTCATTCAGGACCAGTTTGTATTCCTTTCCATATCCGGCTTCTTTCAGGGAAGAAGATATACCTATCGTATGCAACATGAACTGGATTTCTCGAAGGAACTGATAATCCAAACAGCTTATCTTAAGCATACTTGAAGTATTGTACGAGAACAATGAACCGCGTGCATCAATGATTCCTGATAGCCATTTCACCCGGGTGTCAATATCATAGACCACTCCTGGCACCGACCATCCTGAATTGTAATAGTGCTTTCCCCCGTTATACCCGTTGATATAGGCTTTGTGCATCTTCTTTTCCCCTTGAATGACAGGGTAGGATACTTCCATCAGTTTGTCGCCTATCCGGAGTTCCTTGGTTGTTTTAGTCTTGATTACCGTGGAACGTTCATCAACCACGTACCAGACTTGGTCTTCCGTAAAGTCCTGTTCAAATCCGTTATCGGTCTTTACCTTTAGTAACTTTACAGGCCCGGAAGATTTCTCGACATTTACCGGAACAAAATCACTTCCGTTCCAGACGTTATCGGATTCAGATAGGGATTGAATCTCCTTGTATCCGTTAGAAGTCAGGATAGGTGATTCGGGAGCGGTTCCTTTGATTTGGATATTCATATATGTAAAATAGAAAACCCGAAGTCGCTTTGAATTCGGGATGGGTAAGAAAGATAAATTAAGTTATTTGTGCAGCTTCTTCTGTTCGTGATACCAGGCTTGCCAGCCCTTTAACAGATAATAGTTCTTGGTACAGACTGAATTGTTATCAATGATTACTGGTAACATATCAGACAGTAACGTATCTTGTTCTGTTATCATACTTGGAGTTTCGGGTTCTTCAAGCATTTTTTCCGGAACACGTGGGAATTCTTTAGTTACCGGAACAGTCTTACATGCTGTTAAGGTAGTTAATGATAAGGTAGTTAATGATAAGATGATTAAAAATGACTTGACCATAGATATAATGAATGTTAAATTGTCTCATATCTATTTATGAAAGGACACGCGCGATGAAACCGGAAGAATTGATTGAATACGGGTTTAGTAAGTTTGGACTAGATAAAACCTGTAACGTCCGAGGAAGAAAAAAATTACTCCTTTTGGCTCAGAAGATTGAATATGTTAATGATGATTTGAATGAACTGTTGACCAATCATTTAGATTTTCGATTTGACGTCTGGATAAAGGCTCACTCGATTATATTCAAGAAGATTGACACGATTGATTTGTCTGAGTACGAATATCAGTTCACGGGACCGTTCTTTGCGTTTCACCCGGGTGAAGATTGTATAGCGATGATAAAACGAAATCTTCTGAAAGAAGAGCTTGAGAAGATGATTAAGTACATGGAAAAGTACTTCAATAAAGGAATAGAAAGATAACAAGGAACAGACAAGTTAATCACGTACGGATTCACAAAAATTGATGATTTGAAGTACTCATTACTAAAACATAGAAATATTCAGACCGCCATGAATATAATGAATGTTAAATTGTCTCATATCTATTTATGAAAGGGCACACGTGATGAAACCGGAAGAATTGATCGAATACGGGTTTAGTGAATACGGGTTTAGTGAGTCTGAACTAAATAAAACATATCTCATCCGAGGAAGAAAAGAATTACTCATTTTGGCCCAGAAGATTGAATATGTTAATGATGATTTGAATGAACTGTTGACCAATCATTTAGGTTTTCGATTTGACTGCTGGATAAAGGCTCACCCGATTATATTCAAGAAGATTGACACGATTGATTTGGTTGAGTACGAATATCAGTTCACGGGATCATCCTTGCCGTATTTCCTGGACGGTGATGGTATAGAGGAAATAAAACGAAAGCTTCTGAAAGAAGAGCTTGAGAAGTTGATTAAGTACATGGAAAAGTACTTTAACAAATAATAGCGTAAATCCCCTTCCTTCAGGCGGGGGAGTGTCAGCCGTTCGTTAACGCGATTAAATCTTGCTCCTCTTGTCTCCATCTATTCCGAACATTATTCCTTATCATTTCGCTTGATGACCGAAACAGATTACCTACGTTTGCTATTTTATATTCAGATACTAACTGAATGATGCTTTTATCGTCCAGTTCGCTTTTTCCTCCCAACGGAAACTTATAAACTCCTGTGTTGTTGGGACCAAGCTGAACTGCGGTCGACCAGACTAAATCCTGAACTCCTGGTCCGTATTTACTAAGGTCTATCCCAAATCGCATTATGTTACTCATGGCCACGTCATAATATTTACGTTTGATATATTCACGTTGCTCATCTTCAAAGTCAGGATACGTACTTGCTATCAGTCTCCACATATCATCGAATGCCCGGGTGGCAGGTTCCATTCCATCAAACTTACTTTTATACTTGCTGTTTGCAATGAATGCCTTTACCGGGGAATTCTTTATCGCGGGCCGTCTGTTATTGGTAGGAAGATATGAAGCAAACTGGAACATGCCGTACGATGCTCCGCCGTAATCTCCTGACGAACCTCCAAGGTAATCATTAATTACTCCCGGCCCTCTTCCTCCTGATTCATGTTGTTCTGACGTCTTTCCCAGATACCATCCTTCCTTTTTCGGGATACCGAATCTTACCGGAAATCCATCTGAGTCTTTTACTTCTACTCCGTCGTTGGTTCTGAGTATTCCGTTATTGATATTAATCAGTTCTTCTTTTCTTGGGACTATTGAATTGGCATCCATTGACTTGGACAGAATCGAACCAAGAATCATGGGTTGTTGGCAATCATCTCCGTCCAACATAATCAGAAGAACCCAAGATCCGGGAACGATTCCAGTCGGGGAAATGCCTAGACCTGATATAGATGCAGAAGTAGTAGGAAGTAACGGAATCGCCCAAGGTAGGTCTCGGGTTGGGAGAAGAATCTTTGAGTCAGAATGAATACCGAATACTCTGACCTTACATCTTCCCATCTTTTCCGGGTCGTCGCGGCTTTCTACTACTCCGATATAGAACTTACTATTAAACATTAGCTATGTACTTCGTCCTTTATATCATCAGGAAGACCTTTCTTGTTCCGGTAACCTATCTTCAGAATTTTAAGTCTGCTATCATCGTTCTTGTTATGTTCCTTCTGGTGTTTCCACATGGTCCTGATTACGTCAGGATTCTGTGAATCAAGGCTGGAAATATTGTCCCCGATAATTGATTTTCTGGCTTCAGGATGATTGAGTAAATGGTCAACGGTCTTAGGCTGAACGTTCTTATGATATAGAATTGCCTTTGCTACCGGGCCGCCTTCGTCTGCATACCCGTCTTTAACCAATTTATGAAGGTGGTCTCCTTTCAGTTTACTATTAAATCTAATAGCATTACTCCTATATCCGGGATGTGTATCCATAAAATGCTTAACGTTATCATAACTGGCATTTGGGTGTTGGATATAATCTGATGTCTCTCGACCTCCACGCTCGTCTTTATCAATTATCCTCTTGATATGCTCTGGCTTCAAAGCAGGAGAATCCGGATGCATCTGTACACCATGATCCAACAGCTTATGGATGTGCGCAGGCGTCAGTTTTGGATTATGGATTAACGGGTCATGGGGCATTTCGTAATTTGTTACTCGGTCAACTTGTTTACCGAGATATTCTTTTGACAGGCGCGGACTTTCCATGACGTATCCATAGCCTTTTTCGTGAAGTTGGTCTGCAGTTTTGTCGTCGAATTCAGGATGATTAAGAATGATTTTTCTTGATGATTCTGAATGCCCTTTTTCTCCGAGCTTATCGATATATCTACGTAAAGCCTTTTTCGAGTTTCCTATTCGGACGTTATGTCTATCATCATCATATACGTTTTCGTGTTTCTTATAGACTTCAGATTCGTTTACCGGCATATGCTTTTCAAGATGAGAATGAACAGTATGACGGAATGCATCTGATTCAGGTCCGTATGTTCTTTCTTCGGGACGTAAGATATGTTCTGTTCCTGATTCATTAGAGAATTTCTTGAGGGCGATTCTGGCCAGGGGATGTTTCAGTTCGTGGTCGTCCTTATGATGGAGATAGGCTACGTGCGTTCCATGTTTCAGGTCAGATTGTAAAGCATCTTTGGTTAATTTCTTTTCGTATTCGTCTTTAGTATCATCATGGAGTCTGGAGAATCTCATACACGATTCATTTTCCCAGCAGTGGCCTCCTGATGTCATTCCAGCTACATGATGAGGATGACGGGTTATAGTTACTCTTAGGTCATCCGAGCCTGTTTCTTTATGAGACCGCGAAGGGTCGTTCTGAAACTTATTCTTCAGGTCTTCTGGGGCCTTGGTTGCATTTAAAGCCTTTCCGATTCGAGTTTCTCGTCCGTGTTTATCAATAGCGGTTCCGGATTTATAGTCTTTTATGGAATATCCATGAGGCTCAAGATGATAATTAATCTCGTCCTTGTGGCCTTCTTGTTCAGGATGTTTCAGAGGAAGAACAATCGAATGGTCATCTTTGTGATTAAATAAGTGGTCAGAAAAGGAGTTATCTCCTTTCTCCCAGGTATCAACTTCTTTCTTTTCTTCTGAGTTCAACTCTTCCAAGAGCTGGCTAAATAGAATCGTCATATCTCAAATTCCTTCTGGGTCCCCGAATGGATTATGTTTTGAAAATAGTACTTCTTTAACTTGTCGAGTAAACTGTTCGTTCTGGGACTGTTTATCCCTGTCTTCAAGGCTGAAGCCATTAAGAACCAGTTTAGAATCAGAATGGTCTTCCAATAATAACGAACCGTCGCCTTCTTCCAGAAGTAAACTGAACGGGAGAATATCCAAGCTGAATGATTCAGCAGTTTCGTCTATTTCTGGTATATTGGTATTAAACCTTTCATGACTGAACTGCATCAGTTCACACGATAGAGAATATACATAGAGCTTCCCGACTTGGAAGAAAGGATTCTTTGTTTTTACTTCTCGAATCTCGAGGAAAGCTTTAGTATCAGGAAAATAGATGATATCTCCTGTGGTCGGTCTGGTGGGAAGCTGGGTAGTCCCGTTTGCTTGAACTAGTTCGTGCCATCGTTTCTTGGCAACGACAAGGGTAGCCGTATCACGAATTTCAAGACCGAACTTCGATAGTAAACTTCCCTCTCCTTCAAAGCCGTCCACCGACGAGAGATACATCTCGATAGGATATCCGTAATCGTACTTGTTCAGAACGTCTTCGTTCAGGATATCATCGGTGTTCACTGATTGTCGTGGAAGATAGATTAAATCAAAACCATATATCTTAATACACTCGATAATCAGATCCGATATTAAGTCCTGTTCAGGAGCTTCCCCGATATTGCGTCCGGCTTGGAAGTAAGGATTAACTGCGATGATATTACTCCTTAATAAGTGGCAACTAAACGCTTCATCACAAACTGCTCCCAATACAACTAGAAGTCTTCTGTTCGTTCTGCGTTCGTATAACATTAGTCATGCCTAATGCTTGTTCTTTAATATTCAAAGCAGCATTATGGTCTCTATCTAAACTGATTCCACAAGCTTTACAATCAAAAGTTCTATTTCCTCTCTTTAATTCAGGATTATACCAACCACAATGGCTACAAGTCTTACTCGAAGGATAAAACCTATTGATTTTAATGACCTTTTTATTGTTCCATTCAGCTTTATAAGAAAGAATCCTGAAGAACTCAGAAAAGGAAGCGTCAGAAATCGATTTTCCAAGATTATGACTCTTTTTCATCCCTTCTACGTTCAAATCTTCAATTCCTATTATATCATAATCCTTAAGGATTTTATTGGCCTCGGAGTGAAGAAAGTTCTTTCTCTGATTAGATATCTTGAGATGCATTCTTGCTACTTTGAGTTTCTGTTTCTTGTAACGACTTGAACCTTTCTTCTTCCGGCTCAAGTGTTTCTGTGCTGTTCTTAGTTTCGCTTGGCTCTCGCGAAAAAATCTCGGGTTTGAAACTTTATCTCCGTTACTCAACGTCAAGAAATGATTCAAACCCATATCAATCCCCGTCACGTTTCCGGTTAAGGGAATAGGATTACTTATCTCCATTCTGACGAGAATCGAGGCAAAATACTGACCTGCTGAATTCTTTGATACGGTTACTGAGCGGAATTCTGCGTCAGAATGAATTTCTCTTGTTATATTGATTTTTATAAAACCTATTTTTTCAAAACGAATTCTATTGTTTACCAATCTGAATCTACGATAATCGAGTTTAAATGATTGTCTCGAATTTCTATTCTTGAATTGTGGTCTTCCGAGTTTCTTCTTACGTTTCTTATTGAAATATTGAGTTTTGAAGTCTCTGAAATTATTTGATGCTGACTCTACGGCACAAGCACTAACTTCCTTCATCCATTCATATTCTTGTCTCAATTCGGCCACACTCAAAGCCTTTCTTTCTGGATTATTAAACCAATCATTAAATACTTCAACATTATGGTTCCAAACAAATCGGACGCAACCAAACGTCTTATTTAATAGAACTTCTTGAGTCTTGTTTGGGTAGAGTCGGAATTTGAATGCTTTAAGAATCATAGTTTTTTTAATAAATAGACTATATACTAATACTATTTATAAAAAGAAACAAGCATGTTTATAAAACCACGCCAATGTTACAACCGAATCTGGGCCGCCGGTTACGGTCTCGAAGGTCAGCTCAACAATAACTGCGCAGTTAATCAATCATCCCCGGTATGGATTAACGGTAAGATTTGGAGGCAAATTGAAATCGGTAAATCTTCTTTCGGGATAACCGAAGACAATGAGTTATATTCATGGGGTCTCGGTACTTTCTCAATTCTTGGAACCGGAAGTAACTCTTCCCGTTCAAGCCCGGTTCAACTTCCTGGGTCCGACTGGCTTTGTATATCCCAAAATAATAATATCGTGGCGGCTCTTAAACAGGACTGCTCATTATGGGTATGGGGCAGTAATTTGTGTGGTGCGCTCGGCTTAAATCTTGCCAGTAATGTCCGTATCAGTACTCCAACTCAACTATCCGGAAACTGGAAGGAAATTAAGACCGGAGTGTTTGGAATGGCAGGAATCCGAGTCAATGGCGATTTATATACTTGGGGCAAAAACGAATTCGGCGAGCTTGGTGATAATACTATAACTTATCGATCATCTCCGGTGTTTATCGGTTCAGGATTCAGGAAGGCCGATATATCATGTACCGGAGCATCTTTCATCAAAGAAGATGGTTCCTTGTGGGTCACTGGTCGCTCCAGACATCAAGTATATTTGGGTAACCCATGTTATGGCCAGGATAAATCATCCCCGGTTCAGGTTCCCGGAAACTGGATTTGTGCGTCCGCTGGAGATTGTTTCGTGATAGGGATTGATAGCAATAATGACATGTGGGCCTGGGGGACTAATGGTAATGGAAGAACAGGAGTCGGCCTTACAGTCGGTGCATTATCCTGCCCGGTTCAGATACCCGGAAAGTGGGATACTTTATCGTCTAAAACGTCTTTCTCGTCAGCGACAAAGACAAATGGGAGCTTATATACTTGGGGCACGAATTGCGTGGGTCAGTTAGGGATAGGCAACACTGATGACCAATCCAGCCCTATTCAGATTCTTGGTAGATATAAATCCGTATCTTCTGGGTTTTGTAATATCACCATGGCCATCGAAGACTGCCTCTACGAGCACGGAAAAGTCTATATCAAAAATCGTATGACTTCGGTCGGCCATAATCAATGGGGCCAGCTTGGAAACAACAATGCCCAGCATTCTATCGACCGAGTAAACGTATGCAATTCTGGAAATTTCGTGACCTGGTCGTCATTTGATAATACCGCTTATGGATTAACCGCGAATGGTGAATTATACGGATGGGGACGGAATCATTTTGGTCAAGTCCTCCCGATTGGGGAAGTATCGGTATGTGGTATATCTACCCCGACCCAAATTCCGGGAAACTGGTGTAAATTTACGGCAGGATATTCAGCAGGGTACGGGATTAAGGAGGACGAAAGCTTATGGGTTTGGGGATATGACGAAAGTGGTCAGCTCGGAACAGGAAATACATTTTGTTATTCAAGTCCGATTCAGATTCCAGGCTCGTGGAAATGTGTTTGGGCAGGAGTTGATGTCGCAGCAGGAATGAAAAGTGATGGAACAGTCTGGGTTTGGGGCAGAAATACTTGTGGAATTCTTGGACTGGGGGATGTAATAGCCAGGTCAAGTCCGGTTCAACTACCCGGTAACTGGTTATGTGTATCACTTATCGGCTTAAGCCAAAATCACTCAATGGGATTAAGAACTGACTGTACTCTCTGGGTCTGGGGACACTGGCTCTGGTCAATGTTTGGTTCCGGATGTGCGGCAGGTCAGAGTGTTTCTTCCCCGGTTCAGATTCCGGGCCATTATATCCATATTAACGTCGGTGAACATGCCAACCAAGCAATAGATACTGACTGTAATTTATGGGCATGGGGATTAGGGAACCTTGGCGCGATAGGTAACAATAGCAACGAGACCAATATTTCAACCCCGGTCCAGATTCCGGGAAAATGGGTTTGTGTCGGAGGAACTAGAACAAGTTCGTTTGGGATTAAGGACGGACTGACGCCTACCGGAGGTGGCGATTTATGGGTATGGGGTCGTAACGGTTTTGGAGAGCTGGGACTTGGAGATACTAGTAATAGGTCAAGTCCAGTTCAGATTCCGGGCAAGTATGCTTGGGTCGGTAGTGGTAGTAATACTTCGTGGTTTGTTGAAGAATGCACTTGGAAGTATAACAAAGAACATTATCTCAGAATTGCTTCTATCAACGACGTCGCGATGCTGAATAAACAAGGGTGTTGGTCTGAGTTTGTTCCAGAAATAGACGAGTAACAAAAAACCCGGGAGGCCATAAATTACTCCCGGTCCTTTCTATACCTCTTCCGCTATCTGCGACGCTATAACCGACGACAAATTCGTCGGGATTGTTACGGTAACAAACACATCCCCTTTTCTAAACTTAGTACTTTCCTGATTAACTTTCCATACTTGTACTTTCATCCCCAAATCTCCAAACTGTTTCTTTATTTCAGGAGTCACTTGTTCATGGGAGGCAAGTACAATCGTTGATACATTCTTTCCTTCCAGCGCGTCTTCTGATACTCGCATTTTCATCTTCTTAATTAAATCGACTTGTTCCGGTTCTTCCATTTTCATTTCCTTCGTAAATAAATAAGTAGAATACATCAATCCGACTAAACCCACAATAATCAGCATCAATTCCATTTCAAAAAGCCGGGGTTCCCCGGCTCCTGTTTTAGTTAATTACTTTTCTTCTTGATGCGAAACTTGCCGCCAGAAGTCCGATTCCGAGCAAAGCCAAAGGCATTGGTTCCGGAACTTGACTTGAACGAATATCGCGGACTAACAAGGATACTCCACTTGAGTCTGTGGTAGGTAAGTAAGTGGGAATGTCAATTGTGAAGAATCCTAAATTGACGGAGGTAGTCCCCCATTCCCAGTTCAGGTCATATGTTCCTGCTGAAAGCCAGTCCACTTCTACATCATCAAAGAAATAATAATCCCCGTCGTTTCCTGAAGGAACGTAAATCGACAGGTCCATGATGGCAGGAAGGGCGAATGCGTTTGTTCCTGTTTCTGTTACGCCCAATCCGTACATTCCCCCGAACTTGACAAAGGTAAAATCAAATCCGTCAACTACTCCATCCCCGACATTCCATCCGCCCCCAAACACGTTATTGGTATTGGCATAGTTAGTCGCATCGGTTGCGTTCGTGAAGTTACTTCCGGTAGAAACGTATGCGTCTGATTTGCTCCCGTTGAACGTTACGTCTGATGTTGACGCGGAAAATGATGAATGTGAAGCAAATACTAAAGCTGCGCTCGTAATCAAGTATGATAATTTCATGTTTATCCTTAAGTTAAGTTAAATTAAATTGACCAGTCCCAGATATCTTCTGGAGGAACTCCGTACTTCATTGCAATTTCTTTCATTTTGGCCTGCTCGGCCTTAAACTCCTCCTTTACGTGGTAAAACATTCTTGCTCCTTTTAGTCCCAGTTCGCGCGCTTCATTAAACTTAGCAGAACAGGTTTTGTATACGCTTGAATTCTTGAATTCTTGTTGCGCAGCGATTATCTTATCTTGCTTTGTCATTTTGTTACTCCGGTTCGTGATTCGATGAAAAGAAGTTTACGGTATCCGCTGCGACATGTCAATGGTTATTTGAAATATTTTTAGGAAGTGAATTACTCCGTTATATGTCGGCATTGTCATTACTCATTTGATTTAATATCAAAGTGATGTTTCGACCATGAAAATTCTTTATTGTACAGTTCGTCAAGTTTTTTAATTAGAATTTCTAATGCATTGGACTTTCCTTTTCGGAGCGATACTTGAACACCGCCTAACCCTGAAAAGGGCTGAAAAAATATAATACGGGCTTTGCCGTTCTCGTACGAAAACTTGCCACCGCATAAATGGTTTTTTGCAATTTCCTCCAGCCTTTTTACAGTTTCGATATTTTTTAGAATAGTCATTACTCTTCTTCAAAGTCATCCATACATTCGATGTCGTACGGTTCTGTGAATAGTACAGGTTCTCCTTCTTCAAACATCCAGTATAGTAAATATGACTTACCATCAGCGCCCACTGCTTTCGCAGTGTACTCAAAGTCATACTGAATGGGTGTTGATGTGGCGTATCCCGTCCCATAATCAAGGATGGGATACTTGGCTTCGAGCACAGGCTCGGTTATCAGCGTAAATTCTTGCCCTTCATAATTTACTTTAGTCATTTCTATCTCCTTAATCATTCTTTGTTTGTTATCGATTGTTTAAATTATACGTACGATTCGAAGGTTTGTCAACAGGTGGAACAACTTTTTACACTGGTAGGCACCAGCCTAACCAATTCTAATTCCTTTGCCAGCCGTAACACTCTCGACCGACTTGTTGTGAGCATCCAACAGGATGCACGAAGCCCTGTCTTCGATCAACCGTAACTCCTTAATCAGTCCTTCTGTATCATCCCGGATAACTTTTGTCTTTGTTCGTAGGATAACATCATCCTGACATAACGCGTCATTGAATCTGAGGGAATCCGGATGTGTCCGGGCAGAAGTTACCTGAAACTTCCCGTTATCGCCCCTGCGCAATATCAATATGACTAGTACATTCATTCGTTCATGAGAAGACATTTCCAGAAGGTGAAGCAACTTCGGACATTCGACCTTCAGGGAACGTAAAGAATACATTGAGTCAATAACCGCGTAGGAGTTCGGGGGCGCATCCCTACTCCTCGCAAGAGGCCGAATGCCGTAGGTCGAAGATAGATACTCCCTAAGTGAGTCAGGTAGATATTCCATTTCCATTCGTGAATTACTCCGACCTAAAGGACGGAGCTTCTAGCTTCCTTGGCAACTGGACAAATACTGGATTTTCTTCCAGCGCTTTTTTAATACGTTCTTCAATAATATCACAGTATTCAGAAGATATTTCACTACCTATCCAATTTCTATTATTTAGAATACTCATTTTGGCAGTTGTTCCACTTCCCATAAATGGGTCGTAAACCAAATCACCTTCGTTGCTCCAGCTTATTATATGGTCATTTGCTAATTGTTCAGGAAATATCGCAGGGTGTTCGAAAGCGAGTTTATCTTTTGTTGTTTGCATATACCCATTTTTAAAAAACCAAACATTACTTCTATCTTGGTATTCTCCAAATTCGACGTCTTTTGCTGCTCTCATACTTCCGTCAGGATTTCTTTTTGTAACTCCGTTGCTTGATTTCTTTTTCGATAATACGTCTTTTATCGGGTTATATGTATTTGGTTTTCCTTTACTTAAAACAAACATAAATTCAAACCCGTTTTTATATCGTTTATTTCTTGGGTCATAAACAGGAATGTTATTTTTTGCATAAATCATTGTATCATGAACATTAAATCCTATTTCTTTGAAGAATAATGCTTGCCTGAAACTTGTTCCTGTTTCGCTACCTTTCACGGTCGCATCTCCAACAATCCAAACTACCACGCCACCTTGTTTTGTTACTCTGAATAATTCTTTAGCAATATCTTCAAATGCAAATGAATAACCTTTGTATTGTCGTAAGTTGTCATAAGGCGGTGAAGTAACCGTTAAGTCAATGAAATTATCAGGCATTTTAGCCATCGTATCAAGGCAATTTTCGTTGTATATTTTATTTATTTCCATACCTTCCTTTTTTCCTCTTGTTTATAACATTACATCGACTAGCAGTACCGACGATTCCCGCCGCTATTTTTTCGGTTAAAAGTCTATGTCAAAATGTTTATTTTCGTCATCCCTTCGCATGATACCAACTCGATATTGGCCTATGTCCTGTTCTTGGGGAGCAGGTTGAGTCTTGCTTATATCGAGCCAGTTTTCCATAAATTTACAAGGATTTGTCTGCGGCAAGGGATACTTCGATTCCACTCCAAACATATTATACACGTCTTTGGCATTGAACATCACCCATTTTTTCACGGTTTCTGCGTTCGCTCCGACAAGCTCTCTTCCTTCCGAGAACAAATAATCAGTCCATTCAAATTCACTATCCACGACTTCGTCGATTAATGTCCTGATTCTTTCTCTGTTTTGAGAAAATGCAATCTTTCCTCGGGGAGTCGTCATTTCGTGTCGCAATACAGCTTTATCCAATGCAACATGAACCTCGAGCTCGTCTTGTGCAATCTTCTGAATAGCTTTTCCGATAGGCTGAAATATCCCGGTATCACAAATGGCGAAAGTGCTATTAAACGAGGCCATGAACTGTATTCTCTCCAATATCAACAGCCCAACTATACACATGAATGCATCGTTGTACGTCTCTTGGTTATTTCCCACCATTCCAAGCGCATATTTATGGGAAGTTTCGTATGCCTGAGCGAACACTCTGGTTATTCCGGTCAGTCTACTCAGAGATTCTTTGACCGACAAAATCTCCCCAAGAACGTGTTCTGGATTATCGAAGCTGCACCGAACAATCTCCGAATATGTGGCCGAATGTAAACACTCTATCTCAGTAACTTTCAGCCACGCTGCCCATAATTCACTAGATGTGATAAATGGCGCAAGGATAGGAGCTATTGCTCTTGATGCTACGCTGTCGGCTTCCCATTGCCACGCAAGCGTTCTAATCATGATGTCATACTGTGACCGAGAACATGATTTAAATTCGACGTTGCAAGTGGAATAATCAAATTCGTTCTCGTCCCAATCTTGACTTTTCTGTTGCTTATACAGCTTCCAGATATCTGGATACTGCTTATTCACTGTATCAAACAGGCCCACGTCCTGTTCCCCTAGAATCAGGGATACGTTTCTATAATCTGTTTTCTTTGTGTTAAAGACCTTGCTATGAATATCCTTTCCCATGATTTCTCCTAAAGTGTGCATGCGCCGCCCGCGCAACCGACATCGCCATTATCCAACTCTACGCCATCAGACGTTTTGCTGTTAACGTAATAACGAGTTTTCATTCCCATTTTAACCATATACAGATAATCTGTCAACATTTCTGTAGTGGTAACCACATCATCTCCGACGAGTCTACGGTATAAATCGGCGCTGATAGCCTGGTCGGTAAATTTTTGCATTATGGCATAACAATCAATCATATCCTTGGTGTCGATATCCCAGGCACGTTCGTACCATTCTCCGAGAGCTTCTCCTTCTGGAGCAGCCCAGTAAGTCATGGTGGTGTTGTCTCCTTTGAGCAAAGACAAATCCCTTACCGGATATACTCCATTAGTCGTTCCTGATGCTTTCGACGAACTCTCGGAAGGCATATGAGCAACTAAAACGCTATTACGAATTCCTCCATTTCTCATGACCTCATGTCTAAGGTACTCCCAATCAAGCCGATTAGAAATGGTTACTATCTTATCCACGTTACGGTTATATGAGTCAATAGGCATCCATCCGTCTACCCACTTGGTTTTATTCATCCACGGAGCATTACCGAGCTCTTTTCCAAGTCTCAAGGAGGCTTTGATTGCATAGTACATGTGCTTCTCAAACAACTCATGAATAAAGTTTTTTCCTTCTTGGGAAGAGTATAATAGTTTGTTCTTAGCCATCAAATGCGCCAGCCCTATTACGCCTATTCCCGCGGACAGCCTTCCCTTGGCCGTAACTTCAAGATGAGGAAGAACGTAATCAGACATATGGATACATTTATCAATCATCAACAGGGCGTAGTAAATTACTTCTTCATACTGTTCGTCGTTTTCGATATTGGATACCACGACTCCGGCTAAAGAACACAGACCGATTTCTGATTTTCCGTGGTCTTCGGTTGAATACAAGTCTTGCATGTTATGGTAAGGTTTAGTCGGGAGACTTATTTCCGCACACTGTCCAGTCAAAATTCCGTTGAACATTGCCATATGGCGTTTCGGTTCGTTTAAACAGTATGTGTCATCGCATCTTCCTTCATCAACGACACTTATAATTTTGGTGAATTGTCTGGCGTCTCGTTGAGGTAATCTATCGTTTATTTTTAAACGATGTGTTCGTAAACCAAGTTGATAAAGTTTATGAGCGTCGCAGCTAGTAATCAATAGGCGGTATGATTTTTTGCACCAAAAATTCTTCATTTCTCCACTACCATCGTTAGCGGGAAGAAGTCTAAACCCCTCCTCCAAAACAGACGATATTTTTGCAGATACTCCCAGAGTTTGTAGCATTTTTTGAATATCGCGAAGAAATTCTTTCTCTATAGAACATATCACGAGTTGTTCGTTCGTACCATTTCTATAGACGCACCCATCAGAATCAAGTATCCCAGATAACCACTGAAGTCGGCTATTTATATCATAATCGTTCATGGGAACAAAAAATTTATCTTTCAAATCTTTAAAGTGAATATATTGTCTATCCAAATCATCTTGGATGGTCCATTTACTTCCGGTCTCAAAATAACCTTGGAGATTTCTTTTCTCACCATATAGGTAGATACGTTGTCCCTGACTTGTCAAGCACCCATCTCCACAATAAAACCCATTTATATATGCTTTATCTAGCTTTCTTTCCCCTTCTATTACAGGAAGATTGAATTTAATCAGTTTATCTCCCTCTTGCAACTCATACGCACGAACTTCGCGCGGAGATTTCCAGTAATCGTCTATCACATAAAATTTATGATATGGTGTACATTCTATTACCTGCCCAGCAGAGGTCGTCACCTTAAGCAATTTTTGATTTGTTCCAGTCTTTTCGACCTTCGACAAACTCCACTCTTCACCATTCCAAACTTCAACTTCGTTTCCGGATAGTTCGATGATAGGAACATAACCGTTTTTGGTCAAGACTTCGGTTTCCGGAGCAACGCAAAGATTTGAGCTATAAATAGGGTCCTTGAATGGGGTATGCCTGTTCATTTCATCGGGAAAATGGAGGTACGTTCTTCCCGTTTCATATCCCTCGTTTAGAACCGTGGTAACTATATCGCGAGCATTCACGTATTCCTTTTTGAATGACTCGTCGTTCTCATATTTAACGTAGAGTTTCTCAAACAATTCCGTATCAGAAGAATACATCGCCTCATACAAATCAGGAGCCGTGAATCCGTTAAATAAGAACACTTCTTCGTTCTTTGCTACCTTACGAGCAAAGAACTTGTTGCTCCCGAACGAATAGTCCATTCCACGAATTTTTTTGTCTTCGGTGGACATTGGATTTTTCAACTGACTAATCACTTTGACTTCTGGGTCAAATGCAGGATAGTAAGTAGTGCATGCACCACCTCTCCCGTTCTGCAAAGACGAATGGACCGCCGAAACAAGGTATCTAAAATAAGGTATCTTTCCCATGTGTTGGATCGTACCGCCCTTTACCGCGTCGCCCAGGCTGCGTATATTCATATGTGCACCAATTCCAGCAGACATGGTGGTCATGGTATATGCAATATGAACTCCTGTTTCGATACTCTTGGCGGTATCCCCGGTCGTGAATAGACAGCATGACGCATATCCCTTCAAAGAAGTGCCCAAGTTAACATAGTTTGGCGTCGGGGCGTTCAGCCTCTTTTTACTAAGGTGCTCGTACCATTTTCTCAAATCGTACATTCTACGGTTTAGAGGTTGAGTTTCGGCCAAGGCCATAGCCATTCTCATATATACGAACTGCTGTGTCTCGAATTCTTCTCCGGTTACGCGGTTCTGTAATGAGTATTTTGACCTCGTTTGATGTAATTCGTAATGAGTAGCATCGTAATCCAGTTCGTGATTAATTATCCCTTCAATCTCATCATACTCATTATCCGAGTACTTCATCCTTACCATGTATCCTTTTTCGATAAGATTTTCGTGCAACTCTTTCACGGTAGGCATTCCGTTTCGGAATATTCGTTTGCGCAATTGTGCAGCATAGAGTCTTCCTGCCATGCGATTGTACGAATACGTGCCTATATCCAAACATGATTTTATTAATCTATCCTGCAACAAATCAGTCGAACACGTTTCGGGAAGAGTGGATACCGTGGTCAATACTATCCCTTGCCAATCGACATATTCACCTAACGTATCTGCTGCCCATTCTCCCCATCCGTTTAATTTATGAGGAAAAAACTCCTCGTTCCTACCGTCTCTCTTAACGATTACTTTAATCAAAACCTACTCCTTGGAATTATTTCTTTAGATACCTGCTTCGTAATTTGTCTTTTTCTTTCAAGATTGCTTCTTCTTGTTCCTCAAACTCTTCTTCGTTTATTACCCGCATCTTTGACCGGTCTATCCTGACCAGGAACTTACTCATGTTATCGATACTGGAATACCGGTTCTTGAGCTGGGAAACTATCATGGTGTCCTTGTCAGGATTGTTCTTGTCTATGTTTAAACCCAGAACCAAGTCTGCGATAAAGTTACCACCAAAGCTTTCGGCGGCATCGGTCATTTCTATCTTCTCGGCACCAAATCCTCCACGATTAACCTGTGCCCCTGTAATCACGGCCACGTTATACTTTTGAGCCATGGCCCTTAGTTCTTCTGAGATTCCTTTCACGTAGGTATACGAGTTTGTTCCGGCTACTTTATATCTCCTACTCTTACAGATACTCATGTAATCAACACAGATTAGTTCGGGAACAAATCCTTTCTTTATCTTGAGTTCATCAAGTAGTCTTTCAAAGTCAGCGGTGCTGGCTGAACAGGTTGGGTATTCCTTTATGACCAATCCGCCTTTACTCTTTTCCTTTACGTGATTTAATCGCTTCAGAAACCTGTTGGGGTTAAGATAGACTTCCCCGATATCGATATCAATCAGGTTAGCGTCGATACGTTCTCCGATAGCCTCCTCGTACATTTCCATGGAGATATATAGAACGTTCTTTCCGTCCCGAATCAGGTTCGCGGCAATGGCGCACATGAAATGGGTCTTTCCTACCCCGGTATTATGACTTGATACGTTATCGGTATAATACCTGTGATTCGGGTGGTCTACAAGTATATCAACTATCGGTATTTTTGAACCTGGGTTTCGGGTGACGTAACCGTGTTCATATCCTTTTCTGGCCAGGAAATGTAATCCTTCTTCCATCTCTGATAGTTGTTCTGCTGAATACCATCCCAAGGTAGTCTCGTAAAGGTGCTCTGAATTTGTTCTGGTCGGGAATTCAGTATAGGTATTTGTCAGGTTAAGTTGATATTCTTCATATTCACCTTTCTCCACATACTCTGAAACCTTTACCCATCCATCAGGGGATTCTACTTCAACCAGGTCATATCGTTCCAAAAATTCTTTGATTTCCCCAATGAAACATATCTTGGTTTTATTATTTATACGAACGTGAACCGTGGTTTTCGGATGGACACAGCCTGCATAGAAGATAGTCAGGGTCTTTGGTTTAAGTCCGCCCTTGGTTATCTTGTCGATTTTATCGATGCCGATTGGAAGCCTGATTACTTCTGAAGTATTGAATTCCAACCGAGATTCGGCATCCTCAAAGTAATTATGACCGATAGAAGTATCGAAGCCGACTGAAAGCGCATCTTTCAGGATATCAGGAATAGATTCCTTGGTCAGGGATTCCTCGTTGCCTTCCACGATATCGACACTCTTCAGAATAGCATTACGTAAGGCTGCATCCTGACAGAACTTCTCGGTAGAATCAACCAGCCATTCCAGGTTCTTTTCTTCCTCCAGTTTAAGGAAAGACGAGAACTTGTCTTCTATTTCCTTTCGGGATATGGACGAGTCCCGTTCCTGAACCATAATCTTTAATGCATCTTCTGAAGGAAGGGAATCGTACTTTGAAACAAAGCTGGTTATCTCTTCCATAAGCATGGATTCTAATCGGTTATCAAAATACTCAGGCAGAAGGTAGGATATTACCTTTACCGAGTATTCAGGATTGTGAATCAGGTTCTTCAGAATTGTTGTCGATAGCATATTGAAAGGCGTCGTTTACTATTTCGTTGATAATGAACTGAATTGTCTCGTTGAACATCGGGTCATCGATGATTTTCTTTCCCAGGTGCTCTGGAAGCGCAATATAGTTGACATTGAATTCCAGGATTCCGTCGTCATCAAAAACTTCTCCGAATTCTATTGTGCAGACGGTTGCTTCGTACGGACCAGAATTGATTTTGAATCCCAGTTGTTCTCCCACGGCATGAACAGAATAGATTTTGTCGTTATCATCAGTTTCCATGGTTTCATCAGTTTCCATAAATTCCTTCCCCCATTTCCTCAAGTAAATTATCGATTTGAAAACGAAGATTGTCTTCTTCTGTGTGTATCCATGTTGTCTTGGCAAACCGATACAGTCGCAGTCGCGAAATATCAAACGGGTTACGTGATATTTCTGCGGTCTGATAAAGATGCACCAGGGTTTCAAAGGATGGTTGACCGTATTGATCAAGTGTAACTTCTGACATTTTGATTCTCCGTGATTTAATCCGGGAATTATATCAGAATAATTCCCGGGTTCAAGTATTTAGTAACGACCGCCTTTCTTGGCGTTACAGGGTTTACATTTTTCCTTTAATGTCTTTTATTGTAAAATAGCTTTTCTACTGTTTTTTTGGAGTTGTTTGTTGATGAAAATGTACATCGTTTATCTAATTGATAAACACAAGGCATGTCAATGTTGTAGCTAGAAGTGTACACATGATATTTAGATGATGTGGCCCATTCTGCATACGCATGTTGATTGAATGCACCTAATATGTATTTTCTCGTATCAGCATAAGGGATATCACAATACACAATTGTTTCTTCGGGGGAAGATGTGATGTTTACATTTTCATAGCTTTCGTTTGTGATAGTGAAAGGAACGTATCCTTTAGGTAATCTGTTTAATTGCTCTAAATGTTCTAGTCTATTAACTGCTCCTAAATGCTGCAATTGGAAATGATCAACACGTTTCTTCAATATTTTTGTAACAAGCGACCTTCTTTCATTGATTGTTTGTAAATGCAACACATCCTCGGGGATACAACCATCAAAAAGATTATTTACAATAGACAAATGCTCTTCACAAGGATGTACGATAAGCATGTGAATAGGATATTTTAAAGCTTCGTTCTTTTCACTATACAAATAGTCGTCTCCTCTATTACCAAAGCTCCAACACGTCTGTATAACACCAGCTTTCCAATCATTTCCTGTTTTTAGTTTATGGAATTGTTCTCTTGACACCCACTCGTAAAACTCAGGAGTAACACCATCTGTCTGAATCTTCTTTAACAATTCTACAATTGCTGTATTTAGCTCATTGTAATGTACGTTCAACCCAGCTTCTAATGCAGCAAAAGACATGGCGCCACCTCCACCAAATAAGTCATAGAAGTGTGTTGCATTGGGATGTCGTTCTTTCATAAAAGAGATTAGTTTGCCAGCGATAGCTCGCTTACTTCCCATGTAAGGAATGCCGTATTTCATGTTAATTTCCTTTTGTTTAATATTTTTCTTCCTGATTGTTTAACGCACACTCTTTGTCTCTTTGTCTCTTTTATTCTCCTACAGGTCGATGAAGGAATAGTAAACTTTATCGACCTGTCAACTCTTATTACTCTAAACGATACAGTTTGTTAATTCCTGCTTCAAATTCAGGGTCCTCCAATAATACATCCCAGAAATCGTTATTATCTGTATCCTTCCGCCGCCATTTCTTTTCTTCCACCACGCCTTCGATTACCCGGGAATACCATCCTTTAGTCGGTGCGATTACCAGACCAAGTTCAAGGGCGATATCCAGAAGGGAAGACCATTTGTTGATGCCTTCTTCAAATGATACCTCAATTGGTAGTTTTGATTTCTCCCGCACCCGTCTGGATTTCTCTATCGTAAGGTTAAATTTGTATCCGACTACCTGGGTTCCTTCTTTAACCTGTTCTCTTCCGACAAAGAAAACCGAATTTGGGCTGTATTGAACAGAAGTGTTATGGGACACTACCCCGTTATCTAAAATGTAATGTTCCACTTCCTTAACTGATATATCATAAACCTTTCTTTTACCTACCTTTTCAATTTTTGCTATTTTCATGCAGAATAATCTCCTCGTAAATGGTTTGAATCACTTCTTCTTTGTTTTTCTTGTAGTCCTTTTCCCAGACTACGAACGTCCGAAATCCAAAATCTTCGATGGTCTGTAATTTGATTGCATCTCTTTTCCAGATTTCAGAAGCCGTCTTTCCCATAAGAATATCATCTGGGGAATAGGTCTCCGGATTTGCATGCCACCAGTTTCCGTTAAATTCTACACATACCATTCTCCTCGTATCAACATAATCGTAAAATACGTACTTCTTGCTTTCCTTGATTAACTTACCAAATTCATCAGGATAATAGTACACATTGGAACAGAAGTCAAATTTACCATGCAAAGAATAACAAAATTCCTTTGCTATCGACGACACCCCTCTTCCTGATTTATGATAAATCTCCTTCATGTGGTCAGCGTATTTCTCTTCCCACGAATCAGGAAATCTTTTCTTCCAGTAAGAATAATGTAGATGGTTGTTCGACAGTCGCACCCCTCTCGGCAAAGAGAGATAGGCATCAGCTCCTTTTTTAAAAAACCCAGACTTTATTTCCTTTGCCTCTGCTAACGAGTATCCCTTGTTCATCCAAAATTCATCGCTCCAGGGATTCATTATCCTAAGCTCTTCTTTGGTATACTTAGCAGACCTGATATCTGCTTTATCTTTTTGGTACTTTGCTCTTTCCTCCACGGCTTCTTCGTAAGAACATCCCCGCGAAGTAAAATACTCAATGGTGCGTTTGCTCCTTTTCGCCTGTGTTTCGGAAGAAAGTTTCTTGGCCTCTTCCGGACTGAATCCTTTACTCTCGAAATACTTCGACGATTTACTATCCTTCTTTGCCATGATGGCATTTACTTCGTCGATAGCTTGTTGAATAGGTATTCCGTTTTTCTTGGCTCTATATTCAGGAACAAACGTATGCGTCTTCCTTTCTGCTCTACATTTCTCGGAGCAGCAGCCCGACCTGTTGTTCTCCGATTTATAAATCACTCCACAATTAAGACAAACCCTATATCCATTTGGGGATTCACTATAGATTAACGCATCTTCGTAGGAGGCCCCGTAATTCGCCATCCATGAGACAGGACAATTTTTCCTGGCCTTGATGAACTCGAAATGTCGCTGAATTACGTCATTTAACGTTTTGTTTTCGAGTTCAATCATCCCTTTACCAACTAAGACAAACTTTCGGGTCGGTTTAATTTCCACCCCGAAAGTTTCCATATAGAATCTGGAGATTTCCTGCGCTATTTCCCTAGATGGCAACAACATCGTCATTTTCAACAAGGTCTTTTGCCTTAACCCATTCCTCTCCGATTTTATATCTGTGATTGGCGGAGCAGGTGTAAGAGTTGCCGTCTTCAAATGTTACCCGATAACATTCAGGTTCACCCTCGTCTAAAGTTTCAGGGTCCCAGACCGCATATACTTCATTTTCACCCCCGAGAGTTTTAACCATGTCGCCTACCTTTACGTCTTCGATAGCTTTTGTGCTGCCGTCTGACATGATTATCTTAGTCCCCCCTTCCAGACAACCCCCCGATTGTATATCCTTGGGAAACATTCCGATTTCCTTATAGGTATGATTAATCGCTATCAGCGGAATATCCTTAACAGCCAGAATAGGCGTAATCTGTCTAAACATCGCCTTTAACGTTTTTGCACGGGTAAAGTCTGCTGCAGATTTTCCTTCTATCGAGTCATCCAGTTCTTTCTTACTGGCTAGATTTCCGATACTATCAATCATGACTACTACTCTGTCTTTCCTTTCGAGTTCTGTTAGCTGAACTACTATGTCATGCTTCAGTTGGTCGATATCAGTAATCGGACAATGAACTACCCTGTCAAGGTCGATTCCCATCTTCTCAAAATAGCTTAATGGAGTTCCGAACTCTGAGTCATAGAAGATACAGACCGATTCCGGAAACGACTTCATGTATTCTGATACCAAGAACAACGAATACATCGATTTGAATCGTTTTGACTCCCCTGCAAATATCGTCGTTCCTCCCGTGATTCCTCCTTTAAGACTACCTGACAATGCTATGTTCATTGCAGGTATGCTCGTGGGTATTTCAAACTTATCCAGAAGCACCGTGGATTCTGAAATCGTTGATGTTAAACCAATGGTACTATTCTTTTTAATCTTGTCAAGAATCGACATTCTTTCTCCTAATCAAATAATGAATAACTTCTTTCTAACTTCCATCCGATAGCATCAGATAGCCTTTTAATAGTACTCAGATAGGTCTTCTCAAAATGCCTTTCGTAATCAATCAGACTTTCTACTTCAAATTCTACTGGCAACTTATCCGGAAAGGCTATCGTATCAACCATCAGCTTGTTCGGCATCTTCAGGAATGCTATCTTTACCTTATCCCTGTTCTGTATCAAAGGATATTTCTTATCCAAGCCTAACTCTTTGATTTTATGATTATAAATCAAAGAAGCCTTGATATGATACGGCGTACCTTTCTTATATACTTTACCATCATCCTGATACTTTTCAATCATATCAAGTCCAGATTCGTTCTCTTTTTCTTCTATCCCATCTTCTCCTTTATCGTCTGTAGTCGAATAAACGTCCATTCCGTTATTACCTATTCCCAGAAGGATATCCTTGTAATCGTGGTCATTCCACGAATCCCTTATTTCTTCAAAGTATTCCAGAAACGAATCATATCCCTCTATCAGCATCTTGTTTACGCTGGTCTTAAGATACTTCCTCACCACCATCGGGGTTGTTCTTCTGACAATCTCGATTCCCTTTACCTTGATTTCTGGATTCTGATATCTTACGCCTTCTGAATCAATCAAGGCACACGCATACTTCTTCTTCTTATACATCAGATGATTCTGATTAATCATCTCACGTTTAAAGTAAAGATGATTCTCGAACACGTTTAACCGGGTCCCGATATCGTTCATGGCCTCTTCCAGAACATCGGCAAGATAGGTCTTTGCAAACTTATCAAGGAAGTTGGTGATTTCCTGGCTACTTTTTTCCTTCTTTACCTTATCCGAAAGAACTCCCCCGAACTTAACAAACAACGAGTCAGTATCCGAGTAAAGAACGTAATCGATTCCTTCGGTCTTAAAGTATTCGTTCAGTCTTTTATTCAGGAACTGTTCTGCTGTCTTGATAACAAACTGTCCGGTAGCCGTGATTCCTTCTGATATCCTGGTATCAAAGAACCGGAAGTGTTCGGCTGCCATAACGCCATAACCTGAGTTGTTCAGAATCTTAGAAGAACCCTGTTTTGAATTCATGGTTTCCTTCTCGTTCCTCATTTCATCAGTGGCCTTGTCCGGATTAGCCTGTATGAAAGCATCTAGTTCAAGCATTCGGTTCTTTGCGTCGTCACGACGTTTTCCTATTCGAGAGAACATGGTCGGAAACAGTCCCATCTTATCTCGCCTGAAATAGAATCCGTTCGCGGATAACGAGTAGTTATTCTTCTTCAGGTCCTCGGTTTCTTCGTATCCTTCTAACAGTCTGTCTATTCCGTCGATAGCGTTCTCAAATATCGATTCGGTATTCACTACTGTTTCGGGAGACATATTTAACGACCGTGCTATGCTGGGATATAGTGCCTTTGCATCAAACGATACTGTCCAGTCGTATATCCCCGGTACCGGTTCCTTTACCGCGGCCCCGATAATCTTCTCGGTAAGTTTCTTTTTCGGGGGGTTATGGACGATTACGTTCTGTTGATACAAATAGTCGTGAATCAATGAATCCCATACCCGCATCGGTTTGAACACGTCTATGTAGTTAACCTTTGCGTAATATGCGGTATCAACAATCTGAGCCAGTAGCTTACGTTTCCGGTCCAGTCTGTTAATAAGCAAAGCATCCTTGATATTATATTCAACGAACAGGGTCGGAGATTTCTCATAGAACTCCTGAAACGTGTCGTACGGATTCTCTACCTTGTTCTCTCCCAGTTCATGATTTGCCACGGTATCCAACTTGTAATCTTCCGGGGACGCCTGGGAGAACTTCTTATACAAAGGAAGGTAATCGATTAACTGAATTCCAATCCATTCATAATTTACTTTCTTCTCCTTGGTCATCGGATCAAGGATTTCTGATGCACGGACCAGTCCCCACGGCGATAAACGTTTAAAATAGGCTTCTGGTACGATTCCCAGGGCACGATTAGTCAGGTACGGAATATCAAAGCCTTCCCCGTTATAGGATGTCAGGATATGTGGATATCTACGCGAGAACAGGAAGATGAACTTCTTGATTAACTCAACTTCGTTCTCCATGACCATTACCTTGGCAAATGGATACTTCTTCTTTATCTGATTCAAGTCAGCATCCAAGGTCGTTAATGTGATAGCCTTATCCGTGACTACATCGGTCATGGTAATAACGTTAATCTCTTCTTCCGGGAGTTCTGGGTTCGGAAATCCTTTCTCTGTCGTGGTCTCGATATCAATCGAATAGATAATGACTTTCGTCAAGTCATATTCGATATCAGAACGATACGTCGAATGAAGATACTGGGTGACTGCGCTATAGTTACCATGGATATCCTGAATATCCTGATACTGTTTCCGGTAATCCCGCATGTCAGATATCTTATCGAACTGAACCTGTCGGAGATTCTTCCCGAACATGTTCGTATATTCTGTTTCGTTCTTGGTAGGTATGAATAAAGAAGGTCTGAATTTAACTTCCTTCAGACCCTCGATATTTCTTACCAGGAGTTTGTTTTTATACTGGAATACATCTGTGTAAAGGTTCATTTATTCCCATGGTGATTAGTCGCAGTGATAGTGTCCTCGATGCCATACGCAGGAGGGTTGATGACGATTATAACGTCTTTGGTGTTGATATTCAAGTCCGTGACGCTGAATATAACGGTTTCCCTGATATCCTCGGTATCTCTGGTTTGGATAGATATACATTTGCGGAGGAATTCCGTACGGATATCCGTATTGGAACTGGAACTGAAGGCGCGGAACCCCGACTCCTCCGTGAATGTATACGTCTGCGGCCATCGACTTGTTTGAATAGACAATGAAACATATCAGGGCGATAAGAATAATGCTTAACCTGAATTCGTTTCTCATACTTCAATCGCCTGCGAATCGCCGGGGATTACTCGGTAGTTGTCTTCCACGCTATCCGGGGTACTTATCTCAAGTATCGTTCCTTCCTCAATACAGGTCAGTTGATGTGGAACAAGGGCTTCGTTTGTCCAGACTGACTCTTTTTCCAACAGAATGACTTTCTTACATGCATTCTTGGTATTAATGATTTCAAGCTGAAACTTTCCTGATAGAACAATCCAGGTTTCAACTTTCTCGCGGTGAAAGTGCATGGAAAATTTTCCACCTTTCCGGAATACGAGTTTCTTTCCGCAGTACTTATCGTTGCTCACGAAAATCATCTCGTGTCCCCATCCTTTCTGCTGGAATCCTGTCAGTCTGGTCATTTTAAACTCCTTTGGTCTTCAAATACAAATCAACTATTTCTTTTACGGTTGGCGCATACGTTCCTACGTGTGATGCAGTAATCGATGCTGAAAGATTGGCGAGGTTCATTACTTCTTCCAAATCATGCTGACCACAAGTCAGCGCCTTAACGATATCATCAGAATGGTACATATAAATGAAGGTAGCTAACCAGGTTTCTCCGCACCCGGTTACGTCCCGCGCATCTACTTTATTCTTCTGATGAACAAACAGGTCATGTGTTTCTGAACCTTCTTTACCGTGGGTCACGATTAAATCAAGGTCATCGAATCCCTTGGTTGCCTTCCTTGCTTTTGCGGCCTCGATATCGTTAATCTTTATCTTCCATCCCTGAAGGTGGGTCAGATTCGGTTTCCGGGTATCAATATACAGATACTTTGAGGAACCGTACTGAACCGCTATCTCAGAAAGTAGCGAACTGGTCAGGAACCCGGTATCGTAGTCAATCGCAATGATTACCTTGATTTTATCATGAACCCTTTGAGACACCTTATCAAATGTTAACACTTCAGGAAACAGTTTATTAATCTTGTCTACTCGTAACAGTTTCTGCCCGGAACGTTCATCCATGTAGTTCCAGATATCAGAAGGATGTTTGCTAAACAACAGGTTCTCGTCAGGAATCGGAACACCTTTAAAGAACCTTTCCAGATTACGGACAAAGTTGTACGACATACCTAGACTCAGGTCATGTCGCGGATTGGTTAAAATAGGAATCGGGGCTTCGGGCGACAAACCGGATACTTCCCCGATTAGATTATGGTCCCGGCAGGTATCCCCGATTATTAATACTTCTTCAGGCTTTAGTAAGTTCATTGATTGTTTTTGTGGTTGAATAATTTTCAAGTCTTTCAAAATATTCGATTTTCCTACAGTGTTCTCCCCCGATAATCGTGCGGCCTTTGTAATCTGAGCCGACTATTCTCAAGGGATTAAAATCTCCACAGACGTCAACTAGTTCTTCATCAGTATCGAAAATCATTATCCGTGACGCCTGAAGTCCTTTCATTCCGGATAAGACATATCTCCTATCGTCCTGATTATTTACAGGTCTCTCGATTCCTTTATTGCGTTTTACTCGAGCATCGGAGTCAACCAAGACGAATATCGGTTCCGAATATTCTCCTCTCTTAGCTAAGACATTTGCGTACTCGAATAGTTCAATATGGCCTCGGTGAATAATATCAAAGCAGCCTGTTACCAAAATCATATAGAATCTCCTGTGTTATCTTACTTATATTTGCAAGCGTCCGATACTGATAGTATTTCTTCAGCTTTTCCGGAAACGCTATCTCTCTTATAAGAACAGGAGAATACCCGAACTTATTTAAGACGTCAATAGCTACTTCCTGAAACGAGGTTAAACTTCCTGATCCGACGTTATAGATGCCCGGTTTATGAGACCTCTTGACGAATTCAAGATGATATTCCACGACGTCTACGACGTTAACGAAATCTCGATAGATATTCTCTGATCCATCAAACAGCCTTATTATTCCTTGGGTGGATAGCTGCTTAACGAATCCTGTATGGGGAGAAGGCTGATGTTTATGCCATTCCCATCTGGGATTATCGGCATAGACGTTGAAATATCGGAATATGAATGCTTTCTCGTACAGACTCAGAACGGTTTCGCACGTCAGTTTTGATTCGGCATATATACTGTTCGGATTCGGCTCATCGGTTTCTGTAAACCAATACTTTGATACGTTACCGTATATAGACGCCGAAGAAGCAAAATGTATAGGAATATTATACTTCTGAGCCGGATAAAGGATATCATTTATAGTCGATTCCACGTTCCATTTGAATACTTCTTCTTGGTTCGTGGAATCGGTTGACGATATTGCTCCAAAATGGAGGATGGCTTTTATATCAGTCTTATATCTATCTACATAGAATCCTACTGACTTGACCGAGTTCTGACCAAACCCAAGAACGCGATATCCTGCATTCTTGAAGGTATTGGCGGCATATGCTCCGATAAAACCATCGACTCCGGTAATGATTATCACCAGCTTATCTCCAGGGTATCTCCGTCCTGATAAATAGAGTATCCGAGATTGTCCAGTTCTACTAACAATTCTTCAGATGGCCAGTATGGTTCCGAAATCATGAGAAACAGATCTCCGTTCTCTATAGCGTTAAACAACAACTGTTTGAAGTTTGAATCAATGAATCGTAAAGCCTTTTTGCGTGCATCTTCTGCTCTAATCAGGACTGACATTTTTGTTCTCCAGAAGTTTAATTTTTGAGTTTCCGGTTATAAAGAATTCAGGGGTCACTGAATTTGCGTTTCCTGCTACCCTGTATAATAATGACGGGAGTTTGGTACATGCTTTCTCCATCATTTCTGGACCGACCCCATTACGAACTGCCATAGTAAACCTTCGGTCTGCTCCCCACCCATGGTGCCAGATATGTCCGTTCTGTTCAATGAACTGTCTTCTATATACCCACGACGAGGTATCAACCAGATAGCCGTTCTGTTCATTACCCATGATAGGCTTATATCCCAACGATTCACATTCGTCAAGACATATGTCACGGCCCTGTTTATCGATGATGGTTCGATGAGAATAAGCAAACGGAAGGTCTTCGTATTTCTCAAGCAGTTCTAAAAGAGTCACGAAATGAAACGCATCAACCAAGTTATCCTGGTCAATGAACGTAACATACGGAGTATTTATCATATGAGCAAAGCCTGCTATTGCTCTATGACCGTACCATCCTCCCTTCCCGATAGAGAAAGGAAGAACTATCTCATATAATTCAACTCCGTTCCGTTCCTGAAATCTGGCTCGGGCCGACGCTATCTTTATCTTTGAATCTTCGTCAAGGTGTTCCTGACCATCTATCACCAGATAAATCAGAGTCTGGTCAGGAACGTTTCCTTTCAGGTTATCCAGTAAATCATATACGTCAGGAGATAACGTGGTCGGAATAACCACGGTAAGCTTCTTATCACTCATTCGTAAGACTCCTGTAATCAAAACATCTTAACCATGATAAATCATATCCCATATTCTGCTCAAACAGAATACCGGTTCCGCCCTGGCTTCTCCAGTCCAGAATGCATTTCTGTTTATCGTCCAACAGTATATCATTGATTCCGTTCTCGACAAACATACCCTTTCCGAAATTCTGATTGTTGAATACTACCGGAAGATTGAACCGGATATTATTCCTTACCCAGAGAACCTTATCCTGATAAGCATTGCCTTCGTATTCAGGAGGACTTGAGGTTAGAAAGAAGACTCGGTCATAACCAAACATATCAACGATTTCGGATACCAGTTCATCCGCGTATTCGAATTTAGTTAACCTGAGATAGAAATTCTTCTCTGAGTTAACTAAATCCCAGTCTTCGTTCGTCATATACAGCCCAGACTCAGATAGCCCTTTTCCGAAATGAGATAGAAACGTTCCGTTAAAGTCTGCGACCGTATGGTCAAGGTCAATAAAGAAACGTCTCTTGGTATCAAGCACGTTGGGAAGCCTCGTATTTCTTATCTGAACGAAGTGTATATTTCTTCTGGAAATTCCAGTTTGATTTATCCCGGAATGGAATCACTTTCAGAAACACTTGGTTTTCGTAGGTGACTTCTTTATCGATAATTTTCAACAGTCCCCATTTCTCGAGCAATTCGGCAATCATATTACGACGGACTAAATCGTCCTGAGTCAAGTCAGCGCGATGCCCATCTAACAGAAACAGCTCTTTGAAATGGACGATGTAATATTTGCCTTGTTTGTGTAGAACATGGCAGCTTTGCCATAACGTTTTACGTCCTTGGTCATCTCTTGACCGCGAAGCCAATCCGACACGTTGCAGCGTTTCCCTCACCTTCAGGAACGAGTTCGTATCAATTTCAACTTCAATCGAATGGTAATCATCGGGCAATTCCAGGTCATCATAAAAAAACTGTTCCAGACTCATTTTCCTTCTCCTTAATTATATTTAAAATCAACAACTTATCTTCGTTACTCAACAATTTTGAATACTCTTTAGCCTTTAACAGACTTACTTTATAGTATTCAGAAATACTCAACAGCTCTTCTGACTCTTTTTTGTTCTTTATCCAAGGAACACGTCTTGACTTCTTATCAACTAACCCAAGCCAAAACTTATAGTTCATCTCAGAATCGACAATTGTATCTGCTATCGACGAAACAAACAAGTATTTTTTATCATTACTGAAGTATTTATTTGTCAGGAACGGAGAATATGCGGCTTTGAATTCGGGCTTCCATTCCTCTCCTTTCCTTAACGAATCGATTACATCAAACGGTCCCATGATTATGTCAACTGTCCTAGTTCAACCATTAACGCAGAAAGAGTAATCTCAGGGTTAACTGCTCTATATAGCTTATCCTGATAGTCTGATATCATCACTATACTTGCGGATAAAGCCTGTCCGTTAAATATCTCGCCTGCCACTGAATAGATGTTCTGTAATAAAATACTATGGTCAGCTTTTGAGTTATCGTTTGCCCATTCTCGAATTCGGACAAAATCGTTCGACTTGATTACCCTCTTGATATACGCAACCTGTTCTTCATCAGAATCACTTAAAGAAGTAATTTCCAAGACTCCTGAACGAGAATGATATTGCATCGTATTGATTATCCTACGCATATCAGGATAATAACGTTTAATCAGAGTAGCAAGTATATCTTTCTTAAAGGATATTCCTTCTTTCCCCAGAATGTCCATACATCGAACAAACATCTGTTTCTGTATATCAACTCTCTCTTCTTCGGAAATCTTGAATTCTATCTCAATCAGCCTCGATTCCCGAAGAGGGGATGATATACGGTTCGGGAAGTTAGCGGTCATGATGAACTTACAGTTTGAAGAAAATTCCTCAATGAATCCCCTAAGGCCGTCCTGAGCAGACGCCGATAATCTATCTGCCTCGTCCATGATAATAGTCTTCATGTTGCCGTCCATAGACATGGTCGAAGCAAAATCAAGAATAGTTGTTCTTAACGTATCTATACCGTTATGTAACGATGCATTAATCAGAAGATACTCTGAATCAAGGTCATTACATAACGCTATAGCCACGGACGTCTTTCCCATTCCCTTATCACCAGATAACAACAAGTGCTGCATTTCACCTTTCTTTACCATCGAACTGAATCCGTCTTTGATATACTTAGGCAGAATACATTCTTCGATGCTGGATGGTCTGTATTTCTCGTTTAAAATCATCTCTATACCTTTGATGATGGGTCACACGACAAGAGATAATCCAAATTATCTCCGGAAAAAGAAAGGAACGAAACGATTCTGGTCTTGCCTTCTCGCCTATTAACACTCATTTTATAATCATCTGGGAGCAATTTCAAATTATCAGTTTTCGCCCAGACGCAAAACTCATCATCGGACTTTCCAAGAACAGTCTTGAACGAATTACCTTCTGCCTTCTTATCATGTAGAGATAACAGAACGTCCCCGTCCTTGGTATAGATACATATCTGGTTTATCCCAGTAATAGAAGAAGCCTTGGTCAGGGCACGAAAGTCCTCTGACAGGAAATCACACGTAAATATCTGTTCCTCAACGATATCTTCTTTGTTCCAAGGAGACCTGTATTTGAGTATGTTTGGGGCGCAGTATTGATACCGGTACTTTCCTCGAGAACCATGAACCGTCACGTCCATGTCCCCAATATCCAGATCGACGTCTTCTAACGAATCCATCATGTTAAGAAGGGTCGGGAGCTGGTATATCCTCATTTCATGCTCAAATGATTCTTCTACCTGTGCCATTCCGTAAAGAATCCCGGCTTCATCCTGAGTCGTTATCGTATTACCAGGCATGATAACAATCGACTGATTTATTCCCGAAAAGCTCTTGAGAATTGATTTTGTCCTACTGCTTAATTTCACGTAGATAATCCTCCATTATCATCCATTCGCTTCTCCGATTCGTATAGAAATGACGTTCAAACAGTTCTTGCTTAGACTTTGATCCGTCCCAGTGTATCAAGTCGTTCGGGTAAATCAGAATCTGTTCTTTCCACATCAGATCGACCAAAACTGCTATACCGGTAAACGTCCCTAGAATATAATCAGGAGAATCTTTAATCAAGGCAAGATTATATCCCAGAGGTTTTGCTACGTCAATGAAAAAGAGTTCGTCTTTGAACTCATTAAGGATATTAAACTTACGCCTTTTATCACAGCTTCCAAATTCGACTCTGTCGCACGCAATTTGCTTGTCTTCGGTTTCCGGAAATTTCAGACCACGATATTTCTCAGGAATAACCAACTCAAAATCATCGTCACAGCTCGTATTAAATATCCGGGAAAAGTTGATAGCATAACGATTAGTCTCTACAGGACGATGGTCTATGTGAACAAATTCGTTTGAAAGGCATATCGATATATTCGGCTCAATGCCGTCGGTCTCAAAATATACCTTCTTGATTCCGGGCTGAGCCTCATACAGTTCCTGTAAACCAACGAACTGACGCATCTTCTCCCGTAGGATAAGAGTTATCTTTCTTCCGGTATCTTTGTAATGACCGGAAATCGAAGGAAGAATAGCTGATGTATCTCCCAGATTCCCGGAATGTGGTAAAAATAGTTTCATTTCGCAAACACCCCAAACCAGTTAGTTGATGAATTATACTGAAGATGAATCATTTCATGCAATCCTTTATAGGCCATCAGAAGCATGGTCTGGTCATCATCAATCAGTCCGATATTAACAAGAGTATCAAGATAATCATAAGATGCAACTCCCAATGACCTGAAGCCTACTGATGTACCGATTACATGACATCCCTGAATGAATACTTCTCCTGACATGACCGCATCAATCGGAGAGACTTCGTTTATTTCATGTTTCGTCTTTCCGTTAGAGAAAAATACCAGCTCCTTTCCTTCTGGAATCTGATAAGTCAGGAAGTCAGTTTTTGGTTCGGTCCGGAAGTATCCGAAATCAAGCCAAGCAAAGGTAGTTTCTAGACAGTATTTATCCCGGAACACCTTTATCAAGAACTGAGACTTCATCCAGTTGATGAACACATAATCAGAGTTCCATCGTTCAGGAGAAGCATCGTTACGGAAACGACTAATCCACCAGTCCGAAGAATGAACTCCCTTTATCTTATCCAGAACCGCGACGTTCCATTCGTGTCCGGTAACTTCCCGTATATCATGATATTCGATATTACTGTTCTTTGGAAGTCTTAACAAGAGGTCCGAATCCACGAAGCATGTGATATGATTCTTCAGGCTCGCCATTCTCTCGAACCGCTCGATGTAAGTATCAACAGTTCGAGGAATGTACGACTGGACCGGTACGCCCCAAGGATTATGACTCCAAGTTCCTCTTCCTATATCGGTAAACGCGGTCACGATATCCATGATTAGCCTCGATAGCCTCGAATCGACTCGTACATATGATAAATCTCGTCGAAAGCCTCTTTTTCTTGCTCCCCGTTCTGTTTATGATACATGGCAACAAGCTTCTTCAGGATAGCCTTATCAATCATGGTCTCTTCAGAAAGTTTCGCGATGATTTCTTTCTGAAGGTCTTTTTCCGCTTCGGTACGAATACACGATTCCGAATATTCGACGAAACCCCCACGAATCCGTTTTACTAAATCTTCTGAAAAAATATTCACTTAATCCTCCTTTACAAAATCTTTGATTATTCTATACGTCACCGCAACGATGACTCCAATTATACTCAGCATGACCACGCCTGAAAATATCAGACCTGCCCATGAATTTCCGTCGCATTCCATATTACCGGGGTCGGTAATAGATATTCAATGCAATCAGAATACTCATTAGTAACCAGAACATCTTTTTCTCCTATTCAAGTTCGTCATTTAAATCCAAATAAGTATCTGATTTATAGAAGGAATTTTCGTCTTCCAAATCTATATCCAGAAACTCGCATATTTGTAACCTTGTTTTCGTCTTCAGATTCTCGGTCTTTATTCTCCGAACAAAAGCCCGGAAGATAATCAAACTGAAGTAACCAAAGGCATTCCGTTTTGCTACCTCGGGCTTGAAAGACGGGAGGGCCTGAATACAGTTCAGAACCGAATCCCCTATCATCTCATCCACCCAAGAATATTCGCGGAAGTTGTGACGATACGCCATATGCGTCGCAATGTCAAGGAAACATTTACCGATATACTCGGATATTCTCGGGTCAGGTAATCCTGCTTCCCGACAGATACGCATTTCATAGATATATTCGGCACAGGCATCGTAAAACTGAGAATTGCTTATGTAGTTATGGCGATAAATCTTCTTCTTTGATTGCATAAGTTAATGAATGTTATGTGACTTGTCTTCATTATCTAATGCTCGTAAAATTTCTTCATACAACTCGCGATTGGTTTCTGAATAAACGGTAGGCTCTGTCGTCAACATAGCATCCCGTTCCCGCCTTTCTTCCCGCTTCTTATACAGAGTGTCAAGGTAATCAAGGTATGAATCCTCGATATACTTACTTGGTCCGTTTGAATTAATCATGACATGGACCGTCTTAATCATGGCGGAATCAGCATCAAATTCTCCAAGATAATCGGAGAAGAACATCTCCGTATCCACGATTTCCCCAGTCTCGTCCATCATCGGTTCGAAGGTCAGTTCGGTGGGGTCGTGAGCAATGAATGACTCACAACCTGATTCGATGATATCCACTAGGGGACTTTCTAACCTTGCGACGATTACCTGGCCCGAAATCAGCCGAAAAATCTCAACGTAATCTCCGACGATTTCCATTTCTTGTTCTAAATCTTCCATCAAAACTTAATCTCCTTGTAAATGATTTTGTAACCGTCTTCTTTGTAATACTCCCGTCTTTTCTTTCCGTGTAAGAAAGCATAATTCGGTCTTCCTTTTGTCCCGGCCCGAAGGTCATCGACTATATCATATACATGAGCAACATCCTTTGAGAAATGAGTTCGAAGCATTCTTCCCAAGGTCTGTTTCACACGGACAACACTCTTTGACCCCATGGCCATGACTAAGTTCTTAAGATTCTTTACGTTTACTCCGGTGCTGAACGTTCCGTATGAACAGAATAATACGTTATCGTCGGATGATTCAAGTATTTCCCGAATCCTCTCCCGCTCTTCTATCGGAGTTGCTCCGTTAACCACGAATACGTTTTGTTTCGGATTACGTTTCCGGTACTCGGTCATCATAGGAGTAAGATGCTTTTCTACCAGGTCATAGATAACCAGAGTGTTTCCTCGCAATGACTTAATCAGGCTATACATCATTTCACGTCGTGCCGGAGAAGTCGCGATGAACTCTCGTTCCTGCATATAATCCTTTTCTCGAAGACGAGGAATATCTTCTTTCGGGTGCTTACAGAGAATCATCTTTACCAAGAGTTCAGTAGCACGACCAGAATCGATTATCTCTCGAGTAGAAACGATATCATATACCTTTCCGACTAGGCCCCTGATAGTTAGCTCATGTAGTTCTATTCCATCCAGGGTTCCAGTAACACCTAATCGTCTATCACAGTTGACGCAGCTTTCCAGAACGTCCTTGAACGTCTTTGCTTTTGCTCTATGAACTTCATCATGGACAACTGCATTGAACGGAAGGAACCATCCTTTAGGCTGCTTCATGATTGCCTGAACGTTGACGATTACCACAGGCTTCACGATGACCTTTTCCGAGTCGTCATGCATAATCTGAACGAACTCTCCGGGATCAAATTCAGGGTCTTTTGTTGCGTAGGTCTGGAAGTCTTTGAATAACTGGTAGACTAACTGAACGTTAGGGACCACCAGAAGAATTTGACGTTCTGGTTCGTGCTCCAGAAGCCATCTGATAAAAAGGAATAAAATTAACGACTTGCCCGCAGATGTAGAAGCCTTCATTACCGCGCGTTTATTCCGTATCGCAGTATGTAAAGCGGTAATCTGATAATCATATGCCTTTATATCAGAAGAGCCTCCATAAAGGCTTAGATCGTTAATATAAGCGTCTATTTCTTCAGAAGGTATCTCAACCTTCTCTGAATCTATTTCAAGTGTATACGTCTTCCTGTTGCGTTTTAGAAGCATTATAAGTTCAGGCAATAGGCCGACGTAGAGAGTCTGGTCCATCCTGAACAAACGGATGATTCCGTCCCACTTCTTTGCCTTTACCAAGGGATTGTACTTAGCATTCTCTATCTTATACGAGAACCTCTCCCGAATCTCGCGGAGCAACCCTTGGTCTTCGGTAACCACCTGCATGAATACTTCGTTTACTTTAACTATCTTTACTTCATGCACCTGATTCAAATATCCTTGCTTGAATTATGTTCTTTATATCGTACGAACGCTGGTATATCATCTTCATGATACTCTCCAGCGATTCAATTACGATTTCCAGTTCAGACAACCGGTCTTCCAATGAAATGTAATCGGGATGTCCCTGAATCAGGGTTTCCAGTTCTCCTTTCAGAGGCTTCTTTCCCTGATACTGATTCCATTTCCTTTCTTCCAACTCTGCCTTTTCCATTTGACCATTATAATACTTGATAAGTTCCCGACGAAGAGTTATGCAATCGTTGGCGGCCTGTTTCAGTTCTCGCTTAGCATCAATCAGATATCCAAGATATCGGGAATGGAGCCTCGGAGTATCAAACACTGCCTGTTGAATATTCAGATCATCGATAATCGAATCAATTTTCCAGCTTGATTTTAAGTCTTTGAAAGTTAAGCACATTTATACTCTCCTCTTATCAAAATGACGATTAATCACAAGGGTTTTCTTGGGTCGAGATATAGCGGTGTACAGCATTTTCATGGCCACTATCTTCCGGAAGATATCCTTACTATCTCTGTCTGGATTCATATTCTTTCCCGAGAAAAGAATATTATTCATAGCAACGATGGAACGGTCCCATTGCAGACCCTGTGCACGATGAACCGTAGATACTCGCGCATCCCTCAAAACAACTACTTTACTCATGAAGGCAGACAAGGACCAGTTACTTAACTGTTTATCTTCATCAAAAGTCGATTTTCCTCGGTTCTTCTCGTTTATCTTTGCGGAAGCGCGCAACTCATCAAGTTTCTTATCAAACTCTTCTGAAATAGACGGAACAAAAGCCTGAACTCCGTCTATTGAAATTGAATCGAAATCGATGTCCCATTTGGTCAAGGCTCTCTTTTCAAGTTCTTTAATCTCTACGTCTGTATTGTTTCCGATTACTATTTCTCCTTTCATCTTACCGTTATTACGAGACAGATTCATGATGCATCCGTTAGTCATGGCTCTACCTCCCACCCTGTACCATTCTGGAAGGACTCTTTGAACAGCATCAACTGTCGGATTCCCATAAGCGATGAATACTGAGCCAGAATATTTAACCAGGAACGGCTTAATCTGTTCTGTCTTGATGTTCGTAAATACTGATTTATCCCCGATATCATTAATTATTTCATCAATTTTCTTCATCATCTTTACCGGATTATGGTAATAATCGATACATTCTCCGGTAAAGATGGATTCTCGAAGCATGGAACAGACATGATATAGGGACGAATTAGCTGACTGTCTGAACGGCGTTGTCAGCTCAATCACGTTTTCGACCTTCCTGATTACTCCCGGAGTACTCTCTTCCTCGGTCAGGATTTTTGTTCGGTCAAAATCTCCAGAAATTACCGGGGGAATCTGAGCGATGTCTCCTACAAAAAGGACTCTTCCTTTCGTCTTACGAAGGATTTCGTTAATGAATTCGTCGGTAAGCATGGACACTTCGTCCACGATAAGAACGTTCTTGTTGACATCAAACTGCGAAGCCTCGGTATTCTTTCCTGTAAACCCGAATTCGGACTTTGCGTAGTTATGGCTTATCACAGAGTACGAAAGGAAAGACTGAATAGTAATAGGAGCACACTCAGGATGGAGTCCCTCAAGCCTGTCTTTGGCTACATGGGTCGGGGCCGTAAGAATTGGCACGAAACCAGAATCGAAACAATCCTGAAGGAATATTCCAACGATACTACTTTTACCAAAACCAGCCCCCGCTGTAAGGAATACTGGTTTGGCGACATCCCCGAACAGTAATTCACCTATCTTCTTCAAGGCAAGAGACTGTTCGTCTGATAGCATTTCTTTAGTTATTTGCATATCGACCTCCACTCTGATAAAAAGACCGGGCCGAAGCCCGGAATAAACACAAAGGAAACAACGGCTTACTGTTTTTTAGTCCATTTATCGAACAAGACGTTTCCGTTTTCAGTAATGACAGCAAACAACTGACGGTAAGCATACGGGAATCCGAATGCTGTAATAACGGCATATAACAAAGTCGTTACTCTAGTTTCCTCGAGTAACGACTTTGTTATTTCAGCCATCAAGGATTCGCGATTAACGATCAAGACAGCCACGAAGATTACGAAAGCGATTACGAGATATGCGCCGATAATAGTGGTCATTTTTTTTAACTCCTCTGTAAATTTAAATGGAAATGAATCTTAACAAATTTAAACTGGGATGTCAACCCTTATACGCTTCTGGTTTTCCGAGAATGGCTTCAGGATTACCTGCAAACCGGAAATGGCCAAAATGGTCCAGCTTGATGAACGGATCAAGCCAGATTTCACCGCCCATCCGTTGCCACTGACGACAGAAGAAATAATCCTCTGAGTTATACGGACCGAAAGAACCATCTTCGTTTTTCTCGATATCTGTATCAAAGAAAGCAAACCATCTGTCGTATTCTCGTTTACCAAGGTCAAGGTCATTCTTATACTCGATTTCCGGATATTCTTCAATCATATCATAAAAGACATGACGTTTAATCATCATGAAACCGGTGGCCAAGTCTCGAACCTGAGTCATGCCGTTAGATAACTTGATAGTTTTCTTTACCGGGTCTTCAAATTTAAAGTTCATTGCATACTGAGCCCCGTGGTAAGGCAACTGTTCAGGAGGAACTCCGTTCTTTGCTGCCTCCGCGATTGCTTTCCAGTTCAGTCCTTTTTTAGGATAGGCACCACCACATACGTCCTTATCAGCAAGGAGAAGTTTGATTACTGATTCAGGTTCAAAGCCGATATCAGCATCAATGAACATGAGGTGTGTATAATCTGAGTTGAGGAAACTCGAAACTATAACGTTTCGAGAACGGGGGACGAGACTTTCATTTGCTACCGTGCACCAGGCAAGAGGAATATTATATTTAGAAAACCAAGTATTCAGTTTTAAACATGACCGAAAATAAGCCTCCGTATTTGCACCACCGTACATAGGAGTACCAATCATCAGTTTAACTTCTGATCTCAATTTATCTACATCCACTCGAACCTGTCCCGGTTTCAGTTCTGATTCTTTACTCTGAATTTCTTTGATATCCAATTTAACTCCTCTGTTTAACAATTATTCTATTGAATCTATAAGCAAACGTTGCTCCACAAGTTGCATAATCATAATTTGACATCTTGGTGTTGAAATCGACCTTCCCAAGAACTATTGGGAACGCATCCTCGTATTCTACCACCATCAGTTCATGATTATCCGAATCCAGAACAATCAGACTTAAATCTGATACTAACAGGTCCTGACTATTCTTTCTTATCACCTGCTCATCAGATACCTTCCCATAATCATTATAATCAGTCGGAAACCCTATAGCCTCCATCCAGTTACGAATCTCCATGTAATTTTCAAGATTCTCGGATATGATGAAATTTATATTGAAGTCGCCATGGAACAGCTTATCGTACGGGTGAGGTATGTCGACGAAAGAAGTAGCCTGTTGCGCTGGTTGTGAGGTAATCTCCGGAATATCAGCTTCCTGACAAGTAAATGATACTGCCGGAGAGTTCTTTATTACTAGTCGAAACGAGTTCGGCCTTAAGTAGTTATAATTACGCGACATAATTCTCCTAAATATTATAGACTTTGACGCCGCCTTCTTTCAAAAGTTCAATTCCAGAATCACATCGGTATTTCGTTCTGTAATAGACTTCCTCGATTCCTGCTCCCAGAATGGTCTTGAAACATTCTACGCAAGGAGAATGAGTAAGGAATAACGACGTCCCTTCACTTGATTCATGACTTTTCGTTAGGTGAAGAATGGCATTCTCTTCGGCATGAATGACGTGGGGTTTCGTGGTAAGTTTATATCTTCCTATCAGGACGCCATCGTAATCAGAGAACTCTTCAAACGGATAATCCTCTGTCCGTTCTCCTTCTTTCCAGAAGACTTTATCCTCGCATTTATTATCCCAGCCCGGAGGAGTTCCGTTATATCCAAACGAAAGGATTCTATTTCCTTTTACGATTACTGCTCCTACTTTCATCTTCTTTGCATAGGATAACTGAGCAACGTCGTGTGCCAGTTTGATATAAACATCTTGATACTTTGGTCTAATCAGCATTTTTGATTTCCGATTCTTTGCGTCGTTTAAGGTATTCTCCCAGGGTACTAGGATTCTCGTTCATAAGAACTGATGTTTCTGGGGGCCTGTTTCTTTGGTGCGTAGATGTGTAGTTCTTGTAATAGTCAAACGTATTTATTGTAGCGGAATCGATTTTCTTTGGCTTCAGTTCCAGATGGTCGATAGAATCGTTAATAATCTTATCTGTCTCTTCCTTCGAGAAGTTCATGATTCCGTCGTTCATTCTATCAGCGAGGTCTGCATCCACTGTATTCAGGCGGATAGGAACATACGTAGGCGATCTAAAATCAGGATTCCGGAATGTTCGCACGAGTTCTGTTTCGTATGAGATATTCTCCCGGAAAGTAGCTCCAAGAATCAAGGACGTTTTCTTATCGAATGCTCTGGCCATGTGCTGACCAACTGAGTCTATTCCGATAAATCCGTCTGAGTTCGCTATCATGGCGGCCCAGAATCTCAGGTCTCGATTCGGAACTAGCTCTTTAGTGTTTGCCATCGGAGCTCCTTCCGGAAACATTTCGTCTGGTCCAAAATAGATGACTCCGGCTACTTTCGATAGTTCCGTGCCGATTTGTCTTACCATATCGGTAGGTAAAGAACGATTTGATGAATCCATCACTTTTCCGCCGGAAAGCTTTGCTCCTGAGCCGTAAGGCTGGAACACTACTACTTTGTTCTTGTTCAGTTGTCGTTTCAGGGATTCTACTGCGTTTGATGCAAAATCCTGTTCAAGAGTACTCAAGTATATAGAACCTTCTATAGCAGATTCATCTAATTCTACATCAAGAACTTCTCCCCAGGCCAGAACCAGATTAGAATCCTGATTCATATAATCTCGGGAAAAGTAAGGTTCAGGAGAAATGATTTTTGATTGCCTCAGGTACTCAGAGTTTCCTTTCTGGTTGATATCAAAGGAAATGTTCTGGAGTGTCGGATTGCCCAGAAATAACTCTGACCATCCGTAGGTGAATATCCTGACTTCTCCGCAAGTCTGGTATACGTATGCTTCCAGTGCAGGAATCGCGGTAAGAATTCTTCCGGCTCCTCCTGATAAGATAATTGACGTCTTCATTTCTTCTCTTTGCTCCAAGTGTTAATGGTTTCTATTGCCGTCTTGATGGTCAGTTCACGGTCCCCGGTCCCGATATGATTAAAGTAGTATCTCATCCATGGCTCCCAGGTTATCCCATGATACGGTATTTTATACTTAGCAAGGTTATAGCTGACTATGTACTCGTCTATATCTCCTTCCCTGACCAGACAGACTTCTTTTGCTTCGGAAGGAGTAATATCGATGTCTTCAAATAGGCGGAAGTTCTTCTTTGCTGCGATAATAGCGTTTGATGCCATTCCGACATTCCTTCCGTCTTCAATCGAATACCGATTAGATTTGAACTTAGTATGAAAGTCATAGGTATCGTTCACGGCTACCCAGTCATCGTTTCTCAAGATAGTCGAGAAATCCGGGAATTCATCATGAATCAGAACATCAGCGTCCAAAAGCATCGCGTAATCATATCCGCACAAGTATTCCCGGATTTTGAGCTTTTCCCAATGAATATGGAAGTGTGGGTTCGTTACTCTGGTATCCACTACCAGGTCAGCTCCTATCCGATTAGCGTAATTATATACCGTCGGATAGGTGAGTTCCATCATTTCCGGAAAATAATTATTGGTGTACGATATATAAATCAGCTTACGCATCTTTTTCGTTTCCGTTGAGTTCGGATATAGTACTGGTTCCGCGTAAGTCGTATGCATAGATTCCATCCTGAACGATTGAGAAGATATCTGCCCGAATGAAGATATCCAAGGTCTTTATCATTCCGTATTTGATTACTTCTGCTATCAATTGTCTTGCTACCGCAACGTCGATAAGATAAGCATGTGCTCGACAGATACTTCTCCACGAGCCATCGAATATGGACGCATGAGGAGGAATGAACGGAATTTGTGGCATTGCTCCAGTTCCCTGCTCGTAGCAACCAAGGAACTGGATAGAGTTATAGAACTTTGCGTGTTCGATTTTCTTAAGCATCACTGCATCGTGTTCAAGGATAACGATAGGCTTTCCGTACTGAACGCAATGGACCCATAAGGATAGATGAGAAAGGAAACAGGCTACCTGTGAATTCGAGTATACGTTGCTAGGAACTCGAAACAAGTGCCAAGGAATCCAAGAATAATTTCCCGGAATAAGGATATCTTCTCCTGTTCCGTCTATTCCTTCCCAGACTCGATAGTTCATATCCACGGCTCTACATGATTCGACTGCTCGGTCTGTCAATTTCTCTGAAATCTTGTTTCCGGGGAGTGTAATGATGTAAGCGGCATCAACTCCTCGTTCTTCTTCAAATGAGCGAGGGGAAAAGGTAAATTTATCATGTTTAATCATTTGAGTTCCGTTAAAATGGTTACACGTTTTGGATACTTTATTCACAGGCCACAAAACACACTTCTTTTTCATTTGAATACAATCGACATGTCGATTTCTAATTATCAACAGGTTTTTGACATCCTCCGCATATACAATCATCTTCATAAGTAGCACAACATATACAAGTATTTGATGGGATGGGATTGCCGAGTTCATCTTCAATAAAAATATAAGTGTCGTCATTGAATATTTCAGCGTGAAATCCGTCTACATTCCCCAATTTTGAAAATTGATAATCCGGTTTTTTATATACTCTTCTCATCTAATTCCCGATATTTTTAAGTTAATCAATAGAACCAAGCGCGGTCGATTTCCGGGGCTTTGAAAGCCGAAAGTTCGTGCGCCCAAGTCATAACCGAAAAGCCTTCGAAGTTCGCGCCCGGATACTTGGCAACAATTGCGGCGATTGCTTCAACGGAAATTGCTTCTTTCGCCGATTCCAAAACGCTTTCGTCGAATTGGTTAGAAACGTTAAATTTCTTTTCGCCGTTGGCCCAAGCGACCAATTCAATTTCAATTTTTATTTCGACGGCGGTTTTAAGGTTGGTTACGTTCATTTCGGCGGCGGTTGCGTTCATGTTCATAAATCCTTCTGGGCTGTGTTCGTTGTTTCGATGGTTTGTATTATACGTACACTTCGAAGCTATGTCAAGAATATTCTGTTACTTTATTTTAGACATAGTTTTAGCCCGCCATGTGAATACCCGTTAAATTATCATAAGACTTTAATGCTTTTAAACCAAAACCCAAAACCTACTGGGCTGGTCTTAGCGTACTATAACTGACTAGTAATACTCTAGTGTACTAAACTGGTTTATACCGATTCTGTACCTGATTCTTAACAGCCTGTTACGTACTCAAGTCATGAAAACACTAAATTAAAACTCAACGAAGAATGCTGTTACTACCGCGTGCTCTATCCACGCAAGCTTCTTTCTTCAGGTATTTTGATTTTGTGAGAAGAATTACTGTTGAAATCCTGTATCTTCTGACGGCCATTTGATAGGAGCTTATCAGTGCTTTATGGCAATCAAAACCTATATCGTATGAACGACGAGCGTCCATTTTGTTCTTGTTTTATCTTAGTGTTCTCTTAAGATAACCTTTAAGTAAACACTTGGCTTCGATGAGGACCAATTTCAAGATATGATATGACGTATCTTTCCTCAAGCTCTTGGAAGTTTGTCAAGCTTCCTCTGACCTAGAGTTGCCATGTGCCCCGTTGATTTAGGGGAGTCCCAACTCTTTTATTATCGACCGGTTTTTTCAGAACCCGGAGGAAAACATCGACTAAAATGCTTCCCCGAAACTGCCTTGCGTCACAATGGGAGAGGTCGTTTTCTAAGGATGGCGTCACACATCCTTCTCCGCAGGGCTTAAGCGGAGGTAAATACCGTTATTTGGAGCAATGTTTCGCTATTGGTTACCATCAACACGTTTTCTGTGTTAGTCTTGATTATTCAGGAAAGTCGATTCCTCTCGGACACTATTGTTATTAGCTACGTGTCATATACTTTATCGACTTTCTTTAGAACAGACATTTTCTGTCTGAACCGGCTAACCCACGGATTTTAACTTTATACGGGTGCCCAGTTATCTATTTGCCCGGAGAGGAATAACCAACCTCCATATGAACACGAGCCTGCCATTACGTGGCCAGCGGACCAAAAAAACCTTGTCAGCTCTTTTGGTCATCTCCCCTTAAATTGTCATGGAGAGTATTAGTATGATACCAAATCAAAAACTAAGTTCAACTAATTTTCTGTTGAATTATGGAAGGAAATCTATGCTCTTGCTATCTGAAGGAATTCGTCCTCTGATAGCAAGAGACGTAAAGAGGTCTGAGTCTACATGATAGTCCCATTTCTTCTAAGAACGAAAAAACGAGACATTTATTCCTCTATCCAAGTCCATTCTGAGCCAGGAATTCTATCCATTTCCATCATCACTGTTTGTAACTGGTGATAAATTGATGACTTATCCCGTTCAAGATAATTAAGGGTTTCTCTACTTAGTTTGAGATGGCGTTCTACTTCCTTTTTCAGGGCGCGACGCCTTGATTTGGTTGCATCAGAGAGTCTCCAGCCTTCCGATTCGTATTTCGATATTAAGTCTTTGTTTCTGCTTACATAATTCATTGTGATTTTCCTTTTTCATAAATAGTTATATTACTTATTCGGCTTTCCAATCATGGACTTATTACTTCATCTTATTCCTACCTGGGCCATTGTTATCGCTTTCGGTATTACTATTATTATCCTGATTGGCTCTGACGTTGTCAAGGGGATTCCGTTTATCGGGAAGTACGGTTATTTCATCATGCCGGTAGGAATCGTGATTATTTCATTGTGCGTCTATCTTCTTACCTTCCGGAGTGTTAATGATTCGTGGAACCAGAAGGTTACAGAACTGGAACATAGGATGGAGATTCTGAAGGAAAAGTCGGAGGTCGTTAACATCCGCATAGAGAAGGAATATATCGAGGTTCCAATTGAGAAGGTGATTACTCGAAACAGGGTTCTTAGAGAACAGGTTCCGATTGTGATTACCAAGGAGAATGATTGTTCTATTCCTAAGGAAGCGATTGAGATTTATAATAAGTCTTTGAATATTAATGAATAATTCAGTACAGTCTGCGCATGACGTTGAGATAAACAGGTTGATGCTTGTTTCGTCGACCAATCAAATCATTGATTTGATTGATTTTTTAGTTGAGATTAATATCTACGAGGACTTGTTCTCAAATACGCTGAGTGGGCAGATAATGATTTCGGACTCCCGTGGCCTGATTGATAAGCTTCCTCTGGTGGGAGACGAATATCTATTCGTGAAGATTAAAACACCTTCTTTCACTTCGGTCATCGAAAAGACATTCCGGATATATAAGATTTCAGACAGGGTTATCGTTCGAGATACTAACACCCAGTCCTATGTGCTTCACTTTGCATCAATCGAATTATTCCATGATATCTCGTTGCCGTTGTATCTTCCGTTTTCCGGCATGATTCAGGACGTGGTCGAGGATATCTATCTGAATTTCATTTCCACGAACCGTGAATACGAAGTAGAGAGTAACGGCTCGAGGCTTAAAGAAATAGACAGGATTACTCCTATGGCCATCCTGAACGAGGTAGAGAATAAAGTCAAATACGTCTCTCCCGGATGGACTCCTTTCAAGAATATTAACTGGCTTGCATCAAAGTCTATACCCAAGAACGAGACCGCGTGCTCATATCTGTTCTGGGAATCAAACAAGTGTTTTTACTTTGGTTCCGTGGAATATCTGATGAAGGAAGGTCAGGAAAGGAGTATCGGGACGTATACGCCCACGGTATCCGGCATCTATAACGAACAAGGGACGCTTGACCATAATCGTGAGAAGTTCATTATTTCTGACATCAGAATCATGGAAAACCTTGACCAGATTAAGAACCATTCAAACGGATATCTATCTTCGTCGGTGATTGACGTAGACGTACATAACAGAAGATACGACATTATCGCCTACGATTATACTGAAGAATATCAGAACCAGTATCATACCAGCGGGGACGGGATTAAATCGATTCCCTTGTTCATGAAAGAAGGAATACGGAACCCAGGTTACTTTCAAGACTTCAGGGTTCGCAACCAGGCATTGTACAATAACTTTAATGATAACGTTGACCAGCGCATGAAGGACAAGTATCCGAACCGGAGAAGTTCTCTTCTTGAACTGAGTAATATGAAGTTACATGCAACTATTCCCGGAAGAACAGATATTGAAGTAGGCGGAATGCTTACCTTGAAATATCCTTCAGGAGGAGTAGAAAGCAAATCAGATACGAATCTGGATACGATGTATTCAGGCAACTATCTGATTACTGCAATTCGTCATAACATAAACAGGCTGAGACACACGTGCCATATCGAAATTATCAAAGACTCATTATTTAACCCATCAATTTAAGGAATCATCCATGACAATCTACCATACCAATAACCCAATAGAACACTCAACCGTACTTGATTACATGGCAACGATATTCACTGCCTTTGTAGCATTCGACTATTTCGGATTCGTTGAGATTTATTTTCATTCCATCGCCTTGATTCTTGGTGTGGTGTACTGGTTATTGCGGGTAATCGAGTTGGTGACAGGAAATCTGATTTCATGCTGGGTAAGAAGAAAGCTCCTGAAGAAAGAAGATATAGAGGAAGATAAATAGGCCAAGAATGCACCAGGATGCGTTTTAAGGCGGTTTTAAAGGCTCAGGATAGGATAACTCTATGAGGACTCAAAAAGGTATTTATTATGTAACAAATCGCGAAAAATATATAGACCTGAATGGTGAACCGGTATTTCGGTCAAGCTGGGAAAGAAAGTTCATGATATGGCTTGATGAAAGTACGTCTGTCGTCTCGTGGTCAAGTGAATCGACCGTGATTCCGTATATCAGTCCCGTGGACAATAAATATCACAGATACTTTGTTGACTTCTCGGTCAAGATGAAAGATGCAAAAGGGAATATCGTTGATTACCTGGTGGAGATTAAACCGGAAGTTCAGGCACTACCCCCGGTAAGAGGAAAGAAGAAAGAAAAAACCTATATTAATGAAGTATTTACTTACGGCGTTAACCAGAGTAAATGGGAACAGGCAAGGAAGTATTGCGAAAAGACGGGAAAGAAATTTATTGTCCTTTCCCTTGATAAGAATGATGGATGGAAGGTAGTCGGTTAGTTAGTTGCCCAGCTTACTAGAGCATAACGGATTCCTTCTTTGACCGGAATGACTTCATGTGGATAACGATGGTCAGAAGGAAAGATTACTACGCTTCCGGCTTTCGGGGATATCGTAACTCCTTGTTTTGGGAATACTAACTCCCCCCCTTGATAATTATCATTCAGATAGAAGATGATAGTAAAGTCACGGTCAGTTACCCGTTTCCATTCTCCGTTAATCAGTTCTTCTGAATCGTTATGTTCCCCGTAACGTTCCCCGACTGAATACGATACGAGCTGAGGTTCTTCTATTCCGGTTGAATCAGGAAGATAGAACTTGATTGCTTCCTTGATAACAGAACGTTGTTCCTCGGTCAGGGAAATCCATCTTGCGGTTCTGTAATCGTTTGTTATCTGGTTATCCCCGTATCCGACTGTTGCCTTTGAACGATAAGCAGTTTCGATATCGTTTATATCAAGGTGGAAGTCGGATAAGGCGAATTGGTCGCTGTGAATCTGAATAAGGTTATTGTTCATGGAAGACATATCGCTCACTTGTTTTATAACGCGACAACCGCAACATCACGATTGTCTTCTGTTAAACGCACAAGTCCGTAAAGCACTTAACGTGCCGTTTAGTAATTTCAAACTTACTTGGATATCGCAAGGTTGAATACTATTCTAAAATCAAACTCAATCATAGTCAAGTATTATTTTTTGTTGCGATTGTTGCGTTTGAATCAGGAAGTTGACTGAATTTGATTGAGAGTAACCTTAAATTTTCATATCGTGTATGAAATTGACGAGTGAATTTAATCAAATTATCTATTTATGAATAGAGTCGCTCCTCCGTTGGTGCTGAATTTATAATCTTCAAACTGACAAGTCGGAGCAGGACAGCCAAAAACGATATTATTGTTACATGGATAATAGACATTATAACCTAAATGAGTTCCTGAAATAACATGAAAATACCACCGAGAATCACATCCTTCTATCTTTCCTTTCAATCTGCCTGCATCTGAACATATAGTGGCCCAACACCATCCGTTTATGATTACCGGACTACTTCTGAGGACAGGAGGATTTGGAGGAGGAACAAATGAACATCCCCACCCCCATAAACGATTGTTGTCGTTATTGCGTATTCCATATACCGAATCGGAAACAGTAGTAACGGCACATTTCCAATTGCCTGGTATCTGAATAGGGGATGTGGTTGGAGTTGTGCTGCCATTTCCTAATACTCCGCGATCTCCTCTTCCCCAGGCCCATAGAGTACAGTTGTTCTTTAGGGCTATTACTGAATCTCCATGAACAGATAAACAAACACTTTTCCATGAACCAGGAATCTTAACCGGTGAATCCGCGACTGTTGCTATCCCGCATAGTGCATAATGTAAAGAACAGCTATTTCCCCACATCCATAACGAGCAATCAGACTTAATCGCCCCGGTAATTCTTCCCAGTCCGCACCAGTTTCTATTAAAGTCTAACCACTTTCCGGGAATCTGGACCATAGATAAGGAAGGAGCATTGGTATTATTTCCAAGATGTCCTGCTTCGCCCCAAGTCCAGAGGTTATCATCAGTATCAATTCCGATTCCAAGCCAGTATTTCTTCCATCTTCCAGGAATCTGAGTTGGGGAAGATATATATTCCACCGAACACGGAACCCCGAAATTCCCGCACTGATTATATCTTCCCCATGACCAAACAGAACAGTCTGCTTTTCTTGCCATGAAACCCTGCCTGTCGGCATATTGAATGTCAATCCATTGACCTGGAAATTTAACTGGGGATGGATATGTTCCGTGACCCCCGCACGTGTTGAAATATACTCCCCCAAACGCCCAGATATCTCCGAACGGGTCATTGTCCTTTGAGTAATCCACCCATTGTCCGCGAACGGAGTATTTATAAACGTCGCACAGTTCCCATATATGAGAATGCCAGGGTTGCTTCTCCATTAAGATATGTCTTTCTTGCCAGAAACGATTGCTTCGATACGATTTGGCATATTCGCGGAAACCATGATTTTATGGTTAGCCGGAAGGAATTTAGGTTTCTCGAGTAATTCAATTGTTCCCCCAGAAGGAACGACCATACCAAAACAGTAATATCCTTGAATTACGTTTGCCGCATTTACCCAAGTGCAATTAACCTGAGCATCAAATCCACCTGCTGAATCATTGGTCAGAAGGATAGATTCGATAACCGAGTTTGCGTCAGTCTGACCTGCTATCATATAGGTATCAGAAACGGTTATATCGACTCCTGAACCGAAATAAGCTGATTCGTCACTCTTCTCCAAGGTGATAGTTGCGTGTAACCGGTTGGCATCCGAGGCAACCATCTGGATATAATTACCAGGTTGTAGAATCTTCGGTTTCTTCAGGATTTCGGTTGCGGTATTCTTGGTCAATGGAACGCTATCCCCCAGAGTGATATTGGTAGCATACCCTGTTCCCAACAGATTAATTGTTGCGTTTGCGTTTCCTTCTGAACTGATATTAGTTACATGAATCGAATGAAGTATATATCTTGCGTCAGGGTCAGTATTAGGAATTACTAAGGCATTTGCAGCAGAAGTGGTCAACAGGTATCCGGTAGACTGAGAAATTTCAGTATTGAATAAACCTGAGCCTCCTCCGCCTCCTGTTCCGGAGATATTCGACAACAGACCACCGTCCCCTGAGAACAAAGCGGCACTGAATGTTCCTGATGCTGTCCCGTCAACGATAGTAATAGAGTTTGCGTCTTGGAAAGCCATGGTACCAAGATTACCGCCTGCACCATCATTGATAAGGTCGATGATATTAGCGGTAGTCCATTCTGTTCCGTCCCCGATAACAACAAAGTTTTCTGTAGGAGTTAAAGCCGCCAGGTCATCAAGATTCGTATTCCATGCCTGAACGTGGTTTCCTATTTCCAGACCAAGATTTGTTCTGGCCTGTGTCGCTGTATTTGCTTGTGTCCCACCATACTGAATAGGTACGATATTTCCTTTCCAATCAGTATTAGTGATTTCTCCGCCCGTGATTCGCACATTCGATAAATCGATGTTCGCAGCTTCTGTGGATTTCTGGTATACTTCATTGATCGCAGCAACCAGATTTCCTTTATCCGTGGTAGACAGTCCTTCGAGATTACCTTGATTCGTGATTACGTTACCAAGGGTACCCGAGACTTCGCCTATTTCGGTATTTAAGTTTGCAAAATTACCGTCAACTTCTGAGTTTGTTAACGGGGTTCCTTTGACGTTACGTAAGGTAATGACTGCCATATGTCCTCTTTCCGGGAATTGTTATTCTTTAATACTACTATTTATGAATTTTCGCATGATTGCAAGTTCCTGTTTAAGTTCAAGAACTGTATTGACCAGAAGTTTCTTTTCTGAGTATTCTTTGAATGCCGACGTATCCGAGTTAACGATTGCACCGGTATCCATGTTTTTTGTGAATCCGGGAAAGTCCCGGACCTTTCTTTCTTTAATCATGTTTTATGCAAGTACGATTGTTCTGAGGGACGATACCTTTGGCACTCTTGCTGAGTTATCGCTTAACAGAACTATCTTAAGAATCAATGATGTAAACTGAGGAAGTTCGTCTACCTGATGGTCAACTTCATAGAACTCACTTCCCATTGCTTGTTTAATCGAGATATCCGGAATTTCGATGTACTCTTTATTTGCCAAGAGGTCTGATTCTCCGGAAAGCTTAGTTTTGTAATAAACCTTGATATGTGTTCCTTCTGGTCTATGGGCATCAAACAACAGTCTGATTGAAGTAGAAGGATTAACAAAGTCAAATTGCTTGGTAATATATTTCGACATAGCAGAACCTCCGGAAGCAGCCTCTTCAGCAACAAATCTGGTTCCGTTAATTAAGGTTATAGTGTTCCCTGCATTTTCGTTTATTACGTTACCTGCCAGAAGAACGTTTGAACCTGAATCGATAATGTCGACGATACGATACCTTCCGTCTGACAAGGAACCAGAAACGTTCAGGTAAGTTCCTTTTGTCATGGATATCACGTTTGCTCTATCCACTGAATCGACGATATTGATATAGCCTGTTTCGTCAGAAGATTTAACGATAGATATATCTGTGCTGGACGCAATAAGCTGTTCATCGAGTCCTGAAGTTTCGGATTCGTATGTAGGATTATTCACGATGTTATGTATGAATACTCCTCCGACTTGCTGCATGTCAACGATAGGAGACCAGTTAGGTTGATCAGAGGAAATCGTTACCCGGAAAGTTAACGGGGATGTATTTCCTATGAACTCTGCCTTATTCTTATCAGAAGGAAGAACTTTTGTGGTTTCAAATTCCGTGGTTCCTTTTCCGATTATCGCGAATGGTCTGTATTGATAACCTACGTCGTGAGTTTCGATAGAATACTCGGATACTGTTCCTGGTACGGCAAGAACCGATATAGCAGGATAGAAAGCGTCGTATTTAAAGTCTTGGGTTGCCGACATGGAACCTCCCCCGACTTTAACTACAGAGTTGCTTGTAGTCACGTTTGGTAAGTCAAAGGTATATGAGTTTGTCTGGACGTTTGAAACCATTAAGTTAGCGCCCTCGATATCTTCCGGATAGTTCCCGTACAACGTTATTTCAGCATTTGCATTAGCTGTCCATAACGGATTGAACATGTTTCCTAAATTGACATACGAGCCTTCAATCAGTCCGTTGTTTGGATGGTTAACCAATGCTACTGGAGACCCAGGAAACAGAGTAATCGGGTCTTGTGCAAGAGACCGATTTTGGTAGTCATCAGCATCAACCACAAAATCAATTTCGCCTACCCGAGAATTATCAAATTTCGCGGCGTATAACTTAAATTTAAGGTCTTGTAACTGGTCAGCGCTCCAAGTAGAAGCGTTCTGAGATTTAAATAAAACCCCGACAAACGGTTGCTGAGTAATTATCTTATTGGTAATGACGTCGCGTTCTCCGATATTACTAATCCACATCCGGTAATTGATAGAGGATGTCAGGAGAACCAAACAGTATTCTCCCGGCTCAAGATAGACCAAGCCGTCAAAGTTAATCGTAGTGGCTACGCTACCATCATCAGAAATATTAACCTGATTGGGATAGATGTTTACCCGAGAGAACGGAACAACTTTCTGTGCAGGCATGCCGTTTACCACGGTTCGGATTTCCATTTGCGCCGGAACGTTCTCATCTTTATCATAGAAATATAAATCTACTTTTGATAAGAATACTGGATTACCGGAAACGATGAACGTCTGAGCCAAGGGGTCGTTTGCCCAACAAGTTCTTGGTTCGTGTGAGCCCGCCGGAGAAACATAATTTGGAAAATCAAGTCGTGTCGGGCTATTGACAAGTTGACTTCTATAAGCCAAGAAATCTGCTTTACTTGCAGGAAAGGCAGAATCCGGAGCACATATGAGAGCAATAGCTTCTGCGACAGAATATATTACTTTTAATGTATTAACGTTTGATATAGGCATGCTCAAATTACCAGCGCCACCGGGCCATATCGGAGGATTACTAAAGTAATTTAATGAACAATCTCCGGTTCCAGAATATCCCATGTGTTGGCAAATCTTATCAACTCGTATTCTACCTGTTATCCACCAGTACCGTTCGAATGAGCCGACTCCAGTCGGGAACAAGATATTCTGAATAACGCCTATAGCATCAACGTGACCGTTCGGGAGAATATAAGGTGACCAGACAGATGGATTCCCGACATGTGGATGAGTCGTACCGAAATAAGCTGGGTTGCGATAATATTCGAGCATCCGAGCCAGTTCACGATATTGGTCATACTGCCCGTCACTTTTCTCTAAATCGGCGATGACTGATGTAGTTACACTATACCCGTTCAGTTGCGTCACCAGGAATTCCCCGTAAGTTAAACCTGGTCTGGTATAAGGCGCAGGAGGGATATACTGATTAACCTGTGATTGATAAACGTTCTCTGAAGTAATATAACCATTTCTGGTTGAAGTTACCTCGTCCCGTGTAGTTACCAGTTGGCCAGAAGATGTAAATATAGCTTCTGCTGCAGTCTCTGAATCATTTGCATTGGTAGGAGAATCGGTTAACCTGAAATAGTGGTCTCCGCTCGGGAAGTTAAAGAAATCAGAATCATAAGTGAATACGCCTTGAACCTTACCGGTGGAGTCAGTTCTTATGGACCAGATATCTCCTGAATCAAGACCGTTTAAAGGTCTGCAGAAATCAGTTACCCGACGATTATCAAACCAGGCATGCAACTTGGAATTTGGTTTCATTCCGTGAGCAGTAAACGTAATAGTTACGTCACGCATCAAAGGAATAGCTTCCCGGGATACTTCAACATCAGTTTCGACTGAAGTATCTATCTTCTCGTTCATCTTATAGGTGGTTCCGGTTCTATCAGCTACCTGTGTCTTTCCTTCCCAGTCGTTACCGTACCAGTTATATTGCCATGCGTTCCAGACTGTGCCCCAGGTTCCAGCGTTTTGTGCTGCCTGCGCCACTGCATTATAATTACCTTCAGCCTGTAAATATGCTGTCGGTTGTTTGTTCGTGTTAAACCATATATCTGATGGCGGGTCAAGTTCCAAGGTACCAATCCAGTTCATTACCGAAAACGGATTAATATTCTCGGTTCTGGAGGTCGCGTTATTCTGAGCAAACAGGAAGTGTGTATATGGTAAGGTAGCAACGTTACCTGTTCTTTGGTAGAATGCATCGGTTCTTTCTGAATCGTTCTGTGCTACTTCATGCAGTTCCATAAACTGTTGCGAATAGGTAGGACGAATATATCCTTCCCGGAAATCCATGGAGATAGAATAATCAGGATTCTGGGCATCGCCTATCAGGTGACCGGTAAACGCATCAACAATGATGCCGTTCTTGAATCTATCAAAACCAAATTCGTCTTTAACCTGGAATGTTGCAGTATCCCGTTCAAGCAAAGAAAGAGACACGTAATATTCAAGGTTCTTAATTCTGGTTTCCAGCTTCCCTATATCCCGCATCGTGAAACGTTTATTCTCGACCTTGATTACCTTGATATCCTTCTTGACGTCGAAGACATAAGGTTCTTGCTGAAGAACAAACAAAGGCATTGTGTTAGGAGGGGTCGGGGGTTCTTTGGGATTCAGATTCGGAACCCCCTCAACATAGACAAATTCCCCCCGTGCATCCAGAACTATTTTATCGATTCGGGGCAGATAGTATTCGTAATCAGAGATGATATCTAAATCAGGACTGATGAATTCAGACGGGGCCGAGAATCCGATTCCGTTTGAATCAATCTTTGGACGAAAATCCAGACAGTCACGCAGGTTATATACTTTATTACCTGAGTTGAAGGTCGGGATGTCTTTATAATCGATTGCTCCAGTGTATGAATCAACCGAGAAGAAATCGCCCCCAGAATGATTGAAGTAATCATAGGTGATTCTAATCGGACCAGTCGGCTTCGGCATTCCTTGTTTCAGGGATACTGAACCGATATCGTAATAAGAGATTCTTTGACCGTCATCAAAATTATATCGTGAAGTGATATCGATTATCTTAGTATCATCAAACGGAGTAGCAAAACCGGTATAATCCATTTGGATAGACTTCAGCCGGAAGCAATCAGACCTGGTAAGACTAATCAGGGTTGCTTGTGCTGCCGAGGCATTATTCAGGGTAATGGTTGCATCTTCGACTAAAGTTTTAACCTTCTTCAAAGAAGCCGAATTCGATTTCTGAATCGTGGTTACCAGTCGAACTTCAGATGACCCTAACCCAAGCTCAAAGGTAATATTCTTTCCTACCGGAGAACCTGAACGAGTTACCTTTCCGGCTAAATCAATAACACTTCCATTATCGAGATTGATAGCTGTATAATTTGAGGAAGTATAAGGAGCAAACGTTTCGTCGGTATTCGCGGTGATTGTGACGTTCCCTCCCGATAACGTTCGGTCATATACCCGCCTTGTATTATAGTTCATTTCCGTGCCCGTTGGGTTCACGGTTTTGATTACGTCATACGGCAATTCATGGATATATGAATTTAACTCAGTGTCGATGACTTTAGAAGTGTTGAGAAAGTAATTGACTCCCGAGACAGTCACCCCTGCATTCGTAGATGCTGTAGCAGATATGTCGTTGGTAGTTCCGGTGATTCTAAGGGTAGTGTTACTCGGCCCAAAGGTAATGTAATCGCCTGAAGTCAGTTCAAGGTCAAACCTTGTTCCGGTCCCGGCAATTACATTTGATGAGCTCGAAACCGATACAGTTCCAGGCAACTGAACATAGGTAGGTTCGATATCGCAAGTGAAATCTGGTTTTCCTTGAATCTCCTGATATAGCTGATGTGCATTACGCTCAAAGGTATATCCTTCTTTCATCTTCAGGTCAAAGATATATAGGCGATAAGATGTAGCGCCTTCCGGGACCATTGCTCTAACTCGACAAGTTCCGACTTCGGTTCCTGACGGAGTTCCGGGAGATAATGTATACCTATCGTATATACTAACCTTGGTCAGGGTAGAAAGGTCTGGGGCAGAATATAACGAGTTGACTATGATATAGTTACCGACCGAAGTATCGATGGTCCCGTTATTTACTGTAACCGTGCTTCTTGACTTCGTGGCAGGAACATAACGAGATTTAATATTCTCTACTTCATAACCCATGACGTAAGCCTTTCCGGGAGAAACAATCCCCACGAACATATCGGCATTGCCTCCAAGTTCAGCAGATAGGAATCCGTCTACTGTCTGGGTATTTGCGCTCTTCAGGTGTTCGATGATTTCAATGTTATAAGGCCGAACCGTGAACGAACCATGTGCGTCGTATGTTCTTCTGGCCAAGGTATCGCCTAAAACAGAATATTCGGTATTGGTCGAACTTTCACGGATAATGACCCCGTTTTCAATCGCGGTAAGCTCAATGAAATCCTGGTCCATTTCTTCAACGAGATTATATACTTTCAGAGACAAATCGATAACGTACCGGTCCGCTCCTGGAGCCATGTAGTTTGATGCGCCTAACGCAGGGTCAAGTAGGCTATCATCATCTTCCGAATCGATAATATACTCAGACGCAATGAAGCCGACTTTACGGTTCACTATTGCACCTTCGCCCCCAACGTATTTCTCGACCATGATATTCTGTTCATCATGATAGACAAAATGGTCTTTGATATAGATTACGCCCGGAAGAACAGTATAGATAGTTCCGAAACCAGTAGCATCAGTAGAAGCCGCACGAACAACATCAAGAGATACATCAGCAATGATATTCTCTCCATCCGAGAATACTTTCTGGACAAAGTCATTTGCTGAAGAAGTATATTTAACGTAGAGAGTGTCTGGGTCTCCTTGAGAAGCCCTAACGTATTTAATGACTACAGCTTTGATACCTGATGTTTCACCATGAACTTCTTGGCCGACCATCCGTTCAGCAATGGCCGAGAATCCGTTAGCAAGTTTCACATAGGAATAGAAGAAATCAACCATCGATTGGCCCCCAAGAACACGTGTTCCTGGAACAAAGATGTTATCACCAAACCGCTGAATCTGTTTCTGTAACAGGGTCTGCATTTGGTTAAGTTCACGAGCCTGAACCGCCATTCCTGGTTTATACAGGATTCTCTGAAATCCCTTTGATTCATTATAGTCATCATGATAAGGTGATATATTGAAATCAAGTTTATCTGTAGCCAAAGCAGCTCCTAGTAGGTAATCGTTGTTCTGAATGCAATTCTTTCTTCGCCTGATGGCGCAAATTCTGTTCTGTTATCAATCAAAATCATACTACCTGACCATTTATCGACTTCTGGTTCAATGACCGACTGGACTGAAAACTCATTATCTTCAAAGATGAATCTATCCATGGGGATTATTCCATTCCCAGTCAAATCAGTCATGATTACCTTTTCCCCCTCAACAGAAACTATCACAAATTCAGAACCGTCTGAGTGTTTAGTTACTATCGTATCCGGGACAAAGATGTTCGCGTCGATATTAGACGAGTAACCGAGCCATGCAAAATGAGCCAGCCTTTCATTAAAGAATCTCTTCTGACCATAGCGGGAAATATTCTTCATGATACCGAATTGTCGGTAATTATTATCAATGCGAACCCCGTGAATCTTTTCTTCGCCCATATTGGTATAGAAAGATAAAGACTTAGCCCCAAATTCTTTAACAGGATTCTTTCCGTGTCCTCCAATCGGGGGGAGAATTGCTCGTGCGGTTGCTCCCTTACCATCTCCATACACTTCCACGGTTGCCCAGGTGTAATCTTTTCCTTCATCAGACATGATAATTCGTCTGATTTTTCCTTGGTTTATTTCTGCCCATGCCTTTGCTCCGGTCCCGTCACCATATATATTTATAATAGCATCGTTATAGCCATATCCTCCGGATACCACACGAATCGAATGAATAGCCCCGTCAATAGATGCCAGTTCTGAAGTAGACTGGTTTGATGTTAAATCGCCTTCCATCAGAACCACTCTTGCTTTAGCTTCTTGGCCGTCTCCTGAAATAATAACGTTTGCGGTGGTATACCCGATACCACCGTCAGGAATAGCAATATCAGTAATCATTCCGTCGTCTATAATCGGAAATGCCTTGGCGCCAGTCTTATCTACGGTAAATGATACTTCTGCGCCTTCTCCGTCCCCGCTTACCATGATAGTCGGAATATCCTGATAGCCATACCCATACGATACGTTAGCGTAAGCAATTGCTGGTGTTCCTGCGTAAAGTAAATTGGCGGTCCCGTTCATCGAATAACCAGAATCAAAATTCGGAGGCGTTACTCCAAGAGTCCCCCCACCAACAACAGTATATAGATTAGCTGAATAGAAAATCTGTTCGTTTAATACGACTGCTTCAGAAGGGAACCATTCGCGTCCTATGATTACATCAGGAGCAACCTGCATATTGCCCGGATTCGTTATTACTATCTTGGCAAGATGACCGTTATTGATAGTCGAATAAGCCTGTGCGTCAGAATTTCCCATGGTGATATCGGGAGCAGTAAGATATCCGGAGCCAGCATTGGTTATCGTCACGTCCCGAACACTTCCGGAAAAGTCAGTAATTCCGATAATTTCACCATCATAAAGAGTAAGGTTAGCAGATATACGTTCTGCAACATACTCAAGGTCAACGTTACCAGAAGTAACTATTCCGTCTCGATGAATAGGGAAAGTTAAGCCAGTATAGCCAGTATTCAAGGCTCGATAATAACGATTGGAATAGACCAGAGTCTTTCCGGCAAAATAGTATTTGTTTGGGATGAAATTCGAGAAATCGTATACCGGAGGCGAAATCACCAAGGACGCAACAGTATAATAGGTTCCGGGATTGTCTATACTGAGACCAGAAACTCTGTATTTCTCGGAAGCAAGACTTCCGTCCCCTGTAATAGTAACTTTGGCGTGAGTATAACCATACCCAGTATCATCCATGAGAACATGCTTTATCTCACCGTCAGAATAATAAGTCTCGGTGAGCGCATTCATTACCGGCATATACTTATCAGTCAGAAATTTGTTTGATAGATAAGTCGGAATGGTGCCCATGTATTTCCATAGATATCCATCAGGAGTAAAGAACGGTTCTGGAGTAATCTCTACAGGCTTATCCACTGAAGGAATTCGCCCGTTATTATCTAAACACTTGTATATATTGCGGTCATCAGTAAGGACATAGAAGTTCGCATCGTTAAGAGAAGTAGAACCACTGATAGTAAAGTTCATTACCGCATCGACTACTGCCCCGGTTCCTTCCCCGATAATCTCTACGTTTGGTTTATGGGTAAAGCTATTTCCACCTTCCACCAGTTCGATAAACGTTATTGAACCTGATTCGATATGAGCATTAGCAGAAGCACGTTCCCCGTTTCCTCCTGTAATAGAAACATACGTAGTTCCGTTAGCGTAGCCTGAACCTCCTGCCAAGAGATTAATCCCGATTATCTTATCTGAGTAAGAATCATCATAAGTATCGTATACTGTGCCCGACGTCCAATCGATTCGAGGAATAGAGTATGAAACGTCTGAAGGACGAATTTCGTTTGCAATCAGAATATTACGACGAGTAAACCTCTCAAAATGGAGGTTATCAGTAGTGAATGCGGAAACCTCACGGTTACCCGGAGAAATCACGGCCCCAAGATAGTAATAATACCGACCAGAATAAGAAGCGATTTCGTTGAAGACAGCTTCGGCTACTGAGTTCTGGAGTAAAGGAGTTGAAACGAATTTTCTGGTAGAAATATTTGGCATGTATTAAATCCCTATATATTCTATTTATATTAAAGTGTTGACTTGGTGGAAAATGGAGAGTAATATTCGGATATCAATGGCGGAACGGAGAGGAGAAAAGAATGAAACGAGTAACTCTTAAGAATTTGGAAGACTGTTCGGAAATGGAAGTGTTTGAATACGTAAGTAATCATTTACTGACTCAAAGAGAGAAAAGTTTAATGCCGCAGAACACAAAAATGTGTGCCTACAAATCACCGGAAGGACTCAAATGTGCTTTAGGATGTCTGATGACTTCACGTGAATACAAGAAATCCTTTGAGACTCTGCCCTGGGAAGACTTAGTGGCGGCAGAATTAGTTCCGATTGCTCACAAGCGTCTACTCTGTGACTTACAGAAATGTCATGACGATGAAGAAGTAAAAGACTGGCAACGTGCTTTAGATAGAATCAAGAATAAAATCGAGGCCGGAATATATTCAAAAATGCCGTTTTGAATGGGTGGTATAAGATATGGGATTGTGGGCAGAATGTTTACGGTTGGAAGAAATGAGAACTCGATAAAATGGGGATAATGATAACCCCATTTTATCGATTTAAGGTTCCGCTAATTTATTACTGAATGCGAATGCGCCAAATGATATTGAGCGAGTCATCGACCTGCTTATTAATAACTGGAAATACAGAACGTGCCAGTAATGTATCATCCGAATTTAGTAAACCTGCTTCCGTGATTGATCCGGTAGCATTTCCCGCGGGGAATGTTGCTGCATAAGCAATAACGTTAGCTGTAACGTTACCACCTGGTTCCGTCATGTTAGCGATGTCGATTTGTGTTTCCAGTTGTGTATCGGACAGCTCAGCAGCAGTGGTTCCTGTTCCAACAGCAATAGCGTCCATCAGGTTAGGTGTATCACCGCCCATACGAGCTGTAATCCAGGCTCTTCCCTCTGCTGTCACAAGGTTACGGACTTGGGTTTCTTTAACTTCACCAGTTTTTTCATTGGTCAGGGTAAAGGTAATAACGCCTTCTGGTTTAAATGTATCTTGCATTTGATATTTCCTTATGTTATTATCGATTAAAATTTTAATCGTTAAGATTTTCTTCTTAACTACAACTATTTATAATTTTAGCTTTTCCTATCCCAGAACCGGCTCATCGAATTCCTCTACCGCTCCGACATAGTCATCAATCAGATATTCTATTATAGCAGCGTATCCCGGTACGTCTTCCTCTGCGCCTACCCAGTCATCTATAAAGTAACTTCCATTCCAGATTTCATCTTCTATATGTTCTATTGCATCCCGCACGTCTTTGTTCAGGGCAAATATCAGTTCTTCTGTCGTGGAAATACTATCTTCGATTCCTGTCCCCGATTCAATATCAATTCCTTCTTCTGTATCTACGTCTTCATTAAACTCCCGGAAGGTATTTGTCACGTTCTCTATTTCATCTTCTCCGCCCACTACTTCATCAAGGCTATATTCTATTCCTGAATTCGTTCCCAGGTCTTCTGCTTCTGTTCCTTCGTCTATTCCTTTATCCAGAACCAGTTCTATTTCATCTTCGACTTCTGATTCGTTGGTTATTCCCAGGCCGTTTTCTTCCCAGATGAATAAGTCATATTGGTCAATGGTCACGATGCTTTCTTCTATCATCAGAAACAGCAATGAAGTCTGGTCTTCTGTTTCTATGTCTTCATTAATCGTTCTGTTTGATTCTGTGTTTCTTTCAAATTCATCATCTATTCCGGTTACGTCATTGTTTCCTTTTGATATGTTGAGTTCAAGGGCGTCTTCTGTTTCGGTTATGTCTTCCAGGTTACGGGACAGTGTAGGTTCTTGTTCATCGGTTACGGTATATTCGTCTTCCAGTTCTTGGGAAAGAATACTGAAAGGAGTAATCTGGTCTTTTGATTCAAATTCATCATCAAGTGCCCCGGAGAATTCTATTTCATGTTCTTCGGTTTCCTGAACGATTTCGATAAGTTCCTGGGTAATCGATTGGTTATGTTCATCGTCGGCTGTGATGTCATCGTCCAGATTCAGGTTTCTGATGAACGTGATGGTATCGGTTACTTCTGGATACTCATCAAATCCGTAGAATGCTGTGTGAATCGATTCAAACGTGTCGTCGGTATCAACGGTGTCTGTTATCAAGGTGAATCTTAACGGGACGATTGTTTCGGCGTAATTCAGGTCAGGGGTGTCGTCGATTATTAAGGTATGGCTGCCTGATTCAAATCTGGACAAGGTATATTCAAATCCTTGTGTCGGTGTATCGGTTGCATCGCTCAGGCCCCGGGTATATCCGAATATGAAGTTTTCTACAAAGGTGTTGTCGTCGACGTATCCTTCTTCTACGTAATCTCCGTCAAAATATGCTCCGTCTCCTTTCTTCAGGAACTCAGTTGTTTCCTGTTGGAAGTTGAATACTTGTTCTTCTTCAGGGGATACGATTTCTATCGGTTCTTTGTTCGGGAGAATATCAAATTCGAGTTCTTCTCCGGTTACGTCATCAGTAGATTGTCCGGTTACGTCTTTGTTTATTTCTTCATCGGCATTGGTATCTTCATCAAACTCAGATACATAGAATATCGGGAACTTGATATCATCGTCGGTATTGGTGATATCTTCAGGTTCGCGGACGTATGAAGTAATCGGTTCTAATTCATCTCCTGACGGGACGGTCTCGTTAAAGATTACCGTGAGGTTGTGTTGCCCATCATCGATAATATCATCTTGGTCATCGTCTATTTCGTCGACGTCATCAAGGAATCCTTTAATAGGTTCGTTTGAATATTCTTCTGATGTGATAGCGTCATCGTTTATTTCGTGAACGTAGAATATCGGGAACAGAATCCAGTCTTCTGTTTCTGATGAATCATCTAGTTCATGAACGACCGGCACGTCCATGAAATATACGAAATCTGAATCATCTATATCGAATTCTTCGTTTAATCCTTGTGTAGGTATTAACTCTCGATTATCACCCACCAAAATCGATTCTGATGCGTTCTGGACGGGTTCGTTTGATATGATGTCTTCGGGTTCATATTCATCATCAAACCATACGTTATAGGTAATGGCCTGAATTACAGTATCATCGAATGCATCTTCTGAAGTATAGTAACCGGAGGCTTCAACGTAGTCTTCTTCAAAATAAACTCCGTCTCCTTTCTTCAGGAATTCTTCTGTATCCCGGAAGAAGTCTACTTGACGGAAGAAGTCTTCGTCGTTTGTTTCGATTATGGAGTTTGGTTCAAATACGATTCCGAATACCGGGGATAATTCGACCGTGGTTACGTCATCAGACGGAACAGGTTCGATATCCTTGAACTCGTTATCGTCAAAGAACATATCCTCGGTTTCATCTACTACATAAACTGTCGGAAACCGGATATAATCATCAATGCCTGGCTCTACGTCATCCAGATAACGAACCATGTCCTGTACATAGGTGAATTCTTCGTCGTTTGTTTCAACGATGGTATTCGGGGACGCGGTTATATCAAAGGTTCTTCCCAGGTCGATAAACTCATCATAGGTATCAGCCAGGTTTGGAACCGGTTCTTTCGAGATTAAATCTTCTGTGTCGAATGTGTCTTCAGGATTCAGTTTAAATACTTGTGGGAACCGGATGAATTCATCAGGGTCAAGTAAGGTCTCTAACGAATGGAACGAGATATCATATACACGTTCTTCTCCTGTCGGAACAGTTTCATTAATGATTACAGTGATGTTGTGCTGACCATCGTCGATAATATCATCTTGGTCATCATCAATCTTATCGACATCATCCAGAAGGGTCGGAACCGGTTCTTTTGATATCAGGTCTTCTGAATCAAATTCGGATACCAGGTTATGAAGAATATTCAGGGGGAATCTGACCAGTTCCCCTGTTTCGGCTACGTCGTCCAGAATAGGATTGTAATCATTCTGACGATAGAATTCGTCCCCGGTCAATGAATCTGCCGTGGATACTGAAGTAATATCAAAGGCTCTTCCCAGGTCGATAAACTCATCATATGTATCAGACATGTTCGGGACCGGTTCTTTTGATATGATATCAAATGCTACTGTATCAGAATCTACTTCTTGCGTAATGGTTATCGGGAACCGGATATATTCATCAGGGTTTACTTCGGATTCAAGCTCATATACATAAGCGTTGAATCTGGTGAATTCGTCTTCGGTCGGAACAGTTTCATTAATGATTACAGTGATGTTGTGCTGACCATCGTCGATAATATCATCTTGGTCATCATCAATCTTATCGACGTCATCCAGCAACTCAAGTGTTAAGCCACGAATCTTGGTGATATCTTCGGACGCGACAGCATAATCGTCAATCACCAGAGGCAGTTCTGCCGGGAATACTAAGGATTCGTGGACATAGAACAGGTCTTCTAAATCAAGGAACCTGAAGACGCCGTCTGCCTGAATTTCGACTTCCTCGAATAATTCAAAGTCATCATCCAGTTCAAGCTCGTGGGTTCCGATATAATGGTCAAGTTCAGGTTCACCTTCTGCTACAGCGACATCATCCAGTTCAAGCTCATGGGTTCCGATATCTAATTCAAATTCTGGCTCATCTTCAAATGTCACGTCATCGAATAATTCTAAATCAGAACCTATTGTTTCTAATTCGTCTTCAAGAACTACATCATCGTCGATTTCCAGAGTGCCGATAACCAGGTCAAATTCAGGTTCCCCGAGGCCGATTACTTTATCGTCTAATTCAAGTTCCCCAAGAACCAGTTCGTGTTCAGGATTTCCTGTGACGGTAACGTCGTCATCAATAACCAGGGTTCCGATGACCAGTTCTGCTTCGATTTCTTCGAGGACATCAAAGTCATCGTCCAGTTCCCGGTTCAGAATATTAACGTGATTGAATATCAGGTCATAATCATCAGACGCCGACAAGTATTCATAAATGGTACGTTCGATTATGAGATTCGGTTCTTTGATCTCGTAGCCATATTCTTTATCCAGATGAAGAATTACATAGTCTGTTTCTTCGTCAAGATTAACGTGAATATCAAAGTTTGAGTCTTCAGATATAGAACCGTGGGAATGAGCAAAGTCGAAATCGTATTCGCCCTGCGCAAGAGCAAGAACTACGTTTCCGTTACGTTCAATAGTTGAGTTGCCGGACAGGGAATAAATCGCCCTGGCAATAGATACCTGTGCGCTTTCTGAATCGAATGTTTCTGAAGGAGTTCTTAGTTCCCGAAGTTCAATTATCTCGGTACCAGAACCGGTTATTTCAACAATCGCCTGTGTGGATATTTTCTTGATATCTTCGTGAGCCAAAACCGGTTCCTCTTTATTATTCTTCTTTTATACTATTTATTACGAAATTGCCAAAGTTAAATCAGAATCATCGGCATCAATCGTTTCGGTAACGTCAAGCTTGGTAACGTTATCGGTGAGTTTGACTCCCTTTAACAAATCAGAAGCCGCAAAGATTTCTTCCAGTTCAAGTTCAAGCTGATTATCATGAATATGAATATCAATCTCATCAGACGCGGTAACCAGTTCGTTTATGTGATATTCGCCCGGAGGAAGATTGTCAAACGTCCCTTCATCGATAACCGGGATATTCTCTTTAATGACTTTATCGACTTCTTTTGATATTCTTTCCGCTACCTGAATCAGGTCATCTTCTTCGACGGTCAGGGTAGAATCAAAGGAAGGATTGTCTATCGGGGAGACAAAGATATCTTTCTGGATAGCAACCTGTTTGAGGGTGGTATCAATCAGGGTAGATATATCGGTCTGAACAGAAGAAATCTCAAAGGAATTAACATCGACAAGATTAGATACAGAATCGAAAAGTTCTTTCTCGCGTTCGTTCTTGGTGATATTGACCGTGGTCGTGATGGCAAACTCGTTCTTGAGAAGATATTCCGCAAACAGTTTGGTTCCTGCCGGGTGAATGTTCTCTAAAACTGCACGTTTGTAATCTTTAAGCTGTTGGTCAACCCGTAAGACATAGGAGAACGGCTGATAGTAATGATAATCCTGAATATAGATATCATCAGAAGGGAAAGAATCATTTGATTTATAGTAACCAGGATACTTTGCCTTTCCGCCGGGTGTAATCATTATGATTGCATCGTCCCCGTCTCCCAGGGAAGTAGAAATCTCGTTTGAGTTTGGGTTGCCGTAACCGGTATCTTCCCGGAACATTCTATCAAGTTCCCCGACATAATCTGATGCAAAATAATCTGATTCTGTATAGTTCTGTTTGAAGAACCAACCTTCATCTTCTATTCGGTCAATTACGTCTTCAAATACTAAACCATCCTCGGTCAGGTCATAAACTGTCTTTACCGGATTGCGTTTCTTTGAGGTAAAGAAATTATAGAATTCGAGTTCCCCGTAGTTGATACCAAACGAAATCAGGTGCAGTGCTTTAATCCCGCCATTGCCATCGACTTTAATTACCTTTGCTTTTGAACGTCTTCCTGAACCTATTCGGATGATTAATACGTCTCCGACTTTGAATCCTTTTCCAGGAGCGATAATCTTGTACTGGTTTGGCGTCGGGATAACCACGGCCCGGAATTCTTCGAACTCTATTATATCACCTACTGATATAGGTATATTCGTTGAATCATCGATAAAGAATTCGGCTACTCCGGTTCCGCCGTATATATTCTCGGCTATCTTCCGACGTTCTATATTCAGTTCGTATCTGGTGGTTCCGGATGCATTACGGATGATTACCTTTCTGTTAGCAAGGTCGTTAGCATCGCCTTTCTGTATCTGTAGGAATATCGATACATTCCGAATCCATTTACCATCAGATGCCCTGAATACTTTAGTCTTGGGATAGAATATTTCTACTTCTGTATCGTAGAGTAGCCTGAACAGGAGGTCGTATGAACGTGAACTTCCTTTGGTCGAGTAAAGAGAAGTAATGTGCTTGGTTAGAGCACGTTTGTTGAATAAGACCGATTCGGGGATTCCGTGCCAGAACTCCCGCATGAAATACTGAATGAAATCATCGGTCGTGGAATCGATATCTCCGTATAAAAGAGTGTTTTGGAGAAGTTCCTGAGCCTGTCCATTCTGTTCCATGAACTCATAATAAGCCTTCACGAAAGTCGTAAATACAGGATAATCTGTCTGAACGAACTCCGGGAATTGGCCTTGAATTAAAGGAGATAGTTTATTTAATAGATTCATGGGAAGGACGATTAGGTATATTACTATTTATAAGCAATTTGCTAATCGTCGATTCCGATATCGAAAGTAGCCCAATCTCCTGATAGAGTTAAATTATGAACATCGTTAACGAGCCAGATTCCTCGAGCGTCGGGGACATAAGGCGGTTCTGGGGGAATCGGGGCTTCATAGCATCCGAATGCCGCGACGAAGTTTCCGCCAGAAGTGGTTTCGGTCCATGTTCCAGGAATCTGAACTGGATAACTTCTGTTTATTACGTCGTCTTGTCCGAGTTGACCTGTCCCGTTATCGCCCCAAGCCCAGATAGTACAATCAGACCTCACTGCGGTCATGAAACATATACCAGATGAAATAGAAATCCATGTTCCGGGAACCTGAACTGGACTCGATGAATCTTTACCCTGTGTATCTCTTCCCAACTGCCCTCTATCATCATCCCCCCATATCCATAACGAACAATCTGTCTTTAGCGCCATCGCGTTATATCTGGATGCGGTAATACAAGTCCAGATTCCCGGAATCTGAACCGGGGTGCATTGATGGTTGATATTATTGATACCGAGTTGACCACAATCGTTCTGGCCCCAGGCCCAGAGGGTACAATCATCTTTTATCCCAAAGGCGCTCCATGAATCAGAAGCTATATCTATCCAGATTCCGGGAACCTGAACCGGTGTACTCCGGCTGATTCTGTCCCCTACACCAAGGAACCCAGAAGAATTTGCGCCCCAGGTCCATAAAGTACAATTAGTTTGTAGGGCCATCGCGGCACTTCTTCCTGCCGCCGTCTTTAGCCACATACCAGGAATCTGGACCGGAGAAGATTTCGGGATAATAGAGTTGTCGGCAAGTTTGCCGCCAATATTACAACCCCAGGTCCACATGGTTCCATCAAGTTTGATTCCGAGAATCTGGGATGTGGACATAGAGAAAGAATGCCAGATTCCAGGTATTAGCGTCGGTGTACTTCTTGGGTTTGTGTCTCCTGTTCCCAATTCCCCGGCAGGATTTGCCCCCCAGGTCCACATTTGTCGAGAAGTATCCAAAGCAGCAGCAAATATATTGGATACCTGAATGCATCCGAAACTATTATTTACATAAAGAGGAACCGGGGATGGTGTGGTAGAACAGACGCCAAGTTGCCCAGAAGTTCCGTTACCCCAAGTCCAGAGAGTGCATTCTGTTAATGAGGATGGTGGAGGTGGAGGACCAAGTTCTTCTCCCTCTATACCTAAGGAATGGTTACCTCCTGCGTATAAGCCTATCCAGGTTCCTGGTATCTGAATCGGACTTGACCTTTGTGAGAATGTTCCGTCCCCGAGTTGGCCATTTCCGTTATGTCCCCACGCCCATAAAGTATTATCTGACTTGATGCCTAAGGAATGATAATCTCCTCCAGATATTCCTAACCATGTTCCTGGAACCTGAACCGGACTTGACCTGTTTGTGATTGTTCCGTCTCCAAGCCGTCCGCATACGTTATATCCCCAAACCCATAAAGTACAATCTGACTTGATACCTAAGGAGTGAGAACTTCCTCCTGATATACTTATCCAGGATCCCGGAACCTGAATAGGAGTTAACTTGGTTGCTGTAGTCCCGTCCCCGAGCTGACCCAATCCGTTATTTCCCCAAGCCCACAAAGTACAATCTGATTTGATACCTAAGGAATGGCTACCTCCTCCGGATATACTTATCCATGTTCCCGGAATCTGAACCGGGCTTAACTTTTGTGTGGTCGTTCCGTCCCCGAGTTGACCATTTCCGTTATCGCCCCAAGTCCATAAAGTATAATCTGACTTGATGCCTAAGGAATGATAACATCCTCCG